TCAGAATCCGTGATGGCTTGATTCGTGATGGTTTGGTTCGTTCATAAAATTATATATCTTTCTATAAGTTAAAGTGAACTACTTACCACTAATTTTTGCCAATACCTTTGCAACGATATCTCTTTGACTCTTCTGAACTTCCTGATCATCTCTAAACATAAAGAGAGCAGAAAGAACAGCGTGAAGTTCGTCATCCTTAAGATCACCAAGAACAGTTCTTGAGTTTGATGGAACTTCTGGCTTCCAATCCTGAGATGTGTTGCTTGGAGTCTTTGGCGTTGCATCTGCTTCTCTTAATGCTCTTTCCCAGATATTCATGTTTGTCCCCAAAATAGATGTCCACATACTACACCAAGTGCGAACGGGATAATAGGATTTGCTTTAGCTGCATTAAACGTCATTTCTGAAACTGTGTCACCTGGAATAGGATTCGATACGGCAAAGATATCCCAAGCAATCACGACGGCGATTGCAACGAGAACAACTATAATTGTTATGGTTTTTGTTGAGATCATGTATTATTGCCCGTCACCTAAGCTAGGCATACTATCTTCTGCCATTTTCTGTATTTTATTTACAATGGAAGATGGTATGCCAGCTTGATCTAAAGAAGAAAGAGCTAGATCTAGCCAATCACGTTCTGAGAACTGCGAAAGCACTGGACTATCAAACAGCTTTTCTACTTTCTGATTAGGTTGAATTGGACCCTCAGACAACACAAATACATTTGATAGCTTGACCATGATTCACCTCAGTACTGCAAAGTTGCATTATCAAAACGTAGAGTAAATGAAATTTCCACGTTGTCAGAAGAAGCATAGTCAAGATCGCCAAAGTTGACGTCCTGAGGCCAGGCGCCCTTGATATCCCATAGTTCAACGACAGTTCCTTGAGGATCAAGGAGCTTCAATGAAATATCCTTCTTGTAGAACGTAGCATAACCCATTCTTCCAGTTAGAGGCTCATAGTCAAGTCTAAGCCAGTCCATGATCTTCTGAGCTGCAGAAGGAGCGACTGGATCGTGAGTGGTGATTGCAATAGGATTCCATGCCATCTTACCAGACACATAGCGCTTAGCATTGATATAGTCAATAACTGTTTCTTCAAAAGTTGCCTGTGGACGTGCAGCAGTCTTCAAGACGAAGGCATCAATGCCATCAATCTGAAGTATCCATCTGAATTTGCGTTTCGGTTCATAATTATTGGCCAAAAGTTGCGCAATGTCAAGTGTTTCACTCATCTCTTAGATCTCCTTCCAGGCATAAAACTTCAAAGCCTTCGGTTCTAACTATTGATGAGATTTCTTTTTTAACAGAATTTCTAAATTCTCTATCAAATCATCTCGAGGTCGTCTGTGTGAATCTGCCTTAAAATGGTGGAAGCATTCATCTTTCAGTCAGAATCACTCCAGATCGTCACAGAAAAGTTCAAGATGATATAATAGGAGCATATTATACAAAAAGAAAACCCATCATAAGATGGGTCTTCTAAACTTAGAATATGATTGGAATCTAAGTCTTTAATGACTTCAATGTCGCATCCCAGTCAATGATGACATTCCAGTAATTGTTCATCCTTACATTGGCAGTTTCTGGATTTAGAAGATTAATTTCGACAGGAACAGTTGGATTGATATTCACACCGAAATTACAATCAGCTCGATAGTGATCAAGCATATTCATCTTTCTCCACTCGGCGTTCAAATAGAGGAAGGTCTCAGCTGGTAGGAATCTTCTATGAGTTGGATCCTGAAACGCTCTGTTATTTCTTAGAGCTGGCACAATCACTCTCATATCTCCACCTGGCTTCAAGATTCTAAAGCACTCATCGAAGAATGCGAAAAGATGATCCTTGCCAAGAAGATCAGTTCTCTTTGGATCAGCAAGATCTCTCGCTTCAATCTCTCTTGCTGGGATATGTTCTACGTAATGAGAACAATGAAGTTCCTCAACTGAGTTATCTTCAAATGGCCATGGGAACTTGGTCAAATCTACAACATGCTTTGACTGAGGCCAGATATCGACTCCTTCAAATCCTTCTCTCGGTCTTTGTCCTGCTGCGAGATCTAGCTTCACAAGTGTCGTTGGTTTTGCAAGAACTGGAGCTGCTGGAACAACCGCTGGTGATACCTTCTTTTTCTTTGCCATATTTTCCTCTTAGTATACTTCCCCTGAATTTATGTCTAAGTGTCCTACTCTTACTCTCATGTCTACAGCGAATCTCTTACCAGCCTTCACTGCTCTTTCACAGAAATAAAGATCTTGTGTGAAACAAGCTGGACCTTTCCCTGGAATTATGTCGCTCAAAGTTACAAACCAAGGAGCTGGAATCTCTCTGAATAGATCCATCCTGTAAAGACTGCATCCCATGGCAATTCCATTTACTGGCATCACGTGACCATTCTTGATAGCATCTCTTACATCACGTGGCTTAAAGTCAAGAACACCAGTCTGCTTATATTGATCAGGATCGCCATATGCCATTGGCATTCCATATTCACCCTTTGTGAAGTATAGACCAGATACTGCATCAAACTTATGTGTTTCTATTGTTTCAAGAAGTCTGATGTGAGCGTCGGATGGTTGTATGTTGTCATCTTCTAAAGTTAGAACATACTTCCACTTTGAAAGTTCAGGATTAAGAAGTATGTTCTTAATCATTTCATTATATGCTTGACCAACTTCGTGACCTGTAGCAAATATGAAAGCTCTCTTTTGATTCATAGGAGCAATCATATTCTGCCATGATTGAACAACCTTGTAGTTGATAGTTCCTCTAGTTGGGATTATAACAACTGTAGAATTATCCTTGTAGGTTGTTCCACTTATCAACTCTACGTTTTTGAAACCCTTTGATTTAAAATCAGAGACAACATCTTCAACGTTAATTTTGTCTGTCATATGTGTTTAATTACAACTTCATATGACAAAGAAATTTTTAAATTGCTCCAATCTTAAAGTATGGCATTATGTTTGATGTCTGACGAATGTCGCCAAGTGCTATAGAAGCTGGTAACGCCCCTGTCTGTGCGCTGAGTACTCCTCCATCAACATATCCAACCGTATTGTTCGTTGCCTGTCCTATCGTTCCCATTCCAAGAGGAATTGGTGCGTCGTATACCATAACAGCTCTTGACATTGCAGCAGAATATCCAGCAGAAGATGTTATTGGAAGAAACGCAGCCAGATACAAACCAGCTGGAATTATTGATCCTATTGTGAAGTTGTGCATTCTCAATCCCATGATGCTTGCAGTTCCGATGTTGCTTCCTGCGCTAGAACTGCTAAAAGTATCGTAGCTATAAGAGTAACTTGAAGTTCCGCTGTTCCAGAACGTCATGCTCTTTGCTCCAGTCCAGTATGTATCGAATCTAGAAGTATTGGTTGCATTCTGAGAATAGAGAGCCATCAACAAACTCTGTCCAAATTGTGCAGTTGCAGCAGATGTTATTGTGCCAGAAAAGCTCTGAATGATCATCATCGTTGAAGCAGATAGAGGATTTGGAAGTCTAATTGGAGATAACCACAAACTGCTTTGTCCTGGGGCGATTGTGGTTGATGCTCCCAATTGTCTATTTTGAGCAGTTGACGCCGTGAATCCGTTTACAGACGCAGTTATCGTTGAACCGTTTATTCCGAAAGAAACACCGTTTGAGTTTGAGAATACAATTGAGCCGCCAGCATTTGACGCAAGAGTTGTTCCTGGAACTGCAAAGTTAAAATCTACATCATTGTATGATGCCGTTATCTGACTTGAGCCAGATAGACCGAATGCAATTCCATTTGAGTCAGCGAATATTATTGTTCCAGATGTCACTGTCTGTGTTCCAGCACCCATAGCGGCGATTCCAGCAGCGGCACCTGGAGTTACTGTAGCAGTTATCGTTCCAGCGTTGTATCCAAACGATATACCGTTTGAGTTAGAAAATATAACAGTTCCAGTAGATTGAGAACCACCAGCGGCTGAAATTGCAGCACCTCCACCACCGCCAGTTGGGACGGACAACCAAATTGTATTTGGTCCACCAACAGCGGTAGATTGTGAGGCTGTAATATTTCCAGATCCTGCAATTACCCAATCTACACCTGTTGATATACCAGTGTTACCAGCAGTCGTTCCAGTATTAGAAACACCTAGACCTCTAATTGCAGACTGCGTCGTCTGAGCAAACGAAGCAGAAGCTGTCATTATGGTGCTACCAGCACCGCCCAATCCGAATGAAACGTTATTTGAGTTCGAGAATACAACTGTACCAGAAGTACCAGTAAATGTAACTCCACCTGCCGCATGAGCATGTGGAAATACAGAAGCTGTCATGGTACTACCATTTAGTCCAAACGAGATGCCGTTCAAATTTGCAAACTGAATTGTTCCATTTGTTACGGTCGATGCGCCAGAACCTGCGATACCAGCTGGTGACGTAGACTGTGTGTATGAGAACGAAGCAGTAACAATAGAGCTGTTCGTCATTCCAAAGGACACGTTGTTGGAGTTCGAGAAGACTACAGTACTTCCATTTGCACCAGTTTGAGTTCCTGCAGCGACCTGGTTGAATGTATGTCCGTGCGTTGACTCAGAGAATGAAGCTGTGATCTGAGAGTTATTAGACATTCCGAACGTGAAGTTATTACTATTTACAAAGACAACTGTTCCTGTCGTATTTGCTGTCTGAGTACCAGCTGCAAGAATATTGTACCCGTCGCCAGCGCCTCCGCCTCCAGTCTGGTTGATCCAAATCGTATTCGGACCACCTACAGCTGTCGACTGTGAGACAGTTATGTTATTCGAACCAGCAATAACCCAATCTATTCCTGTTGAAACACCAGTGTTTCCAGCTGTGTTTCCAGTGTTAGAAACTCCAAGACCTCTAATCGCAGACTGAGCTGTTTGGGCGAATGTAGCTGAAGCTGTTACGGTAGATCCATTGAAACCGAATGAAACGTTGTTACTATTTGTAAAGACAATGGTTCCATTTGTCTCGGTCGAAGCGTTAACTGCAAAGCCAGCTGGAACAGTTGATTGAGCTGGAACTGAAAGCCAGAGTGTGTGAGGACCAGTCGCGTTGGTGGTAGAACCAGATGCTGTGATATTTCCTGACGCTGCGATTGCCCAGTCTACGCCAGTAAAGACTCCAGTGTTACCAGCTGTTGTACCTGTATTTGAAACACCTAAACCCTTGATTGCAGATTGTGTTGTCTGGGCAGCAAATGAAGCTGAGGCAGTTACAGTAGAACCGTTCAGACCGAACGTCACGTTGTTAGAGTTTGAGAAGACCGCTGTACCACCAGTTATAGACCCTGCGGCATTAACTGCAAGTGCTGCTGGAGAAGTAGACTGTGTGTATGAGAAGGACGCTGTAATAATAGAACTATTTGTCATGCCGAACGTTACATTGTTACTGTTCGAGAAGACTACGGTACTTGAATTAGCGCCAGTCTGTGTACCAGCCGCCAATTGATTAAACGTGTGTCCGTGAGTAGATTCTGAGAATGAAGCAGTAATGATGCTGCTATTTGTCATTCCGAATGTAAAGTTATTACTATTTGAAAATACAACCGTACTTCCATTTGCAGCTGTCTGAGTACCTGCTGCAAGCTGATTGAAAGTATGACCGTGAGTAGATTCAGAGAATGATGCTGTAATCTGAGAACTTCCACTCATCCCGAATGTGAAGTTGTTAGAGTTAGCAAAAACTACAGTTCCAGACGTTGCAGTTTGAGTTCCTGCTGCTTGAGCTGCGATTCCAGCAGCGGCACCTGGAGTAACTGTAACGGTGATAGTAGATCCATTCATTCCGAATGAAACACCGTTGCTATTGGAGAATACGACAGTTCCGTTTGTTACAGTTGAACCGTTTACAGCAACTGCAGCTGGTACAGTTGATTGTGCAGGTACTGACAACCATAGAGTATGAGGACCAGTAGCATTCGTTGTAGAGCCAGAAGCCGTAATGTTTCCAGAAGCTGCAAGGACCCAATCTACACCAGTAAACATGCCAGATGTTCCAGCAGTTGTTCCTGTATTAGAAATACCGAATCCCTTAATTGCAGATTGATTAGTTTGAGCAAATGATGCTGAAGCCGTCACCGTCGAACCGTTAAATCCGAAGCTTACGTTATTAGAGTTGGTGAAGACGATCGTGCCATTTGTCTCTGTGGAAGCGTTGACTGCAAATCCGCCTGGTGCAGTTGACTGTGAGTAAGAGGCCGATGCTGTAATCGTGCTTCCATTCAATCCGAATGTTATGTTATTTCCATTTGCGAATTGTACAGTGCCATTCGTGACAGTGGAAGCATTTGATGCTGCAATGCCAGAAGGAGATGTAGACTGAGTATAAGAAGCAGTCATCGTCGATCCGTTTAGACCGAATGACACACCATTTGCATTTCCAAATTGAACAGTCCCGCCCGTTACAGTTGATGCTCCAGATCCAGCAACTCCGCCAAGATTTCCTGTCGCAGAAGCTCCTGTTGGAACTGACAACCATAGAGTATGAGGACCTGTTGCGTTCGTGGTAGAACCAGAAGCTGTAATTCCGCCAGATCCTGCTATAGCCCAGTCTACACCAGTGAATGTTCCAGTATTTCCAGCTGTGTTTCCAGTATTGGAAGCACCAAGACCCTTGATCGTTGGTTGTGTAGATTGACTGTATGAAGCTGAAGCAGTGATAGTAGAACCGTTCAGTCCGAATGTTACGTTATTTCCATTCGCGAACTGGACGACACCGTTAGTTACGGTAGAAGCATTTGATGCAGCGATACCAGATGGAGCCGTTGATTGACTATAAGAGAATGAAGCTGTGACTTGAGAGCTGTTAGTCATGCCAAATGTCACATTATTAGAATTCAAAAATGCAACTGTTCCAGAAGTTCCTGCCGTCTGAGTACCTGCTGCGATATTATTGAATCCGTCTCCGGCTCCTGGAGTCATCGTTACAGTTGCTGTTATAACGCTTCCATTCATTCCGAATGAAACGTTATTCGAGTTCGAGAATACGACAGTTCCATTCGTGGTTGTAGAACCAGCTGCTGCAATTGCTGCTGGAGCAGTAGACTGAGAGTAAGAAGCTGTCGCTGTTATCGTAGAACCATTGAATCCGAAGCTAACGTTATTTGAGTTCGAGAATACAACTGTGCCATTCGTCTCAGTGGAACCACCTGCTGCCACTCCACCAAATGCTCCAGCTGCTGGTACTGACAACCAGATTGTGTTCGGACCACCTGCAGCTGTCGACTGCGATGCTGTAATGTTACCACTGCCGGCAATTACCCAATCGACTCCGGTCGACACTCCAGTGTTTCCAGCTGTGGTTCCAGTGTTGCTTACGCCAAGACCTCTGATAGCTGATTGAGCAGTCTGAGCAGGGAATGAAGCAGAGGCAGTGACAGTTGATCCATTGAATCCGAACGAAACATTGTTGCTATTCGTGAAGACGATTGTTCCGTTTGTCTCAGTGGATGCATTTACTGCGAAGCCAGCCGGTGATGTAGACTGACTATACGAAGCTGACGCTGTTATAGTTGAACCGTTGAATCCAAATGATACATTGTTCGAGTTAGAAAGAACGATAGTACCATTCGTCGCAGTTGACCCACCAGCAGCTATAGCGGCAGGGGCTGTCGAATGTGAGTGTGTTGACTGAGAAAATGAAGCCGTGATCTGAGAACTGTTCGTCATACCAAATGTAAAATCATTTGAGTTGACGAACACCACTGTACCAGACGTTGCCGTTTGAGTTCCTGCAGCCAATCCACCCGGCGCAGTTGACTGTGAGTAAGAAGCAGACGCTGTTATTATAGAATTGTTAGTCATTCCAAACGATATATTGTTTGAATTACTAAACACTACAGTTCCAGTAGTATTAGCGGTCTGTGTACCAGCCGCATTTACATTGTATGACTGTACTGACTGTGTTGGGACAGTGTAAGAACCAGTTATCGTTCCAGCATTCATGCCAAACGCAAGACCGTTTGAATTTGCAAATGATACTGTCCCACTCGTAGCATTCGTTGTTCCGGCTGCGATTGCTCCAGGAGCCGTAGAATGAGAGTGTGTAGACTGAGTGTAAGATGCTGTTATCTGACTTGAACCAGATAGTCCAAACGATAACCCATTTGAATCTGCGAAGACTATAGTTCCAGAAGTTGCAGTCTGCGTTCCTGCAGCTATAGCTCCTGGAGCTGTAGAATGTGAATGGGTTGATTGACTATATGATGCAGAAGCTGTAATTGTTCCAGCATCCATTCCAAATGAAACATTGTTTCCATCGGCAAATGAAATCGTTCCACTTGTAGCCAATGTTGTTCCTGCAGATACTGCAGCTGGAGCTGTTGAGTGTGAGTGAGTAGATTGAGTGTATGAAGCTGTTATCTGGCTAGAACCAGACATACCAAATGCTATTCCATTTGAGTCAGCGAACACCACAGTCCCAGATGTTCCAGTCTGTGTGCCTGCCGCTATTGCTCCAGGAGACGTAGATTGACTGTATGAAGCAGAAGCCGTGATCGTGCTTCCATTTAGACCGAAACTTATATTGTTAGAGTTAGAAAATACAGCCGTTCCATTCGTTAACGTTGAACCAGCTGCAGCTAAAGCACCTGGTGCGGTTGATTGAGAATATGAAGCAGATGCCGTAATTGTATTTCCATTCATTCCAAACGTGATGTTATTACTATTTGAGAATGAAATCGTTCCAGCCGTACCTCTTGTCGTTCCTGCTCCGATGGCCGCTGGAGCTGTCGAGTGTGAATGAGTTGACTGAGTATATGAGGCTGTAATGACAGACTGATTCGACATACCAAACGTCAAACCGTTGCTATTCGAGAATACTACAGTGGCAGTTCCATTAGCAGTCTGTGTGCCTGCCGCAATCTTATTTCCAGATCCACCTATTCCTCCAGCTGCGGAAGCAGTGATGGTTCCTCCATTCGAGTCAGTAACTATTCCGAACGAAACACCATTTGAATCTGCAAATGAAACAGCGGGACCTGTTACTCCACCAGTTCCTGCAGAAATAGAAGCTACACCATTCACTGTCTGTGAAAGGTTTATTGAAATCTGTTGTCCAGGAGAGTATAATGGCATTAGCAAGTAAACTCAGTTACCTGAGCGCTCCCTGTCAAAGGTGGTTCCCAAATTCCAGATACCTGTCCTGAGTATGCATTCTGAGACTCATAGAATGCATTTGGAACTAGTGCTACTGAAAATGAAGAAGTCGAAACTGTTGTTCCCATTTTGATATACAAAACACCCATTGAATGATTATAAATAGAAAATCCAGCTCTTGTTTTCGCAGCTAAAAGAGCAATACTTGAAGAAGTTGCATATGCTAAGCTTGATGATCCATATGTGGGACACGTCTCTGTTACTACAGATCCAGTTACATGAACGGCTCCATCTGTAACCTTGGCTGTATTTCCAGTTCCTGGATCTATTATGTGGATGTCTAGTGGCATCCTTTTCTATCACTCCGAAATGTCTTCCATATAAAATGATATAAAGAATGTTATCTTCGTCACATCATCTCCATACACGTTTATAACAAACGAGCTATTTGGTCCTATGAATCTAGAAGATTCAGTTGAGCATTGTGTAAGTCCAGGACCGGCATAAAAATTGTAAACCTTATCACCATTTGCGTTTATGCCACTCATCGAACTGACGCCATCCCAAATGTAGCATGTAACGGGTGGTTGATTAGAGTGTTGCGTCGAGTTGTTGATTGGTACGACAGCCGCACCGTTGCTAATTGTACCAATTGTGTTTCCAACTTCTACGTCAAATCTTATTGGTTGAGATGAATTTGAAGACACCATGATCTTTTCTAAGATGATATCTTGACTATCACTCGTGTTTTTTAGAAAAATTAGTGCAGATCCGCTAGTTGGAGGAACAACAAAAGCATTAGCTGTTTGATAAAGGCCTACTGAATATCCTCCGCCTTCTTCGGATATAGCATGAAATTCAGACTCTGTTGTAGATTCAGTCAAGAGTTTTCCACCTTCTTCAACTCTTGCAGCTAAACCTGTGTATGGATCTTTAATAATCATTTTTATTCCTCGGAATCTTCTTCTGCATCTATTTCACTTTCTACATCTTCTATCCCAGTCATCTTTGAAAGATGAAAGTTAACATACCTCAACTCCATAAGTATGCTTCCAAGTAGATACCCGACATTTACATCTCTAATGTCAGATAGATTAGAAACACTAACTGATCCAGATACCTGAAGTGATCCACTTCCAGATGATCCCGCAAGTTGAACAGGAACAGCTCCGTTAACTCCGGCTCCAATAGGACGTACAATTAATCCTAGCTCTGAGCCACTTACAGGATATCCAACTATGCTATCTGGAAACCATGACATATTATGTGAATTCCGTGATCCTCAAACTTCCAGTTGAACCGCTCGACCATACAACATGAATTTGTCCCGTGAACACACCCACACCAACGTTCTCATGTTCTATTGCAGACTTCCACGCAGTTGCTGCAAGATCAATCGGCGGAAGAATAACTGAGAATGCGTTTGAATTTGCTGGCCCAGATCCATACTTCATATATACAAGACTTGGAGAATCATTTACTAAAATATATCCGAGACGACTTGCATTAGCTGGAAGAGCTAACTGACTTGAGGTTGATCCAGTTATAACAGTCACAGTCGCGGTTCTCGTGTGCATAACTGTTCTTTGGTGAACCCAAGGATCGTTGAATGATGAAGATAGCGGAAGAGCTACCATTGCGTCGCCTATTGCTGGCATCTTTGTATTCTCCTAAAAATTTGGGGATTGGGACTTTAGACCCCAATCCCCAAGTAAACGTTATTCAAATTCTGTTATTCGCCGAATGCAACACCTGCATTTGTGATGATGAATGAAAGGTCGATGAATTCAGCTGCCTTCGTTGGTTGCAAGAAGATCTTTCCAGTCATTACGTTTCTATCGATCAAGTCTGGAGTATTCGTGGTTGTGTCCATTACAACCTTGAATCTTTCAAGTCCTTGATTCTGACGCACAGTTTCCAAGATAGGATTGACTGTGTTCAAGAAACGCTGCCAAGTTGAAGAGTTGTTTGGCTCGAATAGAAGAAGCTTAGCTGCGGAAGCAATCGTCTTCTTGGCATAGATCAACAATCTACGAACATTGATTCTATCAAGGGCTGATGCCTTGATCTGAAGTGTCTTCTGTCCAAACACAACGATTCCTTCATTTGGGAATGTCGCAATTGGATTGATTCTGTTGTCGTATAGATCGTTACGGTCCTGGAATGTAAGTCTATCGACAACGTCGACAATATCGAATTGTCCAAGTCCACCACGATTCAGTCCAGCTGGAGCGAAGAAGACTTGTCCAACTCTATCGCTGAATGCGATTGCACCAACAACAGCGACAGACGGAGAAATTCTAATGATTCTGTTATTTGTCTTGTCATTCAACTTCATGTCTGGGTAGTAGCATGCGGTGTAGTTATCGTCAACTTCACGAGCCTTCAACTGACCGACAACTTCTGATACAGACGATCCTGTGACGTCCATGATAAAGAGAGCATCACCACGATCATTGACGATTCCACGAGCCTTATCTGTTACCTTGATGTTGTGAACACCAGGTACCGCCAATAGATTCATATCGAATGCATCTGGATTTGCAATGGTGTCAAGTGATCTCTTGAGAGATAGAACGCCAATGTCAGTGTCATCTGAAACGTTTGATAGATACGTTGGATCATTCACACGAAGATCCCAACCATCGAACCCGCCCTGGAATGGAAGATTAAACTTGTAGAGTGAAGCTGATGCGTAGATTGCAGTTGTCTGTGAAGCTGCTGCAAGATTTGGAACGTGAGTCCAAATCTGTCTACCATTTAGCCATGAGGCTGACAAGTTTGCCATCGTGAAGTCAGAGTCAGCAGAGAGAACTGCGCTGTTTGGATCTGCACGCATTCTGTCTTCGATTCCACCAGATACAAATGAAATTCCCCAGCAGATATTTTGATCAAGGTTTCCAACTCTATCGAACTGAGTCTGTGTCAACTTCATATCTGGAATCGTTGCGACAGATCCAGAGAAGAGTCCCTTAGTGTATCCTCTATGTCCAAATGGAATTGCTTCAAGTGGGGCATTAACTGAGGTGTCAAGTTCTACACGGACGAACTTGCTCTTGCTGTTGAAGTCTCCGCTTCCTAGGAACTTTCTCTGAGTTGTATCGAATACTTCTAGGTGATCACCGATTACACGAGAGATAAAGTTCTTTGAAGATGGGTCGAGGTTGCAACCTGTAAAGGTCTCGAGCGTCACAACTCTTTGATCTGTATCTGAGAACTGTCTTACGATAACATCGAATGTTCCAAACGGAGTTGCTGTTGGAGCTGGAGATGGCTTCACATTCGCGATCAACACCTTGATATCATTATTTGTTGCGCGACCGTGAGCCAATGTGTGGAATCTAAATAGATTGAATACTTGTCCACCGACTGGTTGTGAAGTAGTCCAGGCAGAAGTTCCTTGCGTAAAGTCTCTTGCAAAAGAAAGAGTTGAGCCGCTTACTCCGGCTGGAGCCCATGAAGCTGAAGCTGCTGGAGTAACATAGCTAAAGTTCTGGTAAAGATAGTGACCATATGTAGAGAACTTTGTTGGGTCTGTGTTAAGAACCTTTTCGATGTAGTTCGCAGAAGATGTGAGGAATGAAGCAGTTGCACCGAAGATTGAACCAACTCTAACGATGAAGTTGTTTGCATCAAGTGGAACACCAGCAACAGATACCGCACCAGAGTGGTGAAGAACTGCTAGAAGTTGACCAGCCGAAGCTGAGTCTGAAATGCCTGTAATTCCTGGTAGTGTATATCCATTTGTAGTTGTGGTACCATCAGCATGTCCAAGAACTCTTACGACAGTCAAAGCATTTGAATTCTTTAGATAATTCTTGGCTGCATATGAAAGCTGGTATCCTGGAGTAGGAGCTCCAAAAAGACTTGCAAATGAATCAAGACCATTTACAAACATTGGAACCATTGCTGGTCCCTTCAGAGTTCTACCAACGAGGACGGCTCCGATTCCTGCAACTCCTTGAGCCAGAAAGCTTAAATCAACTTCAGTGGTAAAAACCCCAGGTGACATAAATTTCTGCATGTCTTTATCTCTCCGAAAATTTAACGATGGGCACCTACATATAAGGTGACACCTTCACGTTCTAATTAGCAAAGACGCGGTTCAAATGACCGTTTCTTGCAATTTCTCTTATTTCTCTCTTACTTTTCCATCTCCGAAGATAAGTTCTAGTTCGTATGGATCATCTACAAACTTGATCTTTTCTTCTGCGAATCCTAGTTTGAATGCTGTTCTTTCAACTTGAACAGATGGCTTCTCACCCTCTGGATCCAATTGAAGAACAGCTGGTACTCTAATGGAAGTATTGAATCTTACAATTCTTTCTTGATCTGTGAACTCTTCGAAGTTACCACCATCAGTAACAGAAGCATCAAAAAATCCTACGACATAGCTTTTATCTAGAAGTTTTCTTTCTTCGAATGGAACACCGATTGGCGGATGTCTTCCTTCATTCTCAAATGGTGCGACAAATGATTTATTAAGATCTAGTTCATGAAACATCTTTTCAAGGATAGTATTCATTTGTGTAATATACTGTGCCTGAATTTGAACTTCATATGATATGATTGATCTATCTGGAAATGGAATTGTTGTAACTTCATAAACTGTTGGTTTAGATGGAGTTCTAAATTGAGGATCTCTATTCTTGTAAAGATTTTGAATGTCATTTGTCTTTGGTGAAATTCTCTTTGATATCTGTAGAGTGGCTGTCTCGGTACCTAAAGCAGACATGGTTGGAGAAGGCTCGATGCCCGTACGACGCAAAGAGATGAGCGGAAGGATAAGTACACCATTTTTATCACGGAGGCCTCGGCGCTCACGTGCGGTGATCCAGCGCTCTCCAGCTGAAAAGTTAACAACTACCTTTTTTCTATCACCATTTGGTTGTAGAACATGAGCATCAACTGTCTGATCAAACCACGATACTACAGCCTGATCTATTGTTTCGAATGTGACATTCTGGTATTCTGAGTGCTCAATTGGCATTTGCTTTATCTAGGACGGACTTTACTATTTTCTTGATTGGATCTAAAGATGTCCCCGTATTGGCATGTTCAAATCTTCCAGCCTTATTCGTAACTATTCCAAAAAGCTTTCCTCTGTAGAAGATTCCTCCACCAGAACCACCAAACGTTGTTGCAAGTGTAACAACTACTTTGCCATTCTCTTCAAGACCGACGTATCTACCATCTGTCACGATGAACACTCCAGCTGGATGAATACCAAGTGGAGCTCCAGAAGCAGTAACTATAGATCCGACTGGAGGAAGACTGTCAGCTATTACAACAGCCTCTCCAGCGATGCAATCTGTTACAATCGTCCCGATATCATTATCTGGATCCATTTCAGCTGGAATTGCATTACAAGTTGATCCATTGAGTCTTTCTACAGTTATAACAGCGCTCTTAGAAAAGAATAACTTTGGATTGCCTTCTTCATCTTCCATCTCGATTAACTTTGGAATATCGACAACGTGATCAGCTGATAGGACAAGACTTAGATTTGAATCGTGGTCAACGACAACAACGACACCAGATCCGGTCCACTCAGCCTTATCTTCTTTCTTTATGACGTTACCATCCTTATCTAAAGATAGTGACATTCCATGTACTGTGACGTCTATCTTTACAGTCTGTGACATCATCTCTCTTGCATCTCTTCCAGATGGATCTGGATATCTTCTAAAACATGAAGAACATGAAACAAGAAGTAATGACATCAAGATCGATAGAATTAGTTTATGCATAGAAGCTCCATTATACATTTTGAAATTATACATTTTGAAATGACACCTAATTCTAGTTATGGTCGACAATTTGCTTAATGCCTAAATATCTTCTTATGTTCTATTCGTAGATTATTGTACCATAGGCATTAGTGAGTAACTTAGGTGAGGCTGACCGCATGGAAGCTAGGGTGGCGTTCACACCGTCGTAGGTGATATCAGTAGTCGCACCTAAAATTGCGTTTGCATCAATCTGCGCTTTTGCACCCTTATTAAGTACAATGCCGTTAGTGTTGCCAACGCTTCCGTCGCCAGTCGTGTCGTTTCCAGTAGTGGTGACATAAATGGTCGTATCGGTTGTGATTTTGTTGACCATCTGGATGTTGGAAACGTAAGTGTTTCCCTGAATTTGAGAACCCATATTAGACCTCCACCAACCTGTTAAAATTCGTCAAGTCTACAATCCGCTTCGGAGTCAAAGCCCTCAGCGAAGCCAAGCTGGTAATGGTTGTGCCATCGAGGGTGAAATCTCCGGAAACGTTGCCAGACATAGTGAGGCCAGTCGAAGCCTGTGCCGTGTTGTAAACTGCGCTAAGGGTCGGTGCCATGTTGACCGCCCATCCGGAAGCGTTCAGTAGAGATACACCTCCGGCCACAGTACCGGTAATCAAAAGTTCAGAGTTGTTGTTGAGCGATATCAGTGTGGTACCACCATTCAAGACAACACCCCCAGCTACAGATGCGTTAAATTGTACAGAAGACCTCCCGCCGCGCTGGTTTGCCAATGTGGTAATCTCGGCCGTTATGGCCGTTGCGTTGGCGTCGAAATAAACACGGCCGGGAACCGCCCCAGTGAAGGAAATCACCGAGTTTCCATATACTTGACAGCCAGAGTTAATACAACCCTTAACCAATATCCAAGTTCCCGTCACCCTTGAGGCTGCTAAGCACAGTAGACCGACAGTTTGGCCGTTAAAAATTGCTCCAATCTGTACAATCGAACCCACCGTCGCCGATACCCCCGATGAACCTCTGTCAAAGCACGAGTAGTAAACAAAGCCGACACGACCCGTAAATGAGCAGTGCTGACGATTTGAGTTGTTGCAACTAAAAAGACAGCGCAATATGTTGAGCGCTCCGTTTCCGGGGGCTGCGTTTATTGCGACTCCGCCATTTCCGTTGGCGTCCAAAAACCCACAGTCTACCAACTGAATGCCAGCCCCACCTGTTGTGTATATGGACGCTGCGCTACTAGACGCTGCGGTTTTAAAAGAAATTTGTCGTAGGCTTACCTGAGCTTCAAACACCCCGGTTGCGGGTATGGCAGGTGTAGATGGTGTACCAAGGTGATAGCTCGACCCGCCACGGAAAATCATTGAAGGCGTAGTGCCGGATGTGCTTATGGTTGTTGCCGGACGCACAAACTTAAACGTCTGATTTTGGAAATCAATACCTCCTCCGGTGGAGCTATTTACTTGACAGGCTACTTCCAATGAAGTTGCCGTATTGGACGAAATAGGAAAACGCATTCCAAGACCCGGACCGGAGGTCAGTTCTACCCAAGTACCAGCCCTGAGCGCATCAACTGCCCACCCACCACCCGCACAGGTGGCCGTCTGCACATAGGTTTGACCAGCAAAAGAAGCGTCGAATGTGCCGGTAGCTATCCCTTGGGTAGGGAAAACGTCCTGCATGGTTCCTTGGACAATAACTGAACCCGAAACACAGTCGAACGGCGATACATAGATTGGTATCGTATCCACCAAGGTCCCAGCCGCAATTTGAATGGTCTGGTCGTGGTTGACAATCAGTGGTATGACTGACAAAGCCTTCGTCAACGTCTGGAATGCTTGATTGGAAGCGCTTCCAGTATTTGCATCACTTCCAGAAACAGGATCTACGTAATAAGTCTGCACTGCACTTGTATAAAGATCTCCACTGTCAATCATCTCTACCCAAGATCCAGTAGCAGCACTATGCTTCTTCCACAGACTTGAATCTATATTGTTTAGAAATAGCGTTCCCTTCGGACAGTTCTGCATGATAGCTGGAATGCTACCGCTATTGGGATTTCCCTGATAACTTGTCAATTCATATGTCAATAGAGTTGGTCTATTTGGAAGTTCGGTATTTACGTATGTTTCAAAAGCACTCATCGAAATTCCTCTTAATTACTTGTTATCAATTCTTCTAAGCTAAGAAGTTGGGCTAACCCACTTGAGTTAGATCCAGCAGCCGCATCATCATTCCAGTAGACAGTTGTTGGATTTGAACCAACTGAATTAACAGTGAACGTATCTGCAATGTTACTGTGATTTCCTTGTGTCACATTAAGAAATGACTGTTGATTCGTCGCCGTAAATACGCCAGCTTGCAACAGTGAATATTGAGAAACTGCCACATTTATAGTTGCCGTATGACTGAATGGTGCAAATGTTATTGTTCTTGCTACAAATCCGCCAAGCTCATATGTTGTTCCAGAGTTTAGCGTAGTTGTTGTCAAACCTGACAACCCCACGAAAGACATGTTTCTCCAACTGTAGATTCCCTTTGTTTGATTATCATGAACCTGAAGTGTTCTGGTCCACGTCGCATCAAACCCTGACCAATCTGCAAGGAACGTACCACCACCTATAGCTTCATCCATGACAGGGACAACATAAAGTGGTTGATCTGAAGATAGAGCTATCACATGATCTTGAACAACTGTACCATCATTTCCACCAGATCTTAGACGTGCTGCTGGAAGTATAGCTGAAACAGATGGAGCTACATTCACTATTGCAACATTTGTATTGAGAACTGCCTGGGAATTATTTGCAGCTCTATTAGCTGTTGCTCTGAAATTCGTTGCTGAAATATTGTATGTCCCAGCTATTCTTGTAACAGTCTTTGGTGTTTCAATAACTGTCGGATCTAACACACTCAACTCGTTGTTTGGACTTTCAAACAACATGGTATCTGCATCTGATATAAGAATGTCCACCAAAGCTGATTCTGAATTCTTCAGTGCCATTTGATTTATTGGATAGCTTATTGAAAGTAATTGTAATGATGGGATAGTGTTGTTTAGAACTACAGTGTTTGAAGTTGCAACAGGATTACCATATGAACCTCTATTATTTCTTGCTTGAAGCTTGGCTGTGAGACTCTGTGTAGTGGTTCCTCTGTCAGCTATTGTTACAGTGACTGTGAATGTCGTGGTTGACGAGAAGCTTATCTCAGATAATGTGGCTGCTCCGAAGTCTAGAACTCTAACTCCTACAGCCGCCTTGTTCGTCGTTCCAGTTACCTGAAATGTATCTCCGGCCTTCAATTCAGTTTGGGATCCTGGATAGTTTCCTGTGAATCTTAGTGAAGTTATCTGTGGTGGGACATCTACGAGATCTGGATCTATGACCTGTTCAACTGGATGTGTATGTTGAATTCCCTCGCTGTCTCGGGCACCAGCCTGAAACTGACCTTCGCGTGAAGGAACACAAACACACTTCGTCATGATCTTATTGTTGATTTGCCCGAACACTATCTGTGGTTGTGTGACAGATGTGATTTCAAAGAAGACTTCTCCAAACTCTATGAAGTCGCCTTCCTTAGGAAGTATATTTCTTTCTTCAAGTTCTTTGTTGTGAAAGTAAACTTCCAGTGAGTATTTTGAGTCTACACCGAATGACGTAGAAGCAGACTGTGTGTTATCCCACATTATTCTTGCATTTATTAGAACTGGTGGGTCCCATACCTTTTCTATGGCTTCGTCATAAAGTCTATTTGCTCTGCTCTTTTCAAGAGAAATTGAGTAATACGATATCTCCTGTCCAACGACAGACTGAATCAATTCCTTGTTTATAGAATTGATAAAGGCAATTTCGCGATCTGTTATGAATTTTCTTGACATTATCCAATATAGATTCCCAGTGGAATTCTCATGATAACTTGTTCAAGAGATGCCGCCTGTTCTGCTTGACGAGCTGCCAACTTGTCGTATGTCATGTCTTCAAGCATTGCCTTCAATTCTTCTCTCAATCTATCCTGCTCTGCTCTTGCATCAGCAATAAGCTCTGGCCCATTTAGGTTTAGATCACCATTTGGAATTGGAATGCTAGACATCTTAGATCTGATTTGTCCTTCAATTTCCTTTGCAAGAGCAAACGCAAATCTTCTTATCCACTGTTTTGAAATTGAGTTAAGTCCTGAATATTCAATATTTCCAAACGGTACATTTGAAAGATTAGAAACGCCATAGAAACTTTGATCAACAGACCCACTTAATCCGTTTATAGCTGCTGGTTGAGTTGGATTTGGTGGGTACTGCCACGTTATCCACAACGGCATATTGTTCGCTGGAGCTGGAAACACAGTTAACTCATTGTTATGCATTTCATAGCTGTAATTTGATCTACGAACTCTATTCGAAGTTTCAAACTGCATTCCGCGAAGAATGTCTTCCCAGATTGGAAGAAGATAGAAGATAGTCTCTGGTGTGAATGATTCGAAGTTAAACTGATTATGCAAGTAATTCATTGCAGAAGTTGTACCAAAGAATCTGTAAGCAGACATTGGACTGAAGTGGTAAATCTGTCTTACGACCAACTTTGTATTTCCCGATCCTGTTAATTGAGATGCAAACAAGCCGTTGAGGTTATACTTCTGCTGTCCTGTCTGAAGATTGATGGATCCACTGTACAAAGGCAATGACGTGTTGACCATCAGAGGACCAGAGTCACCATATGGTTCTGCCAACTTCTTCTGGAACTCTAGATTCTGTGTAACATACTTCTGTTCAGATCCAGATAGAGATCCAGTTGGAGCTCCGAGGAATGAAGTTATGACAGACTTTGCTTGATATGAATTGATGATTGCTGAGTACTCTAGCGCTGCTTCTTCAAATGAAGCATAGATCTGACTCGAGCTCATGTGGACAGCCATAACTGGCGCGCCCAGCTTAAGCAATGTAAATTCTACGATCCTATCAGCTTCTAACTGAAACTGCGAATCGTTATCGAATATACCAAATGGCGTATTGCCAGGTTGAAATGCCATTAATCAATTCCTCACCCGCTTGAATCCCAATTTGAATCTACCATCTTGAAACTTCCATCATCTTCAATTCTGTATGTTGCGTGACCCCAAGCAGCTTTTTGCTTGTCATCTGGCTTAAGTTGCTTAGCAATCTTTCCTGGCATTGTTTCCCATGTGTAACCTGCATCCTTTGAGAAACCACGTTCTAGTCCACTGTCTTGTGGTACATGTACAAACTTTCCCTTAACTTGATCAAGAGCAGGGCGACCATCATTCTGTTTAGCAAATGCCGCCTTTGACTGTGGCTTAGAAGAGAAGACATCTTTCATCCCCGGAAGGTCCATCTGTTGAGGTTCTTTTGGAGCTGTTCCTTTCTTTGCAGCTGTGTTGGCTCGACGCTTCTGGAGTGTGTCAAAGCGCTTACCTGATTGCTTAGCCTTGTCCATATTCTTTCGCTTATCGTCGTCAGCCTTGGGCCCGTAGACACCATATGGATTCTGGCCCATTGGCTGTCCTTCAGCATCCTTCATATCATCCTGTGGCCAGGCTTCTTTTGCTACGAAAACCTCGTTAAGTTTAGGCAATTTCATTTTATTCTCCCGTGATTCTTTCTCGATCTTAGAAAGTTTCTCATAGTAATTTGGATCTTCCTTCAAATGATCCATTGCGATTTCAGCTGCGATGTGCTTATCGTTGGTGTGTTCCATCTCTGATTTGATTCCAATCTTAAGTTGCTCTGGATCAAAATCGGACGGTTTCTTTTTGTCAGCTTCGCCGCCATGAAGTTTATCATGCCACTTTTCTATTAATAGCAGAATAGATTTCATTTGACAAGCCTCTAGCTAACTAGATGTGAGTTTCAAGAAAAGACATGTTTAGAAAAAAGAAATGTTATATCTTAGAATGGTACGACTCGAGATATGAGACAATCTTGCGAGCAATTTCAAGATCAATTTTTGCAAGTCTGAACCTGTTACAAACGATGCAGAGCAAACCTCTGAAATACTTTTTCTTTTCTTCTGGAGTCATATTCTCATATCCGTCGACATGCTCATGATCTACTGCAAATTGTCTATCTCCATCTTCTGGTGGTTGATGACAAATGGCGCAAACGCCATTCTGTTTTTCTAAAGTATCCCAATAGTCACTTGGCTCAAGACCATAGACTCTCCACCAAGTATTTGCATGTTGATTACAAAGTGGTGAACAGTGTTGGCGAGTTCTTCCGCCGCCGCGGCCAGATTCGACCTTCGTGTTCTTCGGGATCGATAACTCTTTTCCACAATGACATACTCTAGGAAGGTTATGTTTTGAAACGTAATTGTTGTAACTCATCTTGTGAATAACTTTCACGTGATAAGCTATTTCGGAAGTTTGTTCTTTACACTCTAAGCATTCATTGATTTTATTTTCCATAAAAATAACTATACTTTCTTCTATGGAAAGTCATTAAATGAAATAAAAAAGGCTCCCGGAAACTCACGGGAGCCTTTATCATTTTTCTAGCTACGAACTTAGATTACATTCATGTCCATTACGGTGACCGTCCCGTAAAAATCTGACCTGACCATTTTTTTGGCGTACCTGGTCATAACACCCTTACGTGGAGTGAAGTCTTCTGGAGCATAGATTGTTGGAGTTACAATCAATGGAACGTAAGGAGCATATACGAATCCAGTTTCCAAGAAGCTTGATCCCTTGTAACCAACCAAGATTCTGTTTCTTGGGAAGTATGGATCCTTGTAGACCGTGAAGCGGCTGTTCAACGTACCGACCTTCTCGGTTCCAACGGAGAACATGGTCTCCTGTGGATCCATCGAAAGGACTGGCTTGTAGAGGACTGAAGCCTCAAGAATAGTTGCAACGTCTGGAGAAGTAACCACGAAGTTAGCAGCACCACGTAGTGTCTTTCTGTGGATTGTGTTGGCAACGTCGATGATCGTTTCGATCAAGGTTTCGTACCATTCACGAACCGTACCAGTGAATGAAGCACCCGACACAGTGTTACCGTTGGTCTTATCAAGGAACTTACCTGGCATACGTGACCAGAAGTAGTTAGCTCCGGTTGCTCCGTAGAGAAGGTCCGCAAGAATTTCACGGTCGATTTCTAGGGCGATTGCCTCAGAAAGAACCTGAGTAAGCTCAACTTCTGCGTCCAAGTTCTGGTAAGCTGCGAGGTCCTGCGCTAGTTCAGGAGTCCACTTTGCGCGTAGCTTGCGGCTTGATGCTGTAACGGCCTGTGATTCGATTCTGATATCCAACTCTGGAATAACTGGCATTGGAGATGCACCAAGGTCAGATTCAAAGTCTGGAGATGTAAGAGTACCAGAAGTTCCACCAGTGAGGGTTGCACCGACAAGGTATGAAACCTTGCATGCTTCCATCGCAGTTGGGAATCCATCCGTAGTATCAAGGATGAATACGATGTCGTTTCCGCTCTTGCGAGTGTGACGACGAACAACGGTTGCTAGACCAAGGCGTACTGGAGTACCGTCAGTGCTTGCAGAAGAAACAGTTGACGAACCAGAAACAACGACCCACTGCTTAAGAGAAGCAGTATCTGTCATTGCGCCACCGAGTGATCCAACACCAGACCATGCGTTCGTAACAGTGAATGCCTTAAGTGTACCGGCACCAATGCTTGCAGAGAGTTCTGGATCCCAGTTGATGTCTGATAGAGATGCCGTAGCAAGAGAACCAGAGAATGAACCAGTTGCAATCTTTTCACGCTGGGAGAATGAGGTTGCAAGGTTGTACAACGAACCTGCGCCCTGAGAATCCTGGAGTGAGTTACGATCGCCAAACAACGAACCGCCCGCTGCGAAGTCCTTCGCCTTATCACCTGCCTTTACTGTGTCATATCTGTAATCTAGATAGAAGAGCAATCCAGATGGAAGGCTCATTGGCTGAACGGAGACGAGTTCGTTTGCAATCAAGCCAGCGAACACTCTACGTACGATAGGGAATGCTACGTTCTGGAACCCTTGAATATCTCCAGTTGAAGTAGATTCTCTAAGAAGCTGGCCAGCTTGGTTTTCCAAGAGGCGAGCCATGTTTGACTTGATTGGGTTCGTCTTGGAATCCTGAAGACCCTTTAGGAGTCCTGTCCTATCCCACTTTCCAACAAGCTTTGTCGTCTCCTTCTGACGATCAACTTGTGTGATCCCCTCAGTCATGATCGAATTTAAATCCATTTTTACGATTCTCCTTTTGCCTTATAGGCTGTTGTGGACGTTACTTACTTACGAGACCCGCAAGCTGTTGTAGCCTTGAGAAGCCTTCGTTTTGGTTGCGATCCACAGATTCGCTGAGGACCTTCTGGTTCGCTGCTCCTGAAGAGCGAGCGCGTTGTGCATTGGCAGTTGGCTTATTAGTTTTAGACTCAGTAAGCTTTCCTGCTGCTGCAAAGCTGTTTGTGATGGCTTCATAAACCATCTTGACTTCGTCAATGGTCTTGGCCTTGTCGATTGACTCAAGAACGACCTGCTTCTGTTCAGCAGTTAGACGATTGTGCTTGTTAAGCACGCTATTAACATGAAGAACCTTTGCATTGAAAAGGTTGACTTCGTGGAGGCGAGCACCAAGAGTACGGATGATGTCAACTGCCTTCTTAAGATTCTCACGAAGAGACTTATTTTCAGCCATTCCCTTCTGGATCATCTCCTTGACAGTGAAATCTTGCTGAGCCTCTAGTTCAGAGTCAGGCTTCTCTCCCCACATCTTCTCGCCCTTCTTCTCTGGGTTTAGACCCTTGCCTGTGTCCTTAACAACCTGATCAAGCTCACCTGCCTTGGTCATATCACCAAATCCCTTCTTAACAGAAGCTTCAGTTGCAAGAGCAGCCTCATAGACCTTCTTGAGTTCTGACTCAGAGATCTCGATTGTCTCTTCCATCTTTTCTTCCTCCTCTTCCTCTTCTTCGCCTTCCTTCTTCTTCTTTCCTTCCTTTACTTCCTCTCCTTCCTCTTCTTCAGCTTCGCCGAGAGTAGGGATTCCGGACATCATAGCACCCGGATCTTCCACCTTGACTTCTTCTCCAGGAACAGCCTCTGGTTCCTCAGACATTGCTGGGAAAAAGCTTGCTAGTGACTCAAGATCGAGTTCCTGATCATCCTTCTTTGGTGCTTCCTTATCCATTTGTGCTTCTCCTTTATCTGCATCCTCTTCCCACTTCTGGGCTTGAGGACTGAAATGATCTCCCCTTTGGGATTGTCCAATTCGTCCTGTTAGGCCTCTCTTCTCACCCAAGACGTTTCCAATGCTCTTTTCGAGAAGCTCCTTGATGGCAGGTGCCATGGAATCCAGGAGCTCATTTTTTGCAGCAGTCAAGGCAGCTTCCTTCAATGCCTTGGCATCATTTACGGCTTCGTTAACTAAATCTCTTCCTTCTTTCATTCTAATTCTCCTGAATGATTCTAACTTCTAAGTAAATGGCCAATAAATTTTCTGCCGGAAAATTTTTTTTCAATCTTCTTTTTCGCTCTCTAGATCTTCACTTCTTAGAGAATGAATGGCCCTGATATGTTTCTTCTTTCTTTTTATTGAAGGCTTTTCATAAAATCTACGTTGAAGAAGATCTTGAACAAGACCACTATTCCTTACCTTCTTCGTGAATCTTCTTATTAGCTGCTCCGGATCTTCGCCTTTAGCGAATGATACAGTCAATGAATCTCGTTTAGAATTCTTTGTCACTTTTTCCCCAATACTTGAAGAGCCGCTTCCCAGACATTTTCTGATAGCTTCTGCTCAACCATTTGATTTGCCTTCACCCAGGGAGATGGATTTCCCTTTACTTGTTCTCTGATAGCTTCCTTTACTACACCTCTAAGAGCAGCTTCTGAAGAAGCTCTCTGTCCAAGAATGCGATCGTCAATCTTTGTTCCAGGACCAGTCATTGGGCCCCAGTTTGTAGCACCTTGACTTCTATAAAGATTGTATGCACCAAGAGCAGCAGAGAAATCAAATGACTCATCGTAGCTATAAGCACCTGGCTTAGCGGCATACTTAAGCTTCTCAGCCTTCTCTTTCTTCTTCTTCGCCTCAGAAAGTAGAACCTCTGAAACTAGCTTCTTGATTTCATAAAGTGATGTTTTCATCTCGTTGCCTCTTCGTTAAATAGAATTACAGACAATCTTTGTTAGAATTTTATCTTTTATTTCTTGACTGCCCAGTAACTCTATCCCATGCAGATTCTTTTGGCATAAGTCCAAAAGTTCCCCTGTTTGTCAAATGCGCCATGATTTGACCAAGCGGATCCTTATTAATCAAATGAAAATCAGGGTTTGCAAAATCTTTAGGATTAACAAAATTCATGTTGCTATCCTTTCCCCAGATTCTATTAAGTCTAGTTTCTAGATCATCATCTGTCTGAAATCTAAAATCTGGAGCTTGCATTGATGGAATCTCTTCAGTCTCGGGAGGACTGGTGTCGATATTCAAGGGACCTTCGTCCATCTCATCATCAATGTCACTCTTATCCCAGCTTCGTGGAGGGTTTGTGGCCCATCCAGATCCAACTCCAGGGACTGTGCTTCCCATATTACTCTTACCACTTATTCCAAAGTTTGTTGGAGTTCCCATTGCTTCTTCAACTTCATCTGGTAATTCTATTCCAAGAAGTTTAAGAGAATAGTGAAGATCATCTTTTGGCGTCAGTGGTTTACTCAAAGGGCCAGTCGCACTTGATCCTCGATCATATGCAGTTGGTTGACCGTAAAATATATCTCTGTCGTATGGAAAATTTTGAAGTCTACGATCTGGCTTACGGTTTGCGCCTTTACCTCTGATTCCAGAGTCATCTGGGTGTCCGCCGAATCCGAGACGGTCAAACTCAAGAAGTATTTCAAGTAGACGACTTACTTTCATTTATAAATATTTCCTTGGATTGGAACGTCTAAAGCCTTTCTACGTTGTTCTAACTCTCTCATCTTTGCTTCGGGAGATTGTTGCATTGGCTTTCTACTTGTTGTTCCTGTTGCTTCCAATATTGAATTCATCTTTGAAAAATCTGGCATGATATTATCAAGTGGTACAGATGGTGCCACTTCATCTTCACCGGGAATCTTTACATTCTCATATACAAATGAAAGTGGATTTTCACTTGATAGAAGAGGATTCTTTTTCTTTGACATAATTCTAGAAGCTACGCTTTCCTTCTTTAACATGTCGTCGCTATTGTTGTAAATTCCCTTATCTGAATTTTGCTGCGGTTCTGGAATTGCTTCTTCATCTGTATTATCAACAACTGTCAGAAGCTCTGAAACGTTTTTCTTATTTGTCTTGACAGTTTCTGCAACCATCTTCTTCAGATAACCTTCTGTCAAATGTCTCTGAATCATTTCGGGTAAAGCTTTTTTAAGCTCGTCTCTAACAACTTGACGAACAACTTCAAAAAGATCGTTTGCTTTGACTTTCATTTTAACCTACCCTTAGAACAAAGATTTCTTTAAGAGTCTTCACTTTACTTCCTCACGATATCATTTAGAGCTCTGTAGATCCTATCTGCCTTTTCGAATCTTACATCTGTTTCAATCTTCTTGCTTTCTCCAAATAGATATGCTCCCGGAGTAGATGGTTCCGAAACAATGTCGAAGCAAATGATCTGGAAGTCCTGTTGAACAACATTTGTTCCTTCGTTTGTCTGTTCGGTAGAGCCAACGCCACGACTTGAAATACCAATCATAACTCCACTTTCGAGAAGCTGCTCAAGGATCTTTCCTTGTGGGGTTGGAAGAACTTCAACCTTTCCACAGACATCACTGCCATCCCACCACATTTCTCTAATAATATGAGAAACATTCTTAAGCGAAACAGAGGATGTTTCTGGATGATCAAGTTCACCAACGGCTCTATTCTCACGAACAGCCTTCTGGTAATTCTCAATCTCACGATCAAGAATATCTCTTGGATAAATTCTCTTATTCTGATTCTTGGTATCAGCTTTCTGGATGATTCCCTTGAGAATAATCTTTCCACCATTCTTCTCACGAGACTCCTTAATGACTTCAGGCTTGTAGTCAAGTTGCAGCCATTCTCTAAGGATCTGTTTCTTTTCCATTAGTATGTTTCCTCTACTTCAGTTTCAACAGGAGCTCCACCTTCTCCGTCTTCAGCTGCTCCACCACCAACTGGAGACTCTTTTATTTCTTGTTCCTTGATATATCTCTTAACAAGATCTCTTATGAAAGCTTCATCAATCTTTTTCTGAAGAATATCCCAGGCACTCATTGTGAATTGACGGCCTCGGCGAGTTCACCTATGAATGCAGACCATGACTTTTGCAGCATTTTACCATTGTCAGATGCACCTGCAAGACTGTCAAGCCCTGTGGCGAGTTGCTTTAATGATTGAAGCATGTTCTTATCGACAAGCCCACCTGCTCTGCCGCCCATCAACTGTTTAACTGCCGTAGCGCAGCTTCCACTTGACGTGCCACCTGTTGGAGGTGCAGGAGGTGTTTGTGACTTCTTTGACTTTGCTTTTTGAAAGTCGACGACATCGCCTTCTTCAATTTTAGCTTCTGCAAGTTTCCATGGATTCATTAGCTTACCTTCCTGTATTTTTTAACAAGCAATTGCTTCAACAATGAAATCTGTAAGGGCGACATGCTTGCAACGTGAGAGTCGACTTCATTCTCAAGTTTTGTTAGATACTTATCTCTTGCACCGATAGCTCTTGAAAGATCATCCATATTGTCAAGAACTCTTTCCTGAACAGTTACAAGCTCTGCTCTGAATAACTTGGCTTGGCCAGGGTCAGTCTTGGTAAGAGATACCTTTGCATTCTGTGAAAGGTGAATCTTTGGTACTCCGCCATCTACATGAATGTAAATTGGCTCCGCTGTGACATCATTAAACGATGCGCTGAAAGCTAGATACGTCTTGCCAGAGTCGGCATCATGCTTCACACCGAAGCTCTTTAGTTTGATACCCTTTCCCACGGCCTTTCTTATTGTATTGAACGCATCATCAAGAATACCCTCAGTCTTCTTTGAGATATTCTTTTGAAGGCTTTGAAACTTTGAATCACCAGCCAATGCATTCTTTGAAAGCTTTGAGATATAATCATCCCATTCGCTTTCAGTTCTTTCTTCACGGAATAGAGATTCTGTAAGATCTCTCGTTATGATCTTTGATAATACAGTACGATGCATGAATTCAATTCTGCGTTCGATATTTTCCCTTGGCATGTTGCTCAGAGCAGATTGAGTTCCAACGGTTGTCTTTGTCTGTCCAGGTTTAAAACCAGCATTTGACTTCGTATCACCCATTTTTGTTAGCATGGATGTTAGTGTTGGTTTTCCTGACGCGGCAAGAGTTTTATCAAGTTTTTGTACATCTCTTCTGAACGGGTTATCTTGCGCCGCTGGACTTAATAACTTCGCATGATCATTTACATAATTGTTATATTGATCTGTACCCTTTTGTAGACTCTTCAACCCTGTCATGAAACTCTTAGCATCATTACTAGTCTTCGCTTGTGTAGACGAAGACGTAGAGGCCATCGGAGATGCAGATGTCTGGAATGGAGTTGCTTCGAATACGACGCTCTCCTTCTTATGACCCTTGTCTGTTCCTTTTTTCTTAGATGCAGCTTTCTCCTTCTCTGCTGCTTTCTTTGGATCCTTCTGTAGTTTGTCTACTTCCTTTCTTAGACGTTGTAGCTTTCCTGGCTCTTTTGGAGGGAACCTCGCAAGTTCAGCTCTCTTGGCTCCCAATTTTGTTGGGAAAGATCCAACAGACTTAGAAGTTCCTTTCTTCCCAGGATTTGGAGCATAAAGATTGTAGCCACCGCCACCAGCCTTCTTTCTAACTACTTCCTTTACTTTGTGTTTGATTAGCTCTCTTGCCATGAACATACGCATTAACTGAGCGACTTCATCTGGCATCCCATCAAGTTGTACTCCTATTTCTTCGCCTTGTTCTTCAGACAATGAAGAAAAGTAAGAAAGAGCCATGCCTTCATCTAAATCTTTGTGTTTAGCTAGAAGTTCATCTACTTTTGTCTTGCGCTTTTTGATGCCGGTTGGAACTTGAAAACCAGCAACTCCACCTGCGTTCATTTCATTCTTCACTGTCAATCTCCGCAGTAAGTTTATGGAATAGGAGAAGTTCCTGCACGGCCTTCTCAGAGGATACGTCAGAAAGGGCTCTCAATGAGTCGAGAGCTTCATTCAACCTCTGCCCCATGACATTATCATCCTTAAAGCACTTCATCCCTCTTGAAGCCTCGAGCTTCTCTAGAAGTCCTTTTCTTTCCTCTTCCATCTCACGTTTAAATTGATCTTTGTTGCCAGTCATTGAATAATTCATAAATCTACGAATTGTTTTCTTTTGACTTTCATTAAGTGATCCAGAGTATCTCTGTTCGAATTTCTTCATTGCTAGAGCTGCAACAAGACCATCAACCTTCTCTCCTCTATTCTTTGAGGAATTCTCCTGTAGAGGGACAGTCATGTACTTGATGAGCGACTCTTCAAGTTGAATTTTCTGGACGCCTTCTGAAATATTCTGTTTCTTATTTCTACTTTGTTCGATGAGGAGTTGTACGGAGGCTAACAATCTATACTCAGAAACTCTGTGAACGTTGAAAAAGTCCTGCCCGAAAGTGTGGTGTATGTCCTTGATCAGATTGCTCTTCTTAATATCAATCTTTGCTTCGTCTATTGACGACGCATATTTGACAATCTCACTAAGAACCTTTCTAGCGACTTGTTCAGATAATCCATGACTCTTCGAAATGACTTCAAAGATCTCACGTTCTTTAGCTAGCGGTTGGCCAGGAGAGTAATACTTCTTGACGATTGATAGAGCCTTAAGATAGTTCTCCGGATCACGGTCAACCATGCTTAAAGCCATGCGTCTCACAAGCTGCTCGTAGACAAGCCCAGTGTTACGCTTTTTGTTGTGTCGAAATGTAGAAGACATTTTATAATGGCTCCAGTCTTTGTCTTACCGTAAATAGCCGTTGAAAGACGTTCCGGCTAAGATCTTAGCGTTTCTTAAGCGTTCTAAGTAAAGATTTAAGATCTTTATCTATTTCATTTATTCTCTTGGAATCTCTTTCAAGTTGTTCATTTAGTGCTTTTTCTTCTTTTGTTTTAACTTCTGAGAACGGACGTGTCACCAATCTTCGCAACGATCTAAAATCATTAGGGTCAGATCCTGTCTGCTTCTTCGTTCCGAAAACCATCTGGTGTAGATCTTCTCCAGTAGAGAAAAGATCCTTTCCTTTTCCGTCACCCCTTGACGCGTCGTTTCCTGTACTTCCCATGTTCTTCTTTTCTAATTCCATTTCCTCTTCTTCATGGATAACTGATTCTGGAGTCGTTTCAGGAGGCGTTTCAGCTGGCGGAGTCTCCGCTTGAGCTTCGCCGCCTAGAGTATCTGGAAGATTCTCTTCTCCAGAGACTGGTTCTGCAGCTGGAGCTTCTGCTTCTCCTGGCTGAGGAGGTGCTTGCATTTGTTCAAGTACAAGATCTTCTAGTTTATCAAGCTTCTTTCCTTCACGAACCTTTTCAATCTCTTCATCAGATAGACTAAAGATCTTCTTGTATATTGATTCACGATCGAGAACGCCTTCGGTTGCAGCTGAAGCGATTTCGAATCTCATTCTCCACAACTCCAATTTCTGCTGCTCATGAACAGTTGAAGATGTTGCTAACTTAAGTTCGAAGTCTGCTAAATCAGTTCCGTTGTAACCTAGAAGGAATAGGTGAATGATTGCAATCTTATTCAATTCGGCAACAAGTATCTTCTGAATTCTTTCGATTGTTCTTGCAAATCTTACGTCCTGCTGAGCAAGAGTTGCCTTTGAACCCAAATCAGACTCATATCCAAGATACGCCTTGGGAACCTTGAGTGCTGCGAACAACTTGTTCTGAATGTATTGAACGTCTTCGATATCTCCAGTAAACTGTCCACCTGGAAGATTTTCAATCTTTGAACTCTTCTCTCCACGAATAGGAATGAAGTAGTCTTCATCAACAGACAAAGGATTGTAGCGAAGATCGACTCTTCCAGTTGTAGGATCAATGATCTGATTTCTACGCAGTCTAGTCTTGATCTGCTCCATGAATGTGTCAATTTGATCAGGAGCAACGTTTCCAACGTCAATGTAGAACACTCTACGTTCAGGAGAACGAACAATGCGGTAAACCAACATGGCATCCTCAATGAGAATCAACTGTCTCCAGATGCGTCGAGCTGGTTCTATGATGCTTTGACCATATGGAAGGAAGCTATCATTTCCAAGAAGTCTAAAATGGACGATTTGCCAATTTTCAAGAATCGAGTTTCCCTGAGTTAGCCAGCGGAAACGAACGGCAAATGGATCCTGTTTATCATATCCCTCTTCTCTTTCAATTTCGTTGATTGGAATTGGTAGAAGGTTAAGAATTCCGTTCGTCTCATTTGCATCAACGAACAAAAGGAAGTCACCGTACTTGCAGAGGTTACGCGTCCAGCTCCAGATATTAAATTCGATATTTAAAACGTCATAAAACAACGTTTCAAGAACTTGCTTTATCTCAGCATTCTTGCTATTAACTTCTAGAATTCCACCCTTTTCATTGTATGTCGTTGTTTCATCTGAATAAATGTCAAGAGCTGATGCGATTTCTGGTGTGAATTCCATCTCACTATAGTCTGCATATCTTGACATTCTTTCATACTGTCCATATGAAGCTAATGAGTGAACATAAAGATGTGATAGTTCTCTCTTGTATGCCTGTGCTGTTCCTTCGGGTTCAGCAAACTTTTCACCAGACGCAATCTTGTGACGAACTACAGGACCACTTCTAAAAAGTCTTGTAAGTCTCTTCCAAACGCTTTCTTTGTTTTGAATTAGATCTGGCATGCTTTATCCCTTTGTCACTCTCATCTTTTTCATATTGTCAGATAAGATTTGACGATGTTCGGCTGATTCAGAGCTATCCCAGTAGGACCTGATTGACTTTGTAAATTTTTCAACTTGCTCTTTGCTTTGCTTCTTTCCTCTGTGAGCTGCAGCGATCTTTTCTACTCTCTCAGCAGAGTGTGTTCTACCTTTGAGACTCTCAGATATTTTTCTTTTTACTTCGTCTGAGCATGGGCGTGTTTTGACTCCTCTTTTTGCTTTTGAAATAGCTGGACTTGAGTACGTCGCTCCTTTGTTCCAGGGTGTATTCCCTTTCGCGACACCATCTCCACCAGGAGTCATATTTGTTAATCTGCACCCTGTCATCTTTAGATATCCAATCCAAAACATTTCAGCGTCATTTAATTCATTTCTATTATTACAACTTTGCAAAATTTCTACTTCCGGAATTGATTCTTTATTTAGAATAGATCGTACCCACGTATGACAGCGGTCATTTCTATTTTTGTGACTTGTCCAGTGAGCCTTAGGCCTTGAAGCTCCAACTTCCGTTTTACCAACGTAACGAAGTTGTTTTGAAAATGGGTCAATCAATCCATATACAAACATTTTTACCCCTTACTTATGATACCATCTACCAACCAACTAAAATCTTCAGTTATGCCATTTGGTAGTCTTACTCTCGCTCCAATACTACCCTTATAATTACCCCTCTGCGCTGGAGAATTGCTTGCAGAAGCACGAGGATCCTTCGAGGCACCTTTTATTTGACTATTGTATGTCCTATCCATCTCTATTCCACCAAGCAATTTGCCTTGTATGTCTGAAGAAGCAAAGGACGGTGATAGATACGTATCTCTAATCCAGACACCAATGGCGGCAGCCATTATAAGGTCGTCGTTATAACCTTTCATAGCTTCAGGTCTACCGTTATTCCAGATGAATGTTCTTAATTCTTCCGTGAATCTTTCAGATCTTATCGTGATGATTTTATTTCTTATATACTCTTCTAGCTTTGCTATCATCAACGATCTATTCTTTTGAGAAGTTGTGAACCCAGGAACAAGATCTTCAGTGTTTGGTCCCCAATACATATTAACAGCTTCACCTGGTCTCTGATCTCCTCTTCTAGAGAAGTACACATTCTCATAGTTGAGAAGTTTTATATGTTCGATACAAGCCAAACCTATAGACGTATTTTCAACAACAAGCAACGCATTATTGTATTCATGTCCAAGATCACATAGGATTTTAGCAAACTCTTCGACTGGAACCTTTCCATAATACTCTGCGCACTGAGACATTGATTGAGCATCCCATACGTGTGCAGCAGAGTGGTCTCTTCCATCGCCTCTGGCAACGTCTGCCGATATTACGTATCTTGCCTTTCCGTGAGCTTGAAACCAACGAAAAAGATTCCTATCCCAGTGAGCTCTCTCTGCTGGCTGCATCGTTCCATCTCTCAACCAATTCATTGCTTCTGTCGTTATGACAGTATCACCAGACGCATTAAAGTTGCATTCAAGTTCCTGAGCGACGTCTCTTGGAGACATGTTTGCTGCTTTGATTTCATTAACAAGCCACGTCGATGTCTTGAAACCCTTTCTATCTGGATCGTCTCTTAAGTCAGAGATTCTTTCAGGATGCCTCCACCACATAAACACATGAGGCTTAAAGTCGTTGGTACCCTCTTCTGCCTCTGAATAAATCTGATGGAATTTGTTTCCTACGCCATTTGGAGTAGACAACACGACAGCTCTACCACCAGCAGCAACTGTAGGATAAAGTCCTGTCCACAACTCATCGAATCTTTGGACGAATGCAGCTTCGTCGATGATAAGAAATGAAACAGCTTCTGAACGTCCTGCATCTTCTGACGTTGCAATCGCAGCTATTCTTGATCCGTTACTTAGTTCTATTGACAACTTATTATCGGTTGTAACATCTGCCAACATCAACCACTTCGGAAGTTTCTTTAGAGCTGTGGCAACCTTACGAATAATGTTCTTGGCAGTATCTGCCTTGGACGCCATTACAATGATATTCTTTTCTCTGTGGAATAACATCAGCCACGTTGCATATGCAGCAGTGACTTCAGATATACCAAGTTGTCTTGCTTTTAAGACTACGTTAAAACGGTGCTTAACGTAGTCTTGAACTAGTTCTTCTTGATAGTCAAACATTGTAAAGGGTATGAGCCCCCTTACAGGATGCTTGATCTTAACATACTTTCGTATGAAGTAACAAGGATCCTTTCCGCACATGATGATTTCATTGCGCAGAATTGATTTGTTCATTTATCCAATCTCAAAGAAACGCCACGAAGCATACATGTAACGTTCATTCAAGCTAACCTTCTGTACAGAGTAATTCTCCATCTCCTTCTTTTCAGAAAGATCTAGTGTTTCCTTTGTACGAGACTTAAATTCCTTCTTGATGTTCTTTACAGTTTCTGTTAGTGCTTTTCTAGCAGTCTCTTCAACATCTCTCATTCTAACTGGAAGGTGCATTTCATAGCAATGATATGTCAACTTCATGAGGTTTCCAGTAAATGTAACCCTCACATTAACAGCTGGAGAATCATGAACTTGATCTCTTACTATCTCAGTTATAACAGAAAGTGTCTTATCTAAATGACGGTGCTCTTCACCGTATTCAGTCATTTCAAAACTCTCAGGCTTTTTATCCATTTTGGGTGCTCCGAAAAGAAAGTTTCCCACTTCTAACTAGAGGCTAGCTGTGGAAAAGTGACGTAGATATCAATAACTTGAAATAGATTTCTTAAAAGCTTCAAGTTGTTCAGGCGATGGCCTCCATCCAGACTTCCATCTTTCTTCTCTACCTTCCACAAATTGAATAAAACAATTCACGCAGACACCATGATCCATGTAAGTGTACGTTGACTTACCTTTCATTAAAAATTCACATTGAGGGCAGAATGTTGGAACTCTATATTCATTAGTCATATCAAGGCTTTATAATCCAGAATGAGGCTCTACCCTCATGTTGATGTCCACTATCATCTTTTAAGTTCATTTTGATAGTAGAAACTCCGTCTGCTACACTCTTGTCTATTAGAAACTTACAGTTTATCTTTCTTCCCCATTTTTCATATTCAAACTTCATGGGTTTACCATCTGAATCTAAACATAGAAGTTCTGAAAGATGTCCGTTTTTAAAAGATCTTGGATCTAGAACTATTTTGAACTCGTAATTCCCTAGTTCATGATATGTTTCGCGGAGATTATAGAGTACAAACTTTTGTTTTGATTGCACAATTACCTCGCAAAAGGATGCCAAATGAATTGAACGCCAAGATATTTATCAATTCTATCAGAGATACCTATCCAGACATGAGGTCCAACTTCGAACTTGCCAATCTTATAACTTGCACCTACTCCAGCTAAAATTCCGAATCCAGTTCCAGCTTGACCACCGGCAAGATCTGCACCAACACCAATATTCTCATACCAACGAGATTCTAACATGAATGGATTAACTGAAGCTAGAGCTATTTCAACTTGCATGTTTTCTTCAGATGATGTAGTTCTTGATCGCCACACTCCGTTTTTATCCTGAGAAACTGCAATCGTTAACTTTAGAGGTCTACCCTGTGAAACATTGATGTATGCTTGTGGAGGATCTGTTAAAGTATATCCGTGAACTACAAGATAACCAAAGTCTTTATCGAATTCTACCTTCTTGCGTGCAACTCCTCCAGGATTAACGGGAGGAATTTCAGTCTGGTGACCAGCAACTTCAGCTTCATATGCATGCTTCCACTTAATTACAAGTGAATTCGCAGTTAAAAGCTCTTCTCTATTTGCTTCTAGAGCCTTGATGAGCGTCTTATTTTGAGCGTCACTCTTGTCAAGTAGATCCTTAAGATCATCAGATTGCAATGATAACTTTTCGTACAAACCTTTCTGCGTCTCTATCGTAGTATCCTTTGACGCAATCTGGTTTTGAAGTTCAATTACCTTATCATCATTGACTTTCTTTACTACACCAACAATTATCACAGCAGAAAGAAGTAAAGCTACAAAAACAAGTAAAGTAATCTTGACAACTTTATCTGGAATTTCCATATATCCTCACTTCTGTTCCGCTGGCGGAGGAAGCTTCTTGTCTGTGTACCTGCGGGCCACATATGCTCCCAAGGTTGGGGTCAGAAGGGCGCCGATCACACTGCCGTCAATTACTCCTATGACAACCTCCTGGTTACCTATGTGGAAGTGAGAACCCCCTAGAAGCACCTTTATGAGCACCACAGCAAATCCAAGCGTAGCCATTGTTAGAACTGCATCTTTCTTTCCGTCAGTATTCTTAATCCACATATTTTATCCTCCAACATTTAGATGAGCATAACCTTCATCGTCAGTTGTAATCTCTATGATGTTATCAACCATGTCCTTCATTGTATCGAGGTGACTGATAACGATGATATGTTCAAACACTGTTCTTAAGTAGTCAAACATTCTCTGAATGCTCTCTAGATTCTTAGGATCAAGCTTACCGAATCCTTCGTCTATAATGAACATGTTTGTCTTGGGAAGATTGGACATGTTTAGAAGTCCAACTCTGATAGCAAGAGAACCTAAGAATTTCTCTGCTCCGGATCCCAACTCCAAGAGTCTACTCTTGTATTGACCGTACTGAATAAAGAATCTGATGGATTGTTCTTCCGGATCATGTTCTATGTGAACATTGAAGTCTGCAGAGTTGGAGAGAATCTTGTTAATCTCTTCATTGATCATTGGAATCTTCTGCGCAAGAATCTGGTAAGCGATTCCATCCTTGCCCATAGCCTGGCCATAGACTTCAAATGCCGTGCACATATCACGAAGATCTTCAAGCTCTGATATTTGAGAAGAGAGCTTTTCTAGAATACCCTGGTCGGCTCCAAGTAGTCTATCATTAGTCGAGAGATCTTTTTGCAGTTCTTCCAAAGATTTTACGACTCCAATCTTGTTATTCTGGCAATTGCTAATCATCTGATCGTACATCTTATTGTTTTCGAGATCGCCTTCTGCCTTTTCGTACTTCTCCTTGTCGGCCACAGCCTGTTCCTTTTCAGACTGCAGACTTTCAATCTTTAACTTCATATTCTCTATTTGAAGTTTAAGATTATCACTTCGAGATGTTAGTGATTCTTTCTCGCCTGTAAATTCTCTGTATGCATCAAGCTTGTTCTTTAACGGCCACAATTCTTCACGCTCATTATAAAGCGTCAAGTTTCTCTTAGAAAGATCCTCTAACTCTAGTTCTATTTCAGTTATCTTATTCTTAGAATCAAATGCGTTAACCAAGAACTTACATGATGGAAATTTATCACCACATGGTACCTGACCAAGTAATTTGACATTCTCCTTGTGGTAGTTAAGATTGCCTGTCTTTTCATTTGCTCTTATCTTGATTTCACTTATGATCCCGAAAATCTCTTCTATTCTCTTTTCGGCAACTTCGAACTTTTCGAGATCAAAGCGCTGCTCTAACTTAAGAACCTTTGCGAGATCCATATCGACAGCAGCCAGTCTCTCTACAAGCTCTTTTAACTTAATCTCATTTGACTCTATCGAAAGATCAGCTTTCTTGATTCTTCCTGCCCAGTCACCAAGGTCCTTCCAAGATATGTCTACATTTTTCTTCAGTGATGTATAATGAAGAATATTTGCGTCTATCATCTCGAGAGCGTCTGTGTTAGTGGTTATCAACTTATTGATTTCAGCAATTGCTTCCTCTCTCTGCTTTATCTTGAATGTATATTGTTTAATTGCATCCTCAATACCACTTTCCTCAAGTTCATGTAATCTACCAAAGAATTCCTTGCTCTCGTCCTTAGCCAACAATCCCTTCTGAGCAAAAATATCGAGGTCAAAGAACTTGTAGAAGATTTCCTTTCTCTTAGTTTCTTTGACTCCAATAACGTCCATCGGATTCCACTGAGCTGAGAGTGAAGTGAGCATGAAGTCATCGAACGTCCCGAGACGCTGTCTTATGTTTCTTTCAGTCTCTGGTCTAAGAGTTCCTTCTAATGATTCTGTTCCACCAAGGCCGTCCAACATTGAAAAGTTTACAGATGTCTTTCCCCACTCCTTCGACTCTTCCAGCTTTCTTGTGCCATACTTTATTCTTTCAACAGTTCTCTCGATCATGTAATTCTGATCATTCACTGTGATATCAGCGATTGCTGTAGCATTATCCTTGTTATCGTTGATCAGATAAATGTTCTTGTTCACACCCTTAGTTGTAGCATCGAAACACGTCTCTAACAGTATGTCTATAAAGTTAGACTTTCCTGATGCGTTCGGTGCAAAGATACCACTCAACCCTGGAATTTGAGAGAAGTCAATTAGATTATTTTCACCGTAGTTAAAGAAGTTGGACCACAATAGTTTGTTAACTTTCCACTGGATATTTCTTGTTGTATCATCATCCTGTTCTACATGTATCTGATACTTCCTATTAAGATCTAGAACCTTTTGCAGAATCTTTTCACTTAGATTCTTTGGCTTAAGATATTCACGTATGAGCTTTTCTTGTGCATTAAGCTCACGCAAATTTTCTATTGATGCTGTGTCCTTACCAGATGTGGCCTTCTGCATTCCCATATCAACAGCAGACAATGTAATTACATCATAAGGCTTGAACTGAAGCTTTACCTTCTTCTCAATTTCCTTCTGCTGTGCCAACGTTATTGTTACGGGAGGGCTTATTCTTATTCTTGAACCCTCTTCAATTTTCAAGTCTGGAATTGAGAGATCTGTATTCAATCTTATTGTATGGAACTTTCTGCTTCCATCAAGGATATGTGAAGTAACGTTATACTTTGATTTCCCATTCAGTTCCCACAACAGAAACCCTTTTTCAAGCTCTTCTCCAAAGTTTTGCTGAATCAAAGAACCTGGATATGCTATTGTTCTTTCTCTAAAGAATTGTTGTTTGTGAATATCACCAAGGAAAGCGAAGTCTAAACCGTCGAATATTGTCAGATCATGTTCTACCTGAGTCATTCTCCAATTCATATCTGTTACACAGTGAGTAACAGAACCATGGAATAACCCTATGTTAACATCATCCTTTAGCTTAGCCCAATCTGATGGGATTGGATATCGTTCTCTATCTGCTAGTGAGAAAGTCCAGAAATTGTAGTTTACTCCACCACTCTTGAAAGTAAATGACAATCCTGACTTCTTATGCAGGAAAATCTTATCGCTCTTAATGCTGTCAATGATTGGTGTGATCGCATCCTGGCGATCTGCATTCATCATATTCATATCATGATTTCCAAGAATCATGTGATAAGGAGCATACTCACTGGCTCTTCTCATATGCTCCGATGCCATCTCTACGAATTCGGGACTAATCTGAGTCTTTGTATGAGCCGTATCTCCAGTGTTGATTATCAAGTCTGGTTTAATTTGATCAAGCTTCTTATACAAGTTTTCAAAAACTCTCTTGTACTCAGAGTGATACTTCAAATTTCTGATGTGGATATCGCTTATGTGTACTATTTTCAAACTCTGGCCCTCATTCTAAGAATATCTAGATCCGATTTTATTTCGATTGATCTTGATGCAACAGTGTCAAATTCACTCTTCGTCATTTCTCCGACGTCTTTCTTGCCATTGAGATTTACGTAATGACATGTTACACCGTACGATAGAAAATTGTCAATAATGTCTAATTGCTTTTCAAAAGCATCTGTATCCATGGCGAAGTGAACATCTACTCCAGACAGAACTATTTTTGAGAACAACTTTGACCTATAACTAAGTGTGCTTCCTTGGAGTGCTATGGCGTTCTTGCTTATCTTGAAAGCATCGAATGGACCTTCAGTAATTGTAATTGGCTTATTCCAATCAATAAGATAGTCATTAAAGATGATGTCCTTACAAAAATTTCCATTCTTATACTTCTTGGGATTGTTATCGTAAAAAGCTCTACCAGTAAAGAAGTTTAGATGTCCATAATCGTCGAACGACGGAATAATGATCCTGTATTTGTAATCACCATCTTCACAATACCCAAGTTTCCACTTAAGAATATCTTCTCTTTCGATTCCTCTTTCAGAGAGATATCTAACTGCTGCTTTATAATAGGGTCCTGACCATTCTTTTGAAAGTGTTTTAAATTCTATTGGAAGTACAAGTGGATCATACTTCTTCTCCTGCTTTGCAACTGGAGTTAGCGACTTTTCTTTTAACTCTTCGATGTACTCCTGTTTCTCTTTTGAGTTCTTTTCAAGAAGAGGTGCAATGTTTTTGCCCTTCCAATCGCATATCCAACAATGAAATATCTCAGTTAGTAGATTTACACTGAGTTTTGGCTTATGATGATTGCAACGAGGACAGAAGAATACTACTTCGTCACCCTTCGTTATCTGCTCATGATTCAGAGTCTTCCGAATCGCTTGTAGTTTTTGTTGAGGAGTCACCTAATAAATAGGATCTCAAATAACCAGCCCTAACTGTGATGAAACTGTCAGCCATATCGAAGCAAAATGGCTGTGGTTTATCATTTCTGTTATACACAATGGGAAATTCAGGAAGCTTTTTCATCACAAAGTCTAATGTTATCTTCTTCTTTTCTTTAGATCCCTTTGGAATTATCAGACCTTCTCGTTTCATGATTGACTTAACAGTAGACGGATGAATATGAGTTGATCCCATCCCTAATCCACCAGCTTCGAATGTACAAATCTCGTTGTGAATTCTAATAACTTCGTATGAGAATAAAGTATTGAATGCTGCAAGCTTCATCAATGTTTGCATCTGAGTCTTTCCAAATGCAAAATTTCCAAGCTTGTCTTCAAAGTAATGATGGTGAGAACCAGAAGAATAAGATTCTAGTTGATCATGAACCCACCAAGTACATTCATCCATTTTATCGTGCAGAGACTTGGCATCTAACTTCTTGAAATCAAAGTAGTCAGACTTTACCCATTTACCAGAATCATCCAAGACGGTAAAACCGATAACTGACGTAGAGATGTCCCAACCGAATAACATTAGATCTCCTTAGAAATCCATCTTCAATCTAATATTTATCTTGTCCTTCTCTCTCTTTCTTATTGGTTGAGCTAACTTCGCGACAGCTACAAGTTGTCTATCCTCATTGTATAGACCGACAGCTGTAATATATGTGATCCCATCCACCCTCTCAACCACCATACGATCATCATCCGTGGCTTCGGTGCCATTATCATCAAGGTAGCTGAATGTTGGATTATTGGATGCATTCGCCTGCGCCGTCGACAGTCTGCAATTGAATGTCTTGGTATGGATTCTTGCATTACCTCTAAATTCTAGAGTAAAAGCTGGAAGTACATCTGCATCAAACACTTGAGCACGAGTTGATTCCTTATCTACAAACGTCTGTACTATCGTCTTGTCTGTGAAAACTATCAAACCCTCAGAATAAAACACATTTCCTACTTTGCACCTTGTATTTCCCGTATAGTCTTCATTTGATATTTGTCTTGAAACTGATCCAGATAAGAACAACGTACCTTTTCCGTCGTCAATATATACCTTTTTAATTCCTGAATAAAATGTAATGCCAGAACCAGGCTGCCAATCATTTCTTGAATTATCTACTATCTTTACTGATCCTGGTTCTATTTGTCTTCCATAGAACATGCTTGGAATGTGGAAAAGTTTAACTCTGTTTATATCAGTATCTACGATTTGATATCTTGTTTTGAATGTTGGATGATCATTTCTTTCCCACTCGAAACCGATCCCAATTGAAGAAGATAAGAGGAAGTATCCGTGATTTGCATTTGCGCTATAATCAAAAACACCTTCGCCATGATTAAAGCCATGTAATGAAGAAAAAGCTCCATCATTTAATCTTGCATAATGTAAAAGATTAGAAGATGAAGAAGCTATAAGCGTTGAACAAAAACTAGATGAGATCTCAGCTGCTGTTCTGACAGAATTCCACAGTCTTGTTTCAAAAATATATCCATTCAGCCCGCCTATGAGTCCCGTTGACGGAAGAGGACTTAATACAGGAGCAGAAGATGATACATCTGATACCAACAGCAACGGTTTTGTAGAAGAACCACTTTGAATCGTAAGAGGAACTTGAAGATTAGACTTCAATTGTCCATTGACATAAAAACTCGCAGATACACCACCACTTACAGCCACAGCAACATGTGACCACACTCCAGGTTGAACATCAAAATTATTCGATCCAGTTGTTGCAACAGTTGATCCACTTGTGATACTTAAAACTAAATCTGCAGATGATCCGTTTGAACTCGTTAATGCTACTCTCCACAATCCAGATTGTCCAATTATGAATTGATTTGTCATAACCTGCGACGTTGGTTTTATCCATGCTTCGGCAGTAAATGAAGAGGTTGATGTTATTGGGTGAGAAGATAGCGCTCCTGAAAACACGACGCTTTGTCCCCATCCGGAAGATGGATACCAGAGATTTGAGTGAAGAACATAAAAATCGTGAGAACCAAGAAAATAATTTGAATCAAACTTTGAGTAATGATCGAATAACAATTCTATTGGACTAAAATGCTCGTCATACCACTGTGTGTCCGTGACATCTAGAAAAGATGAGTATGGAGTATTATCGCATGTGACGAGACGTATCGAACCTGTCGACGGATAAGATCCAGAGACAAAAACAACTTTATCTATACTATGAGTATCAAGTGGATCAAGTGGATATATCGCTATACCAGATGAACTAAAGTCACTTGATTTTACATTGTATCTTGATCTAATTCCACCGTATAAACTTAATGATCCAGAAGCACCAGTTGAACCAAACCAATCCCAAGTTACACCATCTTGGTTTCTTCTTAATCCAACAGACACCTTAGGTCTAGTGTGAACAGTAGAGAAAAGAATGTCATTTCTGTCGAATTTTCTAAAGACACTCATGTATTCTCGATATAAACTTAGTAGTCGAGTCTGATTCTGAAGATCGCTTCACTATCAGGTGACTTGGTTATAGGCTTGTTGACCTTAGCAACTGCCAATAGGTTGTCATTTGCATCGTATAGACCAACTGTTGTGACATAGGATCTGGTCTGTAGGATGTTGCTACCTGATGTTACTCTGATTCTCTTATTGGAATCAACAAACGTTGGATTGCTTGAGTAGTTGAATTCAGAGTTCGTTGCTCTGCAGAAATAGATCGTTGAGTACAAGTTTGTCTGGTTGTGAATGTTAATCTTTTCTAGGTGAGTTCTAAGACCATCAGCCAACTGATTGATAGTTCCTGACGATTGAAGGTTCTCTAGCGTCTTGCTTCCAGACCAGAACGTCGTGCCAGCTACCCAGGCCGTACTATCTGGAATAACAATCACACCGGCGTTGTACCACACCTGCCCAATTTCACTTCCCGTTCCATTGTACTTCAACGGAGCATAGTCTCCACCAACAGTCTGCTTGAAGTTTGACGTTGCTCCATCGTCAGACGCAGTTATTTGCGCGCTTGTCTGATTGATGATAAGAGACGTACTACCTTTCTTGATCTCGTCCTTCTGAATTCCTCTCTTCAGCATGATGAAGAAGCACTCTGGTTGCTGAACGCTGTTGACTGTAAAGAGCGAATCTGGACTCCCGAGTAATGAAGAAGCCATCATTCTATAAATCTTAATCTTTTCGTTCTGAGAAGCTGTTGCTGTTACTGGAAGATTGAACGATGATGTGGTTGCATAACCATAAGTGACATCCATGAGAGCAGTACTTAGTGAACTCGTTGGAGAGGAATCGAATATGGTCTGGAAATAGCCACCAAGATCTGCTCCTGCAGATGAAGAGGCGATGTTTGAATACTTCTTTGTGTTCTGATCAAAGTAGAATATAGAACTTGATACAGAGACGACCTCATTTATAGAGGATACAATGGACGCCACGTCATGGCTCAAATCGAAAGTTTTGAATGAAATATTAATAATCTCCTAGGCTTAACACATTACTTATTGTATTCCCGAGTTATGCTTTTAAGATAATCTGTTTTGAGATTGAGCCCAAAATCTCTCTCCAGTACTTCCCCAGTCGCATATACAACGGTACGTCCCATGTTTCGAAGAGAATTAACCTTCTTTAAGGAAGGACCTCTTTCAAATCCTTTTATCTCAACGAATGTATCTTTTTCATTTAAATAGAAATCTGGAGTGTAGCTGCTTCCGTCCAGTAATCTAATTGTCGGTTCATAATCAAAGTTTATATTTTCTTTTTCAAGATAGTCCTTTATAAAAGCAGCTTCCCATCGAGAACGAACCTTTAAATCATTTCCATTCTTGAGAGTGACAAGATATGTTTTAGATCTCATTTTGTCAGAAAGTTTTTTTTCTGTCCATACAAATTTAGACCTGCAAGCTCTGCTGCAGAATTGCTTAATACTTCCACCTTGACCACCCTTCAATCTGTCACATTCTTTTCCACATGTTTTGCAATTGAAGTTTTCATGCTTACTTTCATCTCTTTTTCCAGAAATTAATCTTCTGTTGTTCTCTCCAACACACTTCATTGAGCAAAATTTTCTCTTTTCTACCTTCATCTTTACGAATATGTTTTCGCATATTCCGCATGATATGCTTTCTCTAGAATTCTTCATCGTGTATTCATCACGACACTTAGTAGAACATGAGAACTTTGCTCCAGATCGTGGATATTCAATTCCACAATTTCTACAAATCTTTTTTGGGAGCAAGATTTTCATATTAGGTTGTTGCAAATTCTACTATTGAGACCGGAATCTGGACATTCATGCCAGACTGTTGACCGGTTACGACGATCGTTGTGTCTATTGTTCTTGGCCTAGTTACATTGGCACCAACGAGAGTGTCGAAAGCTTCAGTTGTGAGTGTCTGGACTCTAACATTGAACTTGCATTCAGTTCCACCAGCAGATGTTTGTCTTCCTGCAGCGGCTGGGATAACATATCTCGCAGTTCCAAATGGAGTGATAGCGATTGGAGTCTCTCCAGAAATAAAGATTAGATCGTTGTCAACTTCAACCGAGTAGTTGACATCGATAATCTCTGATGGGAGGATAGTCTGTGACCTTGCAATCTCTTGACTTACCGTGACGTCTGTTCCGCCGCCAACTGAGTCATTCTGTTCCTTCAATGTTACAGAATCTGGCTTGGCTGTCATTGTTGGAAGGAACTGGAGTCTTGCATTTCTCACAGTTACCAGTGGGAAACGAAGAGCAACGACTTCATTCGTGAAGGCTTCAAAGACTGGAGTATCGAGAATCTTTCTATCCTTAGAGTCAGATCCTGTCAATTCATTCCAGAATCTGTAATCTATCTCATCGTCGCCCAATCTAAAACGAACAATGGAGAAACTTCCATCGTTTCTTGCCAGACGTTCACGTCCTTCATCTGTTAGAACGGCGTCTATGAAAATTTCGCCCGAGTTGTCCTGAAAGCCCATGTCGTTATTCTCCTCACTGTAGATAGATAGTAATCTATCTCAGATTTAGCTTCTAAAACTCATCACCATCTCTCACCAGGTGAAGATCTATCATAGACAAGTACTTCATTTTCCTCGTCTCTATCATCTACGAGAGCTGCATCTTGAAGTTTCTTGAGCTCTTCATTGAGTCTTGCGTCACTCTCGCTATCAAAGTTATTGGAATTCTTATTAGAAATTGAATGTTGTGGAATAAAGAAGTCGAACTTAGACACAGTTTGCCTTGGTTGCATGCTCAAAATAGAAAGATTGATTGGAATGTCTATAGATTCGCCAGTATCTAGAGATTGAACCCTGCAGAGGTAGTTCGCATCACTCAAACTTGCATTTCCTATCGTATTTCTTCCAGCAATTACTAAAGATGTGATTCCTGGAGGTTTTCCATTCCTCGTTGGAGCAGGCGAAACAACCACTTCTGTCTTTGTCACTCTGTTCGGAATAGTTCCGAACGCACCATAGTAGTCTAAGCGAACACCAGCAGATGAGACAAAGTCAACTGGAAACTCACCTCTTGTGAAATACTCTTCATTCAAACGAGTTGCAAGCTGTTCTGAAAGAACAGAATCTTCTCCGTGTCTAGAAATGCATTGAGCTGCATATACGTGCTTTGTCTTATGTTTCTGGAAGAACTCTACATCTTCATCGAAGAAGATAACATTGTTTGGAGCAAAGTCGACGTTCTTATCTGACGACCACGATTCCTTTATTTGTTGCCAGTGAGATATATCTCTTCCATTTTCATCTTGGAACTTTCTGAACAGTCTCATCTTTAGAATATCTTTCTGGCTATTCTCTGGCAACTTGAACGTTACAACAATTCTCTTCTTGTGAGACTCTGGTCTTACAGTTAGTTCATCAGGAGGACCAGGTGGCTGATCATCGATGCATGTACCATATGCCCATTTATGACTCCACTCACTTACGAAGTATGAACTCTTGTGGTCGCTGAAATTAGCAGTGTGTGAACCAAATGTTGTTTGCGTAAGTGGATCTGGTCCATCAATTCCCCAGTGTCCAGGTCTCGTCCACCTTAACACAGCCTTTATTCTGTATCTGTACACTTCTCCGTACAAAATCTTTGTGTCAATATACAAATTTACTTCTCTGCTTGGTATATCAATCTCTTCAACCTTTGTAAATGCTCCAGACTTTTGTCTCTTATACTTTTCAATAATATATCCAGTGTATTCAAGTGGCTTAAGCTTTGGAGAAGGAAGAGAAGGGATTGTAATGTGTCTTGGCTTCTCAAATATATCAGTGCGAGAAAGAACTTCAAGACTGTGAAGTGAAGGCGCTATAGCCGACAACGTCTCTACATGATGTGGTTCACTCATGAAGTTAACCTTGTCCTTAGAAATTAGTCCACCGATTGCTGGATTAAAGAACTTAACTTTTACCTGAGCTGTTGATTGTACATCAGTTACTTGTTCTGGTTGAGATATCCTTTGTGTCATGTCGACAACTGGATCTGAAATTGCCGGTCTTGCTGGTGTTGCTGTTCTTGACTGCAAACTCAACGTTGGAGATGAGGGATGAATACTTGATATTTGTGCGAACCCTCCTCTCTGAATTGACTTTGATATCATCGTCTTTCCGTCGACTAAAGTTTCCTTGACCTGCGTCATATTTGAAGACACGCCATCAGAAGCTATAGAATTCATGCTGGCGATTCCATTTGTTACTTGGCTTATCTGTCCCTGGAGTTCGTGAATTGAAATTCCATTCATCCCAGTGTCCGTCAAGAATGCATCTTCATCGACCATGTTTATTGGATCTGTTCCAGCATGAGCTCTACTGGATTCGACACCTGTGTTGTGTAGTGGCATCTCAACAATGGTCTCGAGCACACCAGGTGACATATGACCATTTGCTATCATTGACTTTATGGAACTAAAGCCAGTGATCTGCAAGTGATCTGGAGTGAACGTGATCCCTCTGGTCGTGTGTGTAACTGGTCTTTCTAATTCTCTAGAAAATATCACAGGATTGATATGACGACTATCAACTGTTTTTGGTTTAGCTTTTTCTTCAGGATCCTTCAAATCAGGAGCTATATTCCATATGACTTTGATAAATCGAGGCAGATCTTCAAGCTTTCTATCTCCTCTAACATCATTTTCATTTGTAAGTTCATCAGGAGCCCAAAAATTATAGAACGGGTAAGCTTCAAGATTGAAATCATGAAACAAGGTCTCGAATGGAGCTCTACCAGATTCAGCTGAAAAGACCTGAGGTTTGATTCCGTGGTCTATGATTTGTCTAGCTATCGTTGTTTCGTCTTTATTTTTTCTCAGATCAGAATTTGGAACTTGAACATGAGAATATAACCCATCTATATTGAGACTGCTTTTTGTTGAATCAGTCTTGGAACTTGTATCGCTTATTATTCTTCCCGGTAATCCAGTTGAACTTATCTTTACAGGGCTAGAGATATCAAATGGATGATCGAGCAGCCCGAGTCCTTTACCAAATAGCTTAATCATAATGCACTCCCGTTATTTCCACCTGGCTTATTTGGTTTCTTTCCACCATTTCTTCCATCTCCGACAGTCGGGTCTGTGCCTGTCGTTTGAGGAACTGAATTAGATGTGCCAGGTCCTTCGTTGAATGGTTCCTGTGTTACTTGAGTCTGTGTTGTTGCTTGTAGTGGTGGAGGAGTAAATGGCTGTATCGGACCGTTGTTTGCGTATGGCATTGTCATTGGAGTTGCTGGATCTGGAACAACAACTTGTGGAGTGGATGCAATCGGAGCACCTCTTCCTGGACCGATGTCGGAGAATATTCTGACAGTTCTCATGAATGAAGCTATACCATTAGCTGTAGTTAGATCAATGACTCCATCTGCAAGATTGCCAAGCTTCTGTAAATACTGTATTTCGTCTTCTGCATTTGTCTGTGTGGTGTTATCAAATTCTTTTGGAAACTCTATCTCTGCTGGGACAGATGTAATTGATGATTTTCTCCCGTCAGATTTTAGAGACTCCTTGATACTTACGAATTCACCAGACAAAAGAAGTGGTAAGTTTGTTGAGAGAGTTTTAAGATTCATTGTTGCTGTTTCTGGATCTATTGATGCTGCCACTATCGATATCAATCCATTATCCTGTGAGTTACCAGAATCAACACTACTGAAAATAGTACTGTCATTCGCGTCCTTGCCGTCGAAGTGATAGAGAGCACCAGTCTCCTGTAGCACGTCCTTCAACACCTGATTCACTCCAAATTTTGATATGGATGTCTCTATGTTGTTCATCACCTTAGAGACGTCTTTTCCCTTCGGAGCAATCAACAAACCGTTATCTGATTGCGAAAACAAGAAATCCAACTGTGCTGATAGATACGAATACTTTCTTGTTGTCGACCTCGGATCTCCCCTGTTGATAGAACTTCTAACATTAATTGCAGCAAGAATCCAGTCAAATTTACTATCACCGAATAACACGTGAGAAAGAATTGGGTATGGACTTATTGTGTCAGGTCCTGCACCTGGATCAAGTTGCTCAATCTGCTTTCTCATGCTTTCCTTTTGAATAGATGATAGGAATACAGGAGATGTCTCAGTAGAAAATAACGAACCTGGAATGTTGTTCTGTAGTTGATACGCCTTCAAAGTATAGTAGTAATATCCATGTGGAGGAACATCTGAATCCAAGAACGTGTACACTAGATCGTGGTTCATATTGTCATAGAAAGATAGAACCCACGCCTTCACATATTCCCTGAGTCTTCCCGTATCTTCCTTCGCATGATCGTTATCTACCGTATATGTTACTTCAGTTCCGTCGAATATATTCTTTCTCTTTATTACGTATCCAGATGCATCCTGGACTTTCTTCCAACCAATTATTACACCCTTTGGTGTTCCATCTGGCGCGTAAAAGGATGTGAAAATCAACTTTGGAATTCTCTTTGTAAAATCAAATACAGAAAGAGACTCAAATGCCTTTTGAGCTTTTACCTCATCTGCGTCTGGTAGCAACTTAGCAAGATCTACGGAAGTATTACCAGAGCCTCCAAATCCATCAAGTGAGAGAGTTGCCGAAGATAGTTGTGCAGCCAAGTTCACATTTGTATCTAAGTTTAGTTTACCTGAACTCTCAGCATCTAGTAGTGTGATATACGACTTTATATTTCCAACTATTTTGGATGCAATGTTAGGTGGAGGAGTAACTCTTGTAAATCCTATGCGCCCAACATTGAACGACATTGCTAAAGCAAATGGATTCTCAGGAGGAACAAATCCAGCGTTCTTTGCTCTAGCGATAAATGAGTTAACCTTGTTGATAACAGCGTAGATGTCATTTCTTGATTTATTGACTTGATTTCTAAGCTTATCCTGTGAATCAGGCATATCACCTATGATTTGTGGATTTATCAAACTTGTATTGCTATTTGTGTTCAGGTGTTCTGGAAATTGTGATTGAGTCCAAGCTGGTCTTGCACCAGTAGTTCTCATTGACGATGCATCTACAGCCTTAAATCCAAGCATAGAAGATACTCTTTCTATTATTGACATATAAATTGCTGTGATCTGGGGTGGTGGTCTGTTTAGACAATCGATGATGTCTATTGCAGCGTTGATGTCTGCACCATTTGTTTCTCTTCCATTCGTTGTTGGATATGCTATGTCTGTTACTTGATCAACTAGAGATGAAATACCATATGGACCACTGTTGTGACCGAGCAAATCTGTAGCTGGACCATTTGAAGATGGAGTTAATGCTTGAGAAATACTTGGTTGAGGGTGGAATATGTCAGATATTTCGTTTACAGGAATTGGCATTTTTACTTTCCTAGACCTAGAAGCTGAGCTCTTACTGTTGTTGAACTCGGTACAGTTGGCTTCACAGACACTGTCTGTAAATTATAAGTAGCTAGAGTAGATGGATTTTGTACAGTTAACTGAACTGGAGGAGGTACACCAACTCTAACCTGTGCAATGTCTGCTGGCTTAGAGAACTGAGGTTGCAATGATAGACTCGTTTCAGCTCTGCTTCTTCCGCCAATTCCAGGAACAATCATAGGAATCTTGTTATCAGACAAACTCTTCTTGATATCTGGTGTCAACATATCTCTTATCATCTTATCGGTATGTTGCTCAGCAACTTTCATTCCTCTGTAAACCCATGCAGATAACGTTCCATCTACTCCCACAGCTCTTATTCTATAGAAGTACGTATTTCCAAATGATATTGAAGTGTCTTGAAACTGGTGTGTTCCAGTAAAAGCATTCTTGTCTATGCTTTGAAGATTTGTTTGGTTAAACACCTTTGCCTTTTGATTGCTTACAACTAGTGTCTCATCCATTCCCTGAGAGCGGAATCTGCTAGATTCTCTAAAAACTGTTCTAAACGTCTTAAAGTTTAGCGTTTGAAAGTCACTTGGATTTTTAAGATTCAACCTTGCAGCAGCAAAGTTATTGACATCTGCTCTTTCTATTTCCCACTTATCAACCACACCAGAGTCATTTGATGTATCCCAATTAAGAACGATGTAGAATGGTTTAACCTTCACGTCACTTGCTCTCACTCTAAAATTCTTTGGTTCAGAGATTTTCAGGGCAGCAAATACCTCAGCGTAATTACTGTAATTGCTGACGTACGATCCTGTCTGTACAGCCTTTACACGATATACATATGTCTGATTGGTCTCTATGTATGTCGGCCTAAACTTGGGTCTGTTCACTCCTGGCTCGTCGATGAACGTGCGTTTTTTCCCAGGAATACCAACAGATGGAGCTGGATCGAAGAGAATCCTATTTTCTATCATTGGGAATTCTTCCCAACGTTCATCTCCAACCTTTCTTCTCTCTATCTGGTATAACGTTCTAACTGATGAGTCAGCCAACGAAGCTCTATTACCCAATCTATCTTCTGACGAAGTATCATTGTCACCGTCTTGCCATTCCAATCTCACACCACCAACAGTAAAACCTGGACCCTGTGTGACCTCAGCAGTTAAGTTCACGGGAGCATTTATCATTGGTCTTCTTATAATCATGAAAGGTTTTGAAATTTCATGAGATGTTTCATTGCCGAAGACATCAACACCATAAATACTGTATTGATATATGTGATCTAGCGAAACTGTCTTATCTATGAATGTCGTCTCTTCTAGCGAATTCTGAAACATGCCTGTCCAAGAATAGTCTTTATTCTCGCCACGTAGCACAATGTCTTCAAAATGTTTAGAACCCTCGCCAGACTTAGGAGTACCGAACTTTATCATATTAACCTGACTTGGTGTTGTAAACGCGCTCTGTCCAACTGTCAAATCTCTTCTGGCCAAGAACAACATTCTGACTCTTTTATCTGTGCACTTGAATACTATTCTTGATTTTCCTGTCTTTGCGTCCATTTCAGCAGACAGTGTTGGCTTAATCAACTCATTTGGTCTTGAGGAATCTTGCAAGAACATTTCTACTTCGTATGGACTTTCTGACTTGTTTCCAAAAACGTCAACAGAATACACTCTATACATGTACTTGCGACCGGTGATAGTATCTCTATCGTAGAATGTTGCTCCGGATCCCTTAGAGCCGTTTAGACATTCTCCAGCCTTTATGAACATGTTGGAGCTTCTTTTCACAATACTTGCATTTACATTAAAACCCTTAACATCAGAGAAATTTCTCACTATCAAACTATTATCTTTGATAAGAGATGAATCTGCTTCTCTTTTATGGATTTCAAACTTTTCTACAAGTTGATCATCTACGAGTATGTTTAGAGCAATCGCATTGTTTACCTTATACGAGAACACTCTCTTTGGACGCTCCGGTACCCTTATCCCTTCGATAGTAACATCAACAATCTGAGATCTTATACTCTCCATCATGTTATGGTCTATAGAAACAATGTAATAACTGTATCCTCTTCCAAATCCTACAGATTCATCTACAAAGTCATATTCTACAACATCTCCAGTTATTGTTGACTTCAACTTGTCCAAAGACATAAATGCTATTTCTCTAAACTCAGATGTGTTATTCTTGTCGATGACGATCTGTGATGTTATATCACTAGCCAGGCTAGTTACCTGGCCGGTATTAAGAAGTCCCTTCTGGCGGGCCTCTGCAGTGTTCAAGGTGAATTGCTGAGGTATATCAAGGTGAGCAGATGATGGATCCTGCATTTTGATATTTCTAAGAACATTTAGATTCTGAGCTACACCTGCATCTATTCCAGAAAATCTTGAAGCATCAAGAAATGATGATATATCTGTCTGTGTGCTTTGAGTATCTGAAGCTGGAGTCGTTGATGAATCTTTTGATCCTATAACGCCATCATACATGTTGGTAGAAATTCTTGCATTTGTTGCCGGATCTATTGGATTGAGTATAGAAGTTGCTGTCATAACTCCGGCTTCTCTATATCTGATTTCCATTGGACCGAGTTGATCTCCACCCTTTGCTCTAGATCTAGACTTAAGAGTTGATAGTCTTTCCATTCCTCTCATCGTTAGAACTGGCATCGTTCCTCTCTTAAGAGTTGGATTTAGGATAGTGGATCTGAATATTCTTACAGCTTTTACATTCTTGTTCCAGACCTGTGAAAGTGGAAGATTGAATCTCAAGTGAGAGAAGAAGCAATCTACAGTTCCTCTGTTCTTTGCCATGTCTACTGTGATACTCACAAGTTGTGGAACATTCTGATTAAATGCAGATGGAGCAGGAACATCTGTCTTATTCTTGAAAACAGTCTCTGTTATGTTCTTATGTAGGTCATCTGCTATAGCACTTGTTTCAAGAAGAGGAACTCTTGTTTGGAGATAATCGAATAGATTTTTAGAATTAGCATCAGATGTATTTGCGACATCTGATTGCATGACAGCTGGAGCAATTGATCTAGAATCCTGCTGTTGAGAACTCTGAGTAGAGTTTATCTGATCTCTAACGGTCGCTAGATTACCACGAGCAACAAGTGCAATCTGTTCAGCCGCTATAGCTACGCCCTTGAGAGTAGCAGCTTGTTCTATGAGATGTTCGTCATTCGATATTACCTGAGAACCTTTTGTTTCTTGTTCTTCAGAGTTTGGAGCAGAGAATTTGCGAGCAGAAGTGAAAGTTGTGTTAGAACGTTTAGCGACGTCAGAGTCTATGTTCACCGACGTGCCTGGAGAACTTCTGTCAAAAAATAGAGGCATGTTTAACGTCCCTTACGACCTGTGAAAATCCTTATATCATTGTGATATGAAAGATCATTACTCATATCACGCTTTGGATTAATCTCTGTCCATCCCTGAGATCCGCTTCTTAGAATCTTCATGTGAAATCCATCTGGTTGAAAATCAGTTGGAAAACTATCTTTCGAATATGAAAAGTCAAGAGTGACAGCTGTTGATGCATATCTTTCCATTCCAAGATCTACTGGTTCTATTGGATTTAGAAACTTCTCTCTCTTTCCATTCTGGATGTAAACTCTTTGTACTTTCCTTTGTTTTGTTTTAATCGTTCTCGCAGAATTATCTGGGAATAGTGTCCTTGGAAGAATTCTCTGTCCTTGTGCCATTGTAAATAAAGGACGAATTACGTTGGTTGTATCTTCACCTAAACCATTGAAATTTCTATATCCAGTTGTCGCTTCTCTAATTGGAGTTGTTTCTATTGACTGGTAGATCGACGAACTAAGTTGTACTGGAGTCAATGAAGCACTTTCAGCTATGATTGGAGAATACTCTATTTCGTCATCAAATGGAGACCAATAGCAAAAATGAAGAGCTCCCTTAGAAAGTAAACGTTTCCCATTGTTTGTGAGAACCATGTCTACAATTCGTGTATTTCTATCTAAGAATCCAGCCATTCAGAGAACCTCCACTTCTAAATAGTAAGTCTTTTGACAATCTATTAATTAGAAATCTTAAGGCTTAAGTTTAGATATGATTGTATCTCTAGTAGACTTTATGACGTCTGCTCTTGCAAGAGCAGATCTTAGAGTATTGTCTCTTGGAATCAGTGTGCTAGGATTCAACGTGGTAGTGAACAAATCTCTTGACTTCTTAACCTCTTCTGTACTAAAGACATCGAATGAAGGAGGCTCAGCTGATCCTGCTGAAAGTGGAATATATGGAGTTCCAAACTCATTTGTAAGATATGTTGACTGAACTGATTCAAGATCACCAGAACCTGACAGTATGTCCACGAACGTTCCCGTCAACTGAGAGAAGACAGCAAATTGATTTGAGTCTGTTTGACTTGTAATTCCATAGCTTCTGCCGTAGTCTGCTTGTTGCTCGACAAACACGTAGCTAATTCCGATGTCCCATTCAGAACTACCAGACATAACAGCTACGCGTCTCTTACCTGGCTTTTGTGGAGTTCCAGATTTCTTGAATCTCAGCTTCTTGCTATCATATGTTGCTCTTGTTCCTTCTCCTTCATCAACTGTAAACTCTATACGAGCTTGACGGAACCAAATTCCATTTCTTCCACCTGCAGTTGGAACATTTGCGACAGGAGCTCCTGCCATTCCAATCATTAATTTCCAAGTTCCATTGATATCTGTTCCGCGAAGCCCTGGTCTAAATCCTACTATCTTGCCTCTCGTTGTCGGTAGAACTGTTGGATTTGAAGTAAGAGATTCTTGATCCCATATCTTTTCAACGTAAATGTCATCTAGTAATGGATACACTGGTTGTAAGTCAACTGGACCAAGATTTGAACCAGTCGTTGGGAACTCATTTACATTTGCAGTTCCTCCAGGTCCAGTTAGCCAGCCTGTAGGAGGAGACCAACCGATTGAAGATGTTGTCGTTGGTTGATAATTTAAACCGTGAAATATTCCTGGTGGGATTCTAGGATCTAACATCCATGGAATATTTGCTCCAGAGAGAGCAGTTGATTGACCTTTTGGTGGATCAAACAAGTGAGATGCTGAAACTAATCCCCATACACCAAAAGCTTGAAGGATTGGCAATGATGCAGAAAAGGGACTTGGGTAAGCTCTTCCATCAAAGAATCTAAGATAAGGTCGTTTTGAATCTCCAGGAGATATATCAGACAAGCTGTCATATAACGAAGAGAGATTCCTTGGATTAAGATTCTTCGAGCTATCAGTAAAAATAGTTCTCATGTCAATATCTGTGTCATATGACGTATGAGTTGCATCTTGAGAAGATGAAAGTTCCCATATCGCTGTCAAGTCCTCTCCACCCGTGTAAATTCTTTTCTTATTATTCCTGTCGAACATCAGCGAAGTAGTCCTTGGATCATTACTGCTTGACATATTGAGTGTTATGAAATCCCAACCACTTGAATTGGATGTGAACATTAAAAGAGCTGATTTGTTATTTCCATCAAAATTTTGTGCAGTCGTAATTATCACAGGGTTATCATCGTTATCAAGTTTTATGTTTGTTCCGAATTTAACACCGCGTGTTGAAGATACAAGATTGGTCTCCCATCCTGATGATCCTGACTTAGCGTAGTAAATGCTGCTGCTATTAGCCGACACATCAGATAAAGCATAAGCAATATGTGGTTTATTATTTTTATCTATGTCTAGAGAAATGTACGTTGGAAATACAGATGAACCAGAGTGTTTAAAAACTAGATTAAAGTCCCATGATCCAGACCATTGTGTATATGCAACTTGTTTCTTCGCATATTTGACAGATTTATTGATGACATCGGCGTAAACGACATGAATCATATCACTTGTATCAATTTCAATTCTACAATATGGTCCGGCTGACGATTGAGGATTCTTACTATCCTTGATAGGATTCAATTGTGGATTATCTAGCACACCGACCATGAAATCAGGCCAATAGAATGAGGACGCGTTTGTGAATCCTGGTATTGATCCTGTGTAATATTCATAATGTTTTGGATATATTGTGTCGCTTGTATTAGTAACTGGAAGTGAATTTGGAGGAGTTGATTCGTAAACAGCTGTCGATCCAGAGAAAAAAGCATATTCGAGTTGAGATGTAATTGTATTAAGATTTACAGAACTAAATATGAAATGTGGTTTACCTCTTGAATCAAGAGCAAAATCTACAAATGGACCAGGTAGAATTTCTTGATTTGGTCCCCATGGAGATGCGAATGCTTGTCCACCGTTATATGAAATTATCGGAGACTTTAATCTCCACGGAGAATAATTATTCGAACCAGCTATTCTTATTCCGTAAACTATACCATACGAGTAATCACAACAAATTGCATGTAAGTATTGTGAATTTCTTTGTTGTCTTATTCTTGGACTATGCATAGAGAAGGGAGCTCTATATACATATTTTCCGCTCGTCATGCCGTTAAAGTTAAAAGACAAAGAACTAGAAAAAAACTGTAATGATCCTGATGCGAATTGAGAAACATTTGCATTCGTGTACGTGCCATTGTCGTTATAATTCATCATTACTTGAATTGTTCCAGACTGTGGTAGTGAACTACTCATCACGTAATATCCAGTGTATGAATTATTTAAGTTGCCATTCCCATCTATGTTTGTGTAAGAAGCACCAGCTGTGTTCAATGTTCCTGTCGTTGTGAGATATAATACTGATGCACCTGGTGAGTACAGAGAAGTTTGATCATTCACGTCATTCAATGTTCTTTGCGTAGATATGACATCTATCGTTCTAAATGCAGACATTACTAAATCGTGTGGATAAGCATTCAGAATCGTTTGATCTGCAAATTCTGTTCCTAATATACCAGGACCAAATGAAGAACTGTTTATTCTTCTTATAGAGAAAGATGCAGAAACTGATCCTGTATGATATCCAAGAACATCTCCAAGATCATCTTCACATTTATGTCCCGCCCATAATGGATAAGAATTCTTCAAGAGTTCTGGAACATATGTAAATTGAGAACTTACTCTATCTGTACCAGTCGGCCACTTTTGAAAATTCCTCACTGTTGGATCGTTCCATAAAGGATGAGCATTTTCAAATGAAACATTCGGACTTCTCAGCGCTACCTGAACTCCTTGTAGTCCCTGTTGCATGTTGTTTACAGAATCTCCAGCGCCCCCAGCCTTGAATGGGCTACCTGTGTATGTTTGACCTGGGCCGCCGCGATGATCGTTGATAAATTCCAACCACACCTTAATGTCTCTGATCTTTCCATGATTTGGAACTGTGAAATTTATAACTGCTGGGGTAAACATGTCTGAGTTGATATATGTTCCAGAAAGCGCAAGGTAAGTAGCTCTGGCAGCATATTCATCTGTCGCAGGACTTGTGTCTTGAGTACCTATAGAAGTCGCCAGTTGACTTGAGGCAGTAACTGCAAACGTGTACTTGACAAGTTTATTCTGCTTTGAGTAGTAGAACGCTCCAGACGCTGGAACAGCTGTACTCTCTAGTTTCTGCGTTCCACTTAGATAAGCATTTAATGATGTCGATTCATAGTGAGATGATGAAATCTCTGGGATCACGAAAGTGTTCATTAGCTTTGTAGAAGATGATCTCGCAGTCTGAACTTCGTTGTAGTCTCTCGTTATTCTTGTTGGTCTTCTCTTAATGTTCAAATTTCCGGAAACTTGCAGAGCTGTACTAAGTGAAGCACTCACAGTTGGTTCAAGTTTACCAGTTATGTTGTATACGCCGAAGTCATCAGCCATGTCTATAAATATGCCTCATCCTGTGGTTGTATAGAGTTGAGACGATGTTGTTAGAGTTGTTGGTCCTAATGTCATTGTACCACCCGGAATCAAGAACTTGAACACTGATCCTGTGTCTCCTGGATTAAGACACGCTCCGCGTTGATATGCTACTTCAAAGTCTAGAGATGGCATGTAATACCATCTCCCAAGTGGATCTGAATCGGATGGAACAAAGACCTCTACAGTCTTACTTAAAGCACCAGCTAGCGTTGTTCTGCCACCAAAGACAATAACTCTTGAACCCTGTTCCTTATTATATCCGTGAGCAGTAAATCTCACGCGTCGTTCATTCATGTCAGCTAATCTTCTCCATGTTCTTGTCACTGGATTATAAACCTCAGCTGAATTTTCTATTACAGTTGGAGATATTGACGACTGTCCACCCATGACATATACTTCGCCTCCAACCAGTACAGCTTCATGAGATGTTCTTGGTAGAGACATGGATGGTTCAAGAGACCAACTTTGTTGTGTTGGATAGTATCTCATTGCGTGACTATAAGCGGACGTTGCGACGCCTGATTCTAAGCCTCCACACACAAGTACTGTCCCATCATCAAGTAGTGTTGTTGTGTAACCTTGACGCGAAAGAGGCTCTATCGGAAATGGATTGACAAGTGAGAATGTATTAGAGCCAGTGTTAAAAATCTCTGAGCGTTCAATATATCCAATTCCATTCAAATATGTTGTTCTTACCTGAGATGCCGTCTTCGTTATTGAACTTATACAAACGTCATCAAATTTTGCGGCAGTTAGGTTAATTAAACTACCAAAACCATTACTTGGAGACGGAGACGTTCCGAACAAAACGTATTCTCCAGCTACTCCGAGGATGGTAGACATTTCTTGTGATACGTGTGTAGAATCAAGAACTCCATTTATGTACATTTTTATAGTTGAATATTTTACAGATCCATCTAAAGATACGCCTGTATGTTCTTTTGTTATTGCTATATGCTGCCATGTATCAAGAGAAGCTGTCCCAGCACTGTAAACAGGTGTTGGTGTTGTCCACACCCCATTAGTCATGTGGCTCATGTAGAAACTTAACTTTCTTGTAGAGTTTGACCATTGAATGTGGAACATCGGTCTCGTCGTTTGTAATCCCGTATCATCCCAAAAAATTCCACTGTACGCAAAGACACCTTGATCTTGAACATATGGAGATGCTGTTGAACTTGAGAGAATATTCATCCAAAACTCAACCGTGCAATTTCCAGAAAGTATACCTGGAAGTTTTCCAGCTGCATCAACTGCGTATATCGTCCCACTAGCACTTGTTTGCAAAGCATTTCCTAAAATCCCAGGAACAATAGAAGCAGTAGCACCAACTGTCAGCAAATACATGTCAGTGGCGCCATCACTATCAGAAGAATAACCTAGACTATCCATGTTCCAATAAGCTTTTGTGTTTGAACTTCCGTTAACTGTTATTCCAGTTGGAGTGAGGCCAGTTTTTCTTCCTCCTGGCAAAAACACAGTACCGTCTTGTAATTGTACTACTTGAAAATCTAATCTAGGAATAGACGAAGAAGCTGATGTCGCTATCCATGTTCCTGAAGTAGTTACGTATCTGTATGCTCTTACTTCCTCTGTTAAAGTTTCGATGTCATTTACTCCACCGAAAACCACAACATCTCCAGAACCAGATAACGTAACAGCTGCATGATATTGCTTTGGTGTTGGCATTGACGCTATCTGTGTCCAAGATCCTGTTGTTCCTGACGCGAAAATTGACGCCGATGGTGTCGTTGCAAACCCCAAACTTGATGATTCATTACCACCAATAACAATAATCCTCGAATCGTTGAGTCTGTTTGCTGTCGCAACTGTTCTTGCATGAGCCATCTGATTAGTCGAGAATGTCACTGAGCCAGTTGTAAACCACACATGATCAGCTTGATAAACTCCGGTTCCATCTAGAATTGGGTTTGTATATCTATCACTAGATCTATACTCAACCTTATTTACACTCGAAGGTACGCCAAAGTTTCTATAACTTCTAAATCTAAACTTCATAGCCCCAGAATATGTTCCATCTCTTGGAATGGATTTCATTGGGTTCATATGAGCAGCATCTAAGCTGTTGATATGTTGGACTCTTGGTCCACCATGAACAACCATGTCTGCTCTATTTCCAGGAGCATTTGCAAACTTTATTCCTCTTTCAAATTGTTTCTTTCTCGGATCAGTTCCAAAAATAGCTTGTTGCGGAACATAGACGCCTGGACCAGGAGATGATCCGCTTAGAGGTGCTGAGATTATTTCCCAAGAATATGAAGTAGGCACTTAAATTGTTCCTCAACTTATAAATAGAGTCTACTCTATGAATTCTCTGAACCGCTTATGTCTATTACATAAGGTATGATTGTCGGGTTAGAAGGCCATCCACCATCTCTACGAAGGGCGTAGTTATACCCACCTGATATTACTGTAACGATATTGGCTGAATCTGTATACGTTGGACCGAAGCCGCCGTCGTGAACTACCTCTTTTATCCTCAGAGTTGGAAAGTAGGCATGAATGATAATCCTCTTGAATTGTCCAGAATCATCAGTTATGTCAAAAGATAGAATGTTTGTTTCTTGAATATTGGAACCAGGAGTTGGAAGAATATTGCTTACGACTGGAGCAGAACCAACAGACGCAGTAACATATACGTATGTGATTGATTGAGAAAGGACGTATGAAATTGATTCTGAGAGAACGACGCTTATTTGAGCTTCGCCCTGGATATTGGTGCCGAAGAACGGGTGAGTCCAATTAGATATCCCGTCTGGACTAGATGCTGAAACATCTCCAGAAACAATTTCAGCTGTGACGTTATATGCCGTCACGATATCTCCTTACAATAATGGCGCAACAGAAAAGGGTGCTGTCCAACCAGAGAACCCGACCCTCTCGACGCTTCCAGTAGCTGGTATTGTTAATCCGGCAGTAACATACGGAATAACTACATGAACATCTGGAAGAATACCGCGATACGCGAAGGACGATAACGCAAGCACTGGCACTTCAAACAAATTAGCCTTACCGTCAGCATCGACGGTGGCGAATGAGTTATTAAAAACTGAGTTGTTACCGCTGCCACCGACTGAGAATAACGGAATAACCTGCTTTTCCTGCGCACTATTACCTATGTTACGACCCATTGGAGCACTTCCAGCAAATGACGTGGCACCAGTACCAACAACTCCAGTTGAAGAATATGCCCAGACAATTGAATATTTTGCTAGATCTGAAACTGGAGCCTTAATTCTACTAGCAAACATATATAATGTTTGAAATATGTTGGAACTATTTTTACTGGCGGCAAAGTAATGTTCTCCATTTGCATCTCTACACATATGAAATCTATATGGTACTGCAAGACCGTCAGTGAATTGATTTATATCAGTTGGTGCACCGTTAGTTACAGCATCTCTTCCGAACCCGACCCATTCCGTTGTTGATGTTGGACGAGCATTTGATCCAGTATTCGTTGTCGTAAAGGCTGTTGTCGCTCCATATATTGAAATACATGAAGCATCAGTTGCTCCAACTATAGACAACAGAACGTGCATTGAACTACTTTGATTTCTTAATGCTACCCAAGTATGTACGTTTGTATGAGCAGCACCTCTAACCCACTTAGACGCATCAAATGATCCTGTTCCTGTGCGGTCGATACCATCCATGGCGGATGTAACACCGTCTCCAGAACCAGCTACAACCCAAAATGAACTTGATAGAGGAGGACCCTCTGGTCCATTTGAGCCAGTCATTGTTCCCTTTAGGAATTCTTTGTATGCCCATGCCGAGCTGCATGTAGCTCTGAATGCTGTTGAAACATCAACAGCGAGTACGTTCATGTCTGTATACCAAACCCTATTTCTAGACATTCAAATCTCCATCATGATCTAATATAAACTCTGATCACACCTTCAAGATCGAGTTCCTTTTCTCTTCTTCTATAATTCCATTGAACCTTTGGTCTTTCAAGCATATGACTCTCTACAACAAATTCATCACCTATAAATACTGCTCTAGCTGGAATAAGTCGACGTATCATACCGATAAATGATCTATCAAAGAATTCCAAAAGATCAGCAAACAATCTAAAGTTTATAGACCCATTCAATCTCTTGAAGTAGTTTGTCCTAAGAATATCAAGATCGGGATATGTGTCTCTGTATCTATTGACAGGAGCACCAATAAACTCGTTGAAATTATCTAGTGTTGATAGTATTTGTGAGATATCTTCATTGAGAGCATCTACAAGATTGAACTCTAAAGCTATCATTGGATTGTCTATAAACGCATCGGCTGGAAGAACTGTCGATGTGTCTAAGCTTCTAATCTTTTCTTCGTTCCACCCATACTCTGGAGATGCGACGTAGTTATAAGAATTTAGAAATTTCTTATATGGATTTACACTTGCTGTAAAGCCAATTCCTGATCCTGATACATTCTGTCCAGAGAAATCGTAAATCTGATTGTACAGCAAACCGCCAGAATTTGCAGAAACATTCTCATTCAATCTCCAATGTAGCAATAAATTTGAAGCACCGTTTGAGTTATCAGATCCGAAGCTTTGGTAATTCAAAGCATGATCATTCATTTCGCTGTCACTTAAAGTTCCATTCCAAACTCTTGCTTCCTGCATCCATACTTGACTGCCCATTGTTCCAGATGATCCTAACCAAAACGAGTTGTTTGGTGTTGTAAATGCAAGAGAAGCAGTCATACTAGCCGATTGATGATACGTGATTTCGTCATCGTCCAATATACGCACATCAATCACAATAGATGACGACGTAGCACTTCTTAGGACAGTTACATTACACCACCTATTATCAAAAATTGGTACATTCGAGAGTGAGAGAGACCCCTCTGAACCTGTGTATATGAGACTGCCTGTCTGAGATGTTGCCGATGACTTCGTGAAATATAACTGATGAAGTTTTGAAGATGACATCATCGTCCAGATAGATCCAGTTGAGATGCTTGATGTCAAATTAGAACTTATCTGAGTTGGGAAACACACACGAGTTTCTATTGCTGAATCATATGACCTGACGAAATTCTTCGAGAACACTCTGTTTGTACTCGTCGCAGATCCACTTCCAAATGTTAATGCAGCGACACTTTTTTCAGCAGCTATTCTGTGAGTCTCTATTCCAGAATCTGGTTTGTAACCGAATTCCTTAAGTCTTACAAAGTTTCTATTAAGACCATAAATTCTCAAAAGAGATTCGACACTTTCCTTTGTTCCCTTTGTCTTATAGAGATGCATCAAATTTATAAGAGTTCTTTTCCAAAACTCATTCTTAATTTCATAAAGCTTTACATCAAGAGCCTTGTTACTCTGAGTATTCGTTAGAACTTGCTTTCCCAGGAGATATTGAACAACATCTGCATCTAGGAAGTTTCCTGTAAATTCCCATCCAAACATCTTAGCTACGTCTTGTAATAAAGCATCGGGAGTTTGATTAAATCTTCCGTAATTTGTTTTAGTCACGTGAATGAATTGATCTATTGACACTTTGATCTGATCGAAGTATCTTCCGAGCACATATAGAAAATTCTTGAGCACCTCAGTATTCTTAAACTCTTCTAGAAGAAAGAATTGTTCGGGTAGCATTCTCGTGATAATGTTGTCATTATACCTGTCGTATAAAGATCCAGACGCTTGCTGTTCTGAAATGTAAGAAGCTACCTCTGGAGAATTTAAGGAAAGAATCTTATCTTCTATGTCATATGGAAGTATTGAACCTGATCCTCTGAGAGCTGAGAAATAGTTTTGTATAGATCCGTTTAGCCTATGACCAGACACATCTTTTACAAGAACGTTTTCGCCAGATGCAAGAGATCCCGATTCGTTGAAACTCCACAGAGCATACAAATTATCTTGTGCATAAATCTTTGCATTGAAACTAGAACTTATGTCTGATACTGTTCTTGCTGACTTCCACAATCTTAATTCATCAAGAGATCCAGTCAGAGGTCTTACGACCTTGGAAATTAATGATCCTGATCCAATATATAACTTTCCAGATCCTGCAGAAATTGCTCCGGCAATCGTTCCAGTAACTGAAGATGCAAGAACAGGGAATGTGCTGATGCTTCCGGTGAACACACTCATCACTGGACTTGTCGAGCTTCTATCATATGCAAAACAAAAGTAAGATGCGACACCGGCGTTAAATGGAACAGATATCTGATCAGTAGTAGATCCTGACGTAACTGACATAAACGCAGAAGATCCAGAGAAAAACACAGAATAACCTTCTCCTGATCCCGTGACCTTCTGCAACACAATCATCACATTATTAGAACCTGTGAGACTTGGCGGAGGCAACGCCCAAAACTCCACAGACAAAGAACCAGTGTCTGGACTTAACATCGACGTTCTCATCGTGTCGACGTCTTTTCCTACATCATTTACTGTCACATAAGAAAATCCAGATGGCGGATAGAAACGAAGATGACCGCTATTCTTTGGCCAAGAGTCTAGAACATGCTTTTGATATCCGTCTAGTGCGTTTGTAAATCCCTCTATTTCATTAGATGTTCCATCAAATGGATATTCATTTAGAATTTTTTCACCAGTGATGTTGAAATAATCAAGAGCTGAATTGAAAAACACGAAATTTGTGAAGTCTGAGTAATCTACTTTGGGACGTACAGTTTCAAAATACTGAAGTTTCTTTAGGATCGTGTCAGAATCAAGAACATCGTTTCCTACAGAATCTAAATTTTGAGAAGGACCTGCTACCAAGTCATTTGGAGTACGAAGCTTTTCATCAAATAGAGAGAATAACTTATTGGCTGCCATCTACACCAGCTCCTGTTCCGCAGAACCTCATATACTCTTCTATCAAATCTTCGTATTCCACTTCAAGTTTCTTTATTAGTCTAGCGGACTTTTTGGAGTTTCTCATTTTATTAAGTTCAGATAGCAATTTTGCCAGCTCTATCTCGTAATGAATCTTAGAAGAAAATCTAAATTGTGTATCTTCCATTTCAAACCACCTTAAACTTAAAACCCTGTTGATCTATGTATTGTCTCTGACCGTCTACGTCGAATAAGAATGACAGCCTGTAAACATTCCCTGGACTCAAGGAATTCATATAAATCTTGAAACTATTGCCGCGTTGATCATATGAGAGTCTCGTATACTCTAATGACCCTGTGCCGAAAGGGACCACGACCTCGTCTGTGCGATCATTGATAATACGATAGTAGGCCTTGGTTATAACGATTCCGTTGGCATCGAGTGAAGCTGTGAGCACTCGAGCTGGGCTGTAATCGTGAGGACGAATGAACAGATTCATTCTGACTACTTCGTCATTTTCATACGTACTCTTTAGATTTGTTACCGTTGCGTAGTATCTCTTTGGCTGTACGCTAGTGACATTGAGACTATCGGAAATTGGGAATGTACCAGACATGAACCATCTAGATGAATTTGATATATCATGCCAGACATCTGTAAATAATGATCCAGAATACGTTCCGCTTGGGATTGCAAAGGACGCACTGTATCTTCCCGTGAATCCAGTCCATGAAGCAGTGACGTGCGAAATCAATGAACCGGAAACATCGATAATCTTTACTCCAAGTTGACCAGTTCCGACTTGAGGTATGTTTGTAAATTGACCTCTTTCAAGATGATTTAGATACAAAGTTCCAGATACATCAAAGAAAAAGTTATTTCTGTCATCTCTTTCTGAGTTATCCCATCTTGCTTCAAGATGTGGTCTCTTGTCCTTGAAGAACGTTTCTCTTCCATGAAACATCTTTACGTAGTAATCATTGTTGTCTGCTTCTTGAGAAGAAGAAATCTTGATCATCACACCATTGTTGTTGACATTGTAAGATATCCACTGCTGTACTATGTCAGTTACTTCGACTTCAAGATCTTCATGACCATCGTCAAAGTGAGTATTAGCTATCACTCCTACAGTGTCGCCACCTGGTGAAGTCCAATATACATTTGATTTTGCTTTCACCCAATTTGCCACACCAAGATCAGAGAATGAATCAACATCTCTGCCTTTACCTTCATCCCAATCTTTATCTAAAGCTTGTACTTCAACATCAAAACTTGTTGGTAATGTCTGATCATGTCTTGCATCAGACATTTTGAGGAAGAATCTTATATTTCCATATTGTGCTTCACCAGATGCGATCAATGATTCAATCTCTCCAATATCGAATCTAGTCAAGATGTGAGCGAAACTTGAAGATGCAGAAACGCCGGCAGATCCAGACACACCGCAGAGCTTATGTAAGTGAAGTATCTCAGATGCTCCAAAGTTTGAGCCAGTTCTCTGGATATTTCTCAATTGGTAGTTTGTTATGTACGTATCTTTCGATGGATAAATTCTATAGAACATGGTTATTTGCTAGCTCCATTAATGTCCTTGTTTGGATACTTTATCTCAAAGATAGAATTTTCTGGACAATAAACTATACCGTTCTGAGTCCATGCGTTTAAGTCAACACTATTCGTTGAATAATCTCTTCCATTGTGAGTTCCTGCAACACCCTTGACTTTTAAATCATATACAGAAACTACTCCGACAACGTTCTGTAGCAAAGACATCAGATCAGAAATCACGATGGGTTGGCCGATTTGCATGTTGTCAATGCTTAGATAATCCTTTAGCACACTGAGACATTTCGTCAGAACTTCATTCCTATTAAATTTTGGAGATATAACGACACCAAAGTCAATCTGAATGTTGATTATATCAGTCTTAAGAAGGTTAACGCCGTCCGTTAGCATTCTATAAGGTGCAAGATATCTTTTGATGTTTTGAGTTAGAGTTTGTGACGCTTGAGACATGAAACCGTTTTCATCCTTGGTCAAAATATGAATATCAAGTCCCATGTCATTTACTGCATCCTTACGAACAAAAGCTTTCTCTATCTTTCCAAACTTTGACGGCATCGAGAATAGTCTGGCAATGTAGTCTTCCTTCGTTACAACTCTGTCCTGAGCTGCGAAGAAAGCTGCGCTGTTTGCCTTAATCTCAGCAATTGACTCTGCACCGGCACCTCCCTCAGTCTTTTTCATATTAAGACATTCGATGGAACCGATTACGTTTGCCTTTGTCTGTGGGTTTAAATTTGTGGTCATAAATTCTAGAACGGCAGAATTCACAGATTTTATCGTTCCTGGAGCAACATTCGTTTGTTCACCGCCACCAACTCTGTATGTTATTGTCAATGTCGTATTGAAAGGACTTAACCCAAGTGTTCTTGTCTTTAAGAAATTCTGAGGGTCGATAGAAAATGATGAGAAACTCTGTCTCCCTGAAATTGGGAGAGCAAAATCTGAAACGTTCGGGATGAGTTCATCATCGAAGTTTACACCGTCACCAGATCCAAATATCAAAGTAGTCTTGTTTGTAACAGGATCCATATCAGTTATGAATCTTCTTGGTACCGCTTTCAATTTAAGTACGTATGGAACAACTCTACTATCAGATCCGTCATTTGTAGTTGCATTAAAAACAACCTCTTGAGGTAGATAATCAACTTCAGTCCAGTCATTTCCATCGCTATCTACGACAGAGAGAACTTCTATAACATCTTCTTCAGATAATTCGATTGTCTTAAACTGTTCAAAGTTTCCCACAGATACAGTGTCTGTCTTTGTGGTTCCAGCAATTACCTCAACATCTTTTCTCAATGCGAAAAATGTTGGAAGTCCTGTTGATGTGTCAAATTGAGAGCCAGTAACCATTCTTATTGCATCTGTATTATCAGAAGGTACAGACGCGCTAAAGATTACATCAGACAGAGTTTCGAACACAACTCCACTTGGTCCTTGGAATTGAGATCCCTGTCTCATAATTGGAGAATATGCATCGTCTGGAACTCTTGTACCATTCTGTGTAGTCGCTGGAACTTCTACGAACACAGACACGATTCCTCTTGCTGACCTCTTCCCCGCAGGTCTATATCCCAAAGTCTTAGCAAATGATGTAACGTTCTCTATTTGTCTTGCTGTCTCCTGCCTCATTTCTTCGAACTGCATGTCTTGATAAAATGAAAGAACATCTCCAATGTACGCAGAAAGTTCAAGAAGAGCCATTCCAGGAGAAGATTCATTGAAATCCTGAAAAACTCCACTGTGGTGGGCTTTCGTGAATTCCATCAAGTCTCTCTTGAAACTCTGGAAATCCTTGTTAATATACTTTATCGTTCTTTCTTTAAAGTCAGTAGCCACTGATTACTCTCCGTTACTGCGAAACAAGAACCTCTAAGCGACTAGAGAGGTCTGGCTTTGAAGTTAGTCTAAAGTCTATTCTTACACTCACTCCATTTTCTGGAACATTTGCATCATCTTCACTTAGAAATATATTTAGATTGTCTATAGAAACAAATGGAAGCCACGTTTGAACTTGGCTTAGAATTCTATCTGCCATCCTTGATTTAAGTTCGTCTGAGTGAATCGGTTCGAATAGAAACTCCTTGAAATTACACCCAAAATAGTAATGATTGACCCTTTCTCCCCAGTTCGTAAGAAGAAGTGATTTAAGATCCTGCCTTACTGCAGAAAACTCATCATTGGTCATATCGAAGTATCCGATAGAGCCAGTCGACTTAGAAAATGGTAGAATGAATCCTATAGACATGAAATCTATCCTCATGATATGTAGGATAACTTTCTAGATTCTTCTCAGTAAGGAGACACTACGGCCGTGTTTCCGGTCGACAAATCTGTCTGTGTGACCTGTATCATCCTTGTGTGCATGTCTAGAATTGTAGCTAGCTTGTCTGCAAATTCTTCTTTTGTCTTTGGACTTGAATTGTTTGGAAATGGAGGAGTAAAAATCTCAGCTAGAAGTTGAGCCGAGACTGCTGCCATATTTGCAGCTATCGTTACACCTGTCGCGATTCCCTCTAGATTCCATGAAACCATTGACCAATAAGCGATTGTCCCCGGGCCCCATCCTGCCATCAATGGAACGAGAACAAGCTGAGCAGCTATCACATCTGGAACTCCAGGTGATGGATGCATCACATTCGCCATCGCTGTCATTGCCCACTCATGGTATGCTTGAGCAAATGCTGCAGCTAAGGGCGGAGGCATTAGTGGCATTGGAGCTGGAAGTACATCGATCTTCAGCACACCTGTTTCGACATCATTGAAGATCTTGATAAATCTATTTTTTAGATCATCTTTGACGAGTGGCATATTAATGAAGTGAAGCTAACCAAGGAGTTAACTTTGTCTGAACAAACATCGGCCCCTCAGTATCACCCGGACCAAGTCCAGCTATCACTGGAAGAGCTGGACCTACCACTGTAAGATGCGTGTGCTTCAATAACAATGTAACAATTGCCGTGAGAAGATCTTCCCACGGTTTAGACCAACCATTCTGTGACTTGAGAGCTTTGGCATGAATTGTAGTTATCTCACTCATTCCATTAATCGTTACTCCTGTATTTTTTGCAAACGCTGTTACTCTAGAACTATTTGCTGTAATAATTGAATTATTTGAATGAGAAAGTTTGATTTCTCCATTGTCAACGCTGATGAAATGATCATTGAACTTTGTCTTTATTTTGGTTCCATCCATTGAAATAAAGTGCTTGTCATCATCATTGGCACAAATCTTTATGTCTTTTCTACCAACCAATCTTAGAACGTCAGACTTTAATATTGCACTTGGCTTATCATCTGACTTCATTTCTTCTGAGATGTTTAGGTTTGAATCTGCTTTAGTTTTTCTGCTGAGATATAGAAATGATTCATCTGACTTAAGATCAGGATCAGCAGCTTTTCTACCAGCTATCAGATGAATCGTTCCCGTTCCACCGTCCTTTCCGAGACCACTGTCTCGTGATGCTGGACCATTTGCAGCCCTATCTCTACCCAATATAATGATTGTGTTGTTGGATCCTTCTGTTACGTTGTCTCCGATTCTTTTGACAAACTTCGGAACATCTTCAAGTACAATGTCTCCAGCCATTTTACTTACCCCACTTTAAGCCGCTAAGCTTATCACCTGAAGTAGTTTCGGCTGCATCTTCATTTTTATTGAATTGTTTATCTGTTTTTGGAAGCGCTTTAACATCTGGAAAGTTGCTACCGACTGGATGATTCTCAACTGGCTTGTAGTGAGATTCTCCCGGGGAATAATTTACACCTTCATGTCCGGGAATCTTTGATACCCAAAGACCATGCTGTAAATTTGAGTCCTCGAATAGCACATAAACATGCTCTCCAGGTTTTATTGGTACTGAGACGTTCTCTGGAAAGAACGGCCAATAAACTCTCAAATTCTCATCAGAGGCAAACTTGTCTATGCCATCCGTCAAGATTCTTGCTTTTATACTATTCTGGGGATTTGCTGGTCCTAGCTTAGCTTTAATTTCTATCTTGTTACTTCCTATCTCATTTACAAGAGTGCCTTCACCGTTTGGATTCTCGAGCTTCCCACCTTCGACATCGACAGCTAACACAAGGGCCCTATAAAGAAACGGAGTTACTTCTCCTCTTTCCTTGTAGAGACCTTGTGCTCCTTTACGAAGAATCTCATTGAAGATGAGTTCCGGTCTTCTTATTTTCTCTCTTGTAAATGGATCGCTTGACAATGTCAAACCTCAGTTGGCATCATCGCCAGAACCAGATGACTCAATTTCATCAAAGATACTTTCTTTCTCTGTCTTTGGGTCGTCTGTATCTTTGTCGTGCTTCACATTTATCTTTGTCAATTCAACCAATTGAGCATTCATCTTTGTCAAAACATCTGAGAGTTTAGCTACATTCTCAGCTATCCCTAGCATACCGAGAGGTTCTTCTGACATTGATTCATTCTCAACAATATCAATGATATGATCTCTCACCCTCTCCACTTGAGCACGATCTTTCCTGACATTGTTGAGAATTTCGTCCGCTAAACTTTCTGTCTTTTTTCCCATACTTCTAAATATGAAGAAGTTTAGAATTCACCGGTCGTATTGTATTCATCCTGCCATTCATTGTAAAGACTTTTAATCTTCTTAAGATTTACAACGACTTGTTTCGTATTCAGATTGGTAAGTTCTCGGAGATACAAGTAGACTGCCTTCTTGTTATAAATGCCAACAAGATCAGGGTTTTTCAAAAGAAAGATAACGGCTTCAAGTACTTGCTTTTCTGTCTTCTTCGTTAGACGATCTCTCCAAGTATCCATTGCTTCATAAAACATGATCCACTTTTCTTTTTCTTCAACTAAGGCTTCGTATGGATTAACTGTGAAATTTGGATCACTCTTAGTTGATTCATGGTCAAGATCTACATGAAGTTCACTTTCAATTCTGTTCTTCTTTATATTCTCTCTTGTCTTAGCAACGAACCAATTCTTGGCAACGACGTTGAAATATGAGAATCCCTTCGTACCCTTCGTGGGATCAAACTTCGGAATCATCTCATACAAATTTGAAAGACATTCCCTCTTGAGGGTCTCAACGTCACCAATGTTGTAAAAACCATAAACAAAGATCAAATTCTCAATTAGCTTCTCGAATGCAGGTCTAATGCTTGTTTCAAACGTGTCGTGCTTTTCTTTTTGGTCTTTTGAATTTATGAATTTTTCAAGTGCAATGTCAGTGTCTTTAGTAAAATAGTTAGCCACGAATTCTCCGGTTATTTGAAAACTGGCGGATTCGAATTCTTTACGATCTTCGGTCTGCGCAGTTTGTTGTTGGAGACATCTTCCATGCGATTAACAAATTCATCAAGTCGCATCGCGATAATCTCCATGTTCTTATTTGCTTTCTTGACCTCTTCTGAATTGTTAAAAAGAGGTGTGGTCAGCAACTTTTTAAAATATTCGACATTAACTTCTATGTCGTTTGCAAGAATTTGAACCAAATCATCAAATTGAAACAATCTCCTGGCCAATCTTAAACACACAAATACAACGACGACATTTAATACAAGAGATAACACGAGAGTAAGTAAGATATAGTCCATTACTTATTTCCCTTAGTTGATGAATACCCATCCTTGGCCCATCCGCCACCCTTCAATACAAAAGAAGATGGCATCATCACAGTTTCCATTACACGTTGAGATCCATCTGGAAGATTGCAATCAGGTCTTGTACAGACAGGATTCTTCTTTTCAGAAATCTTTTGGATGAGTTCAACTCTGTCTTTACAGAACTCACACTCATACGTATATGTTGGCATATTATGGGTTATGATTTCTAGTGAGAGAAATCTTATCGTCTGCGCCAAGATCAGAATCAGGTTCAACAAAAAGATCCATCTCTCTCAAGAGATCAGAGATATCGACTCCGTCGATTAACCCCTTACGAACAATATCAACAATCTCAAGCAACACATCTTCGTCTAGTTTCATTTTATATCTCCACTATTATAGTACATTAAAAATTCAATCTTACTTCCATTTCAGCTATTATAATACATTAAAAACAAGATGGAAACTATTTTTCCACTACGCTTGTTCCAAACTTCTGGACAACACTTCTAGCACATGCATTTGCAAACTTTACAGCGTTTCTAATATCACCATTCTTTAAGAGTGAGAAAGTTAGAGCTGCCGTGTGTGTGTCTCCACACCCAGTCACATCTCCAATGGCCACTGGATCCACTGGAAAGGTTTCGGAGTGAATCATGTACCTAGTGTCATTACTCTTTACCTTCTCACACTGCCTTAGCTCCGAACCCTTCGAGCCATGAGTAACAATGACAAAATCAAAAAGTTTTTCTACATTCGTGTATGGACCTCTTGATACCTGAATAGAATATTCACCTTCGTTTATCTTTAGAACATTCATTCCTTCGTAGATAGACAAATCAACTTTCTTTGAATCAATTACGAATAGTCTTGAATTGTTCTTGAACATATTCACAGTGTCACTATCTATCGTTCCCTTGTCATAATCTGAGAATATGATGGCGTCGTACATTTCAGGAGAATCATTGGTCGGATTTGTCATATCAAAGAACAAATAATTTACATTCTTTTTGAATTGTGCAATTGAATAGGACGGAAATTTCTTCATGTTATCTGCTCTGAAGAGATATTTCTGATCTATCGAAGACACGTATCTCGTCTTCATCATAGTCTCATATCCTGTGCAAAATTCAGTTCCTATGCCTAGTCTCTGAATTAGAGTTCTATCTACACTGTCGACAATTCCAGCTAGATCAACTTCTATTTCATCTCCACCAATAACTTTCAGATTGTGAGCTGTATTGGCCGCTCCTCCAAGTCTCTTCTCTTCTTTTAGCTCATCAAAAACAGGGATTGGAGCTTCAGCTGCATTCCTCTCAGAAGAGACAAAGACATAACGATCTATCATTATGTCTCCCACAACAAGAACTCTTAGTTTTCTGTCTTCACTCATTTTCTTTTATCTTTCTAATGAATTCAGTTGTAGAAACTCCCTCTACAATTGGAACTATAATAACTGGAGCTACTTTATTCCCGACGACATCTTCTGGTTTATAATCTCCACCCTTAACAATGACATCTGGTTTCAAGGTCGTAATGAGATTTTCAGGGGTATCTTCATCAAATGTTGTAACATGATCTACAAACTTAAGACTTATGAGAAGCATGCATCTTGATTTCTCATTGTTGATTGGTCTCTTGTCACCCTTAATTCTCTTTATCGACGCGTCTGAGTTCACGCCAACTACAACTGCTCCACGAGGACCAGCTAGCTTCTTACACTCCCTAAGAAGCTTAAGATGACCCTCGTGAAGAATATCAAAGCAACCATTCGTAAAAACTATTCTGCTATATCCATTTGACCCGTAATGTTGAAATCCAGTCTCTCTTATCCAAGAGCACATGTCTTCCATTGATTCGCTTTCCAAAACTTCAGGATCAAATTTCATGAGGCTTACATCCCTTATCATCTACATAAACATCAGCAGCGGGCTTTCCAAAAATAAGTTCATGATATGGAACATCATGATCTCTTAACCATTTTTCAGTGATGGGTCTCATATTTCTTTCAATCGCCAGAATGTTGCCACTAAAAGTATTCATTCCTCTTGCTGTAAAAATAATGATGTAATCGCCAAGACACCAAAGAACCCTGATTTTTTCTACAATCTTTTCTATTGGTAAAGCATCTTGATATGTACCCATTTTTTCCTGAGTACATATCGTCCCGTCTAAATCGAACACCCATCTTCTCATTTTAGTTATCAGTTACGGCGCGATCCTTCATTTCAAGCCAATCCTTCTTCTCTCTAATTTCTTCATTTCTTTCTATCATCGCAGTGAACATCTTCTCTCCAGTACCAAGTTCCTTAGCAAAGGCTCTGAGGTTGTTCACGTCCTTCGGGAAGCAATGTCCACCATATCCCAATTGACCATCAGGACCAGGGACAAGAGTGTGACCAGCACCAATTCTGTGATCTAGAACGGCCATCATACGAACGTCCTCAAAGCTGATGCCTAACTTCTGACACATTAGATAGACTTCGTTTGAGAAGATTACCTTCGCAGTTAGAATGCCATTCGCATAAAGCTTAACCATCTCTGCTGTCGTAGAATCTGCGTGAAGAATGATTCTACGTCCATCTTCAACTCTATCAGGATCTGCTTCAGCAAAGTACTTACAAACAACGAGAGCATCATCTTCATCACCACCGACAATAATTCTATTAACTTCCTTGAAGTCATTAACACTGTTTGCCTCAGTGAGGAATTCAGGAGAGAATGTAATTCTAAGTGGAAGAAGCTTGTTCTGCATGTCTTCGACGAATCCAGGATAAACTGTACTCTTGACAACAGTGACAAATGAATCAAGATTTCTATTGAGCTCTCTCGCAGTATTTCTGACATTCGTCAAAACTTCTTCAATGAATCCTGTAAAGCAAGATCCATCCTTTCTCATTGGAGTAGGAACGCAAATAAAGATTACTTCTGCACCAGAAACTACTTCCTTTAGAGAATTCAATTCTGGTTTAGCCTTATCGTGGACCAAGACATTGCACTTTCCCTTGAAGAACTCGTCGACCGCCTTTCCAACAAAGCCATGTCCGACAACACCGACTGTTGCATTCTTCATATTGAAGCTCTTCAAAAAGTCTGTTGCATTAATGTCCAACATTGTTTACTCCCTCTCTTTTAAAATTCCGATGATCAAGTTATTGAAATTCTCAGCTTGTACTTTCCAACTCTGTGACTCTGCAAATTTTCTGGCATTCTGCCCAATCTCTAACCACTTACCACTTTTTATAAGATCAATTATGCGATCTGGCCACAAGGATTGGTTATCAACTACCCCAGTTATATTATTTTCAATTAGTTCAGATGGAGTTCCCATATTCGGAGGATAGAGAACTAAACTTCCAGCAGCCTGAGCTTGTCTGTGGGCTCTTGATGATGGTTCCTTGAATGTTGAAGTGTATGGAAGAATTCCTGTGTCATTAAACATATTCCATAACTTTGGACCATTCGAAATTGATCCATGCCAAACCAATGCTGGATGTTGAATCTTTTGAGGTTGTTTAACATAATCTGGATAACAAAGATGAAGTCTAAATCTCTTATCTATCTGAAATAACTTCATCACGAGAGCAATTGCTCCAGACATTCCTCTACCAGGATCAGATGACCACAACATTTGATATGGATCTTTATTTACTGATGGTTTGTAAATGTCTGTGTCTACGCCCAGAGTTACTCCCTCCAGGGCTCTGTCTTCAGTTAACCATGGACACTCGATCAACAGATTTCTTTTATGCCATGACTTGAAACAAAGTATTCCATAGAGTTGGCCGGAACGAAATGCAATGCTAGCTGAAGACGTCCATTCCTGGCTAAATGAATGATCCTGACAGTTGATGACATTTATCGCGCCTGGATCATAAAATTCTGGGAACCATCTTCTCCAGTGTACTACTACATCGAACTTGCTAAGTTGTACTGATTTTTCAAGCATACATTTCAAGCTGCCGGCCTCAAATTGAACTCCATCATCTTCATAATCAAGAGTTGAAATAACAACATCATTATTCCCATACTTAGCGTAGTAATACGGCAACTCAAGATGATATTGATTGAATGAATCGCGATAATCTTCGGGTATCTCCTGATACTTTCTTTTGATTCCGACAAAAGCTATCTTCATGAGAATCTCTCTTTATACCAACTTATAGTTCTTAATAAGCCGAGATTTAGATTAACTTTTGGCACCCAACCTGTAAACTTATTGAGTTTCGATGCATCTATGTACTGTCTCTTAATTTCCTTAAATGTTGGGTCACGATCCTTTATTGTTGTCTTCAATGGAGAATTCATCAATGACAAAATTTTATCTACAACATTCTCTACGGATTCAGGACCAGACCCGCCAATGTTAAAAGCTTCTCCATTTGTATTGTTATCTGAAAAGATAAGCAATAGACATGCGTCTATAACATCATCTATGTAGATAAATTCCCTTTCCATTTGACTTACATCTGAATAGAGTTCTGGAGAATTTCCTTGAAGAGCTCTATTGATTGAGTTTGGAATGATCCTGGACATATTTGGATCACCAGGACCATACACGTTACTGCACCTCGTCACAATTATAGGCATATTATAATTATGCGCATAGGATCTAGCTACTAGATCTGCACATGCCTTTGAAGTGTCGTAAGTATTTTTTGGCTGAAGAGCCATATCTTCTGTGTATGGAAGCTTCTCATGATCACCATATGCCTTATCACTAGAAGATACTAAAATCTTCTTACACTTCCCAACATTGCGTGCAGCCTCTAGAATAGATACAGTACCAATTACATTAGACTGGTAACAATTCATTGGATCTTTTGCGGCAATTCTGACAATCGCATTTGCTGCAAAATGAAAAATATATTCTATCTCATGCATTGAGATAATGTCACACATGAATTTGTAATCTGCAACGTCTCCTACGTGAACAGTAGAACCTTCCAGCTGAGTCGTATCACTATGCGATCTCACGAGACTGACAACATTCGCCTTAAATCCCACGAGTGTTCGAACCATTGCAGAGCCGATGAAACCACCAGCTCCAGTGACGAGAATATTCTTTCCGCTAAGGTCATTCATCATTCACCCTCTGACAATTCTAAATATTGAATAGCTTTTTTTAATCTTTTCTTGTCGTCTTTAAAAAGACCGAGACCCATATTACACAGCTTACAAAGTAATCCTCTTATTTTACCAGTCTCGTGACAATGATCTATTGACAAATTTTGTAATTTGCCCTTGTGAATTAATGTCTCTGGAAGATCGCAAATTACGCAACGATCATTTTGTAATCTACGAAGTTCTTCAAATTGACTAACTGACACACCAAGAGACTTTATTCTCCAAGATAATGAATTTGATTTGGACAGTGATTTTAGACACAATTCATCTCCGCAAACTTTCTTGTCGACTCTATATCCTAAAAATTCTTTTTTACAATATATACAATTTCTCAATGAGGCGAATGTCTTTTTTCTGGCACATTCAGGTTTACAAAATTTTTGATTTTTCATTCTAGCTAAAAAATTAACCTTACAGCCATTACATTGTTTTTCATATGGTCCTATTCTTCCCATATGATATTTAGTTTTCTAGCTACGAGTTTTAAATTCCAATTTGCATAAAACGTTTCACCGTTTTCATTTTTTTGTATTTCTTCTATGCATCCGAATCCAGACATGCTTAACATGTCTTCTAAAATCAATTTAGAAAACGCTGTGAAGTGCCAGTTGCCATGATAGTCTTGACCACCATATAATCTAGCCACTGCAGAGCCTGCAATTAATCTCCAAGATCTACCGCATTTGTTACAAACGAAATTTGCCTTTAGATAAAATTTAGCTCTACCATCATTTACTGGAAATTCCCACCCACAGTTATTACAAAGAAACGGTGGAATAAACGAAGCCGCTCTTGAGCAATGATCTAGATCTGGAACCTGAAGAATAATCTTGCCATCCTTCTTTAGAATTCTATATGCTTCAAAAATAATCTTTTCGGTATCTCTATATGGGAAGTGTTCGAGAAAATCGAGCATCATTACTTCATCTGCAGATTCATCATCGAAAGGCCACGGAAACTTTGAGAGATCTACTTTCATTACTCCTGGCAGATCTCTAAAGTCCACATTGACATATCCTTGTTTCACATCTGTGCCACAACCGAGATTTAGCTTCACGAAATCCTCTTGACGAATTCCAACATTTCTTGTGCTCTATGTTCTGGAAGATGAGACTTGTTAAGCTCTTCGTACAAACTATCTGCCACCATCTGTCTTTCACCGATTGAAGAATCAAGCCACGTTCTGATTTCACCAACCAAACTTTCTTCATCGTGGAATGTCATGATATTCTTTAATTCTCTTTCATTATCAATCTCATTCGACAACACAAAAGCTCCAGCAAGTCCAGCTTCGAAATGTCGACACTGATATCCATATCCATGCCCGAAAGGTTGACCCACATCTGTTGCATGATTCAGGACAATCTTTGAGCGATTGTAAATTCCATTAAGCATTCCAATGTCAAATAGTTCATTCATTGCAGCAAGTCTTACGCCCTTCATTTGAGAAACAATATTCAGCATCTTCATTCTACTTTTATGATTATCTCCGTTAGACATGCTTCCAATAAAACAAACGTCGATATCTTTCTGCATGTTTGGAATTCGTCTGTATAAAGTATTGTCTGCTGTTAACAGAAGTCTTTGAGCTGACTTATAACCATATTGAATTGCTAGATCTGCTCCATCATTATCAAATGTGAACGCATGATCACATATGTTTCTCATCTCATGCATCATATTTTTGATATGAGGAAATCTTAGATCATCTGGTTGGTATACGATCTTCTTGCCACCGATCTTCGTCAGGGTATTTCTATATTCGCCTGGATCAATCCACTTGAATAATACAGTAACGTCTGCTGACTCATCAAACTTCTGATAAGGATAACTTGGATCAATTACAGTTACTGTCTCTCCGATCCTTTCGAGTCCCTTCTGAAATGCTATCTCTGTGCCAAATGGCTTGTTGCGAATAAATGCTCCAATGATATTCCATCTCATCAGTCACCTTTTTGCATTCTATAAGAGTCTGAATCTTCATGAGTGGTGCTAAATTCAAAGAGTTGACTTTCCTTGAGAGCTATAATTTGGTGCATTTGACCAGGAGGAATCAAGAGAGAATCGCCCTCAAATAAACTGACGGTATATCTTTCTCCATTCTCTGGATCGATAAGGTCTATGTCGATGCGTCCACTCTGAAGATACATCGTTTCTTTTTTATTCAGGTGAAAGTGCATTGAACATTTCTTACCTGACTTGAACCAAAGAAGCTTTCCGCAATACTCTGGAAGATTTTCAATCCACACTTCAAATCCCCAACCCTTTGTGTGTATTTGTTGGTGATTGACTTCTACTTTCGATATTTTAGACACTGAAATCTCCCTTCCAATCTGGAGCGATCGTCTTTCTAATTCCTTCTGTCACTGGCATAAAATCCTTTTTATAACCAGCAGCTCTCAACTTCCTTAGATCTGCTTTTGTGTTGAATTGATAAAATTTTCTCACATCTTCCGGCATATCAACGTACTCTGGATTCATATGTTTCTTTCCGAGAGTTTTTTCCATAACATATGAAATGTACGTAGCTATCTGTAGAAATGTTCTAGTCTGTCCGGTCCCGGCATTGAAGATATCTTGTCGAGGATCAGAATCCATAAAATGAAGATTAAGATTAACGACATCACTTACATGAATAAAATCTCTCTCCTGCTCACCATGCTTAAACAAAACTGGAGGTTTGTCTTGCTTAACTTTCTCAGTAATCTGGTGAATCATTGAGGCCATTTTGCCTTTGTGGTTTTCATTATTCCCATACACATTGAAGTATCTCAACCCAACAAGTGTAGTCTCTGGATTTGTTCCAAATATGATGTGTCTTACGAAGTTATCGACAAGAAGCTTTGACACGCCGTAGATGTTTAGAGGATTTTCATTTATCGTATCTTCACTATTCCAATTATTACCATACACTGCAGCAGATGAGGCATACACAATTTTCTTTCCATGCTTTAGGCAACCAATAATAACTTCTTTAGAAAAATCCAAATTCTCACCAAGCATACGCTCTACATTCACCACTGTCGTATCTGTACACGCACCTTGATGATATACACCTTGCACTTCATTATATGAAAGAAATCTGTCCAAGGATCCTCTGAACGTGTGCGGACTTATAACATCTACTACGCCTTTGCAGTTTGCGATATTCAGCAATTTAGACGCGTCATCTCTATAATCAACGACACAAACCTTTTCACCAAAGTCAGATAGCTTCTTTACAAGATTGCTTCCAATAAATCCAAGTCCGCCTGTTACAATGTACACATATACTCCTTCGCAAAAGCAGGTTGCTCAGTTATCGTATCCAAATATTTGGCGAATACTTCATCTGGAGTTAAAACTCTACCGACTGCTTCTATACAACATTGGTGATTCTTCCATGGTCGATTCTTTCTAAAAGCGTGCTCCATGAAAAACAAACCGATCACATTCAAATCCATTGAAGATGCAACATGCATCATACCAGTATCATTTCCAATATACGTTGTACAAGACTTCACAGTCTTAAATGAATCCTCAAGTTTTTCAGTAATCACTTGGAATCTCGAATCTCCATTTAGAAGTCTCTTAACTGGCATCATTGACAACTTGTTATCCATTATATCACCAGTTGTGACAATTGTTAAATCTTTATCAAAGTCCAATAGAAGTCTTGCTAATCTAGCGTAGTTCTCATTACCCCAATGTTTTACTTTCCAGAATCCAGCAATGTCTTTCTTGTATCCTAATCCAAAGTAGATCTTCCTATAATCTTTCTTTATAACAAGCTTTCTATTTTCAAAAAAGCTAGTGTCTGGAATGGAACCATTGAATCCAAGTTGATATGCGTTTTCCATTTGATATTCTACTTCATGATCTACCCATGAAGAGAATCCAAGAACTTGTGAGTTACCAGGTCTTGGTCTACCATCCATTACTTTATCTGCATTGAAGTGAATTCCATTCTTCCAGCGGCCATCATATGGAATAGCAAATACAGCCACGTCGTAGTGACGCTCGAGGGCCGTGGCAGCATAAATTTTACCATTGCCACTTACCACCTTAGAAAGAACATTGAATGCGCCGAAGTCATCTGGCGTTGTCCCTATTAGAACGTCGACGATTCCGTGAGAGAACGTCTGCTGAATAGCTTTAATCATGGGAACTGCCATAACTGCATTTCCTATGCCGAAACATTTGGCAATTAGAATATTCAGATTATCTCCTTCAACTTTCTAAGAACAACAGGTTGAATCATTTTTTCATCACCATGAATATCTTTGGCATCTTTCTTGTTGCAATATTCTGGATTAAGAATTCCAGAGGAATTCGTTACTTCGTTTGTAACTGACAAGAAAGAGTATCCGTACTCTTCGGTCATCTTCTTCATTGCTTCTCTGAATTCTTTTAAAATGAAAAAGAGACTTCCGTGTTTCAAATCTAAAGAAACTTGATGTCTATAGTAGTCGAAAGAATATGGAATGATGTCAAAGACAATCACCTTGTTCTTGACATTTTTTCTCACATTAGTTTCTATGTACGATGAGTAAACATTCATTATGTTCTTGATAAATGAAGAAGGATCAGTTCCGTCAATATGCTTTAAGAGATGAATGAAAAAATCTACATCTCCAAGAACAAACACTACATTTTCAACTTGTTGTTTATTAAGATAATTCTTTATCTTTTCGCCAGCTCCAGTTGACGAATCTTTATTATGAAGTCCAAATACAGTTGCACCTGTCTGTCCAGCCTTAAAACATTTTATCGTAATACTTTCATCTTCATCTTCGAATTCACATTCTTCATCTGATCTCATTGGTGATCCGACGAAATACATCGTGTGACTATTTCCTACGACATGACACGTTTTCATGGCTTGACTGCCTTAAACAACAAATTTGGATTTCCGAGTCTTTCACATGTTTGAACATATTCAGATTGAGACCTCGGCTTTCTTAGATTAAGCCAAAACTCTTGAGGTTGTCTAAATCCTTCCTCATCTCTTATTTGCTCCATTCCAACAAATCCTGCTTTTCCAAAGATTACATCTAGATCATATTTGCCGTAAAATGCAAGATGACCACCGTGGTAAACCTCTTTATCTCCAGATGTGTGAGGAAACATTCCATTGATGACGAGCGAATTAAAGTGTTCAAAATATTCTATGTTCGGCGTATTAATGAAAATTTCGCCACCAGTCTTAAGAACTCTGAAAGACTCTTGGGCAAAAAACTCTGGATCTATAATATGTTCTATGAAATCTAGAGCTGTTACTACATCAATTTCGTTATCGACGATTCCAAGAAAGCCGCATTTGTCAACATCGGTCTGTAGAGTATCGCATCCCTTCTTCTCCGCTGATTTTAGCTGCTGAGAAGAAATGTCTACAATAATCCTCTTTGAAAAAAGATCTCTTGATGCATATCCAAGATCTCCGATGCTTCCTCCGACATCAAGTAATGTCCCACCAGTCTTAATCTTTCCCTGCTTCATAAATCTGATGCATTTGTCTATTCTTCCATTGCCGCCGTTATAAGGAAGATCATGCTCTGGCTTGCTTTTTCTTGCTGCCATGTTGTCATATAGTCTTTGTTTGTCCATTTAGTTACCAAGTCTTTCGTAGATGTAATCAACTCTAGCTCTGGCAGTATGATACTTCATTGCGTGAGAATGTCCAGAGTTAGCAATATATTCTCTGCGAGAGGTATTTTCTAAAGCAAATTTTATTTTGTAGTCTAATTCTCCAAGACCATCAAAGTAATCACAGTGTTCGCCGCCTCGAAATGGATAAACTTGATTTGCTGAATCTACTTGCGAGATCATATAAGAACCAACATAAGGAATCTCATAAAATCTTAGAGCCTTCCCGCATTCCGCTGCACCTTTAAGATTTATGCAAATTCTCGATTGAGCCATCTTCTTGAAATACTCACTCTTTCTTATGAATGTGTCCATTATATTTGGACGCTTTTCTATTAAAAGGCAGTTTCCTTTTTCTCCGTATTTCGACAATAAGTGTTCAACTATAACTGCTCTATCTCCATGACTATTATAACCCATGAAACATATATCGTACACCTTATTCTTTAAAAGCTCTTCTCTCTCTGAGACGTTCCAAAGATGATCGAAGTTCGTTGAATATGACATTGGATATGTATTCTTTAAGCTTCTATAATTCTCTCTCCAATTATCAATGAAGAGAGCTTCGAGGTTATTTCCATACATGTCTCGAAGTGTCTCAGGTGATTTATTCCAAAACCTGTCGTGACCAGCCACGACTACAACTGGAATCTTCGAAAAACGAGCAGTTGTCATACAATACAAGAGATACGATTCATCTCTTTCGTCTATGAAAATTCTTTCTATTTCATTAAGAGCAATCAATCTGTTTATATCTTGATGTGCATATGATTTAAACGAGTCGTGATATGACGTATAACAAAGAGACATTCTTTCTGCGCCGTAATCTTTTTCTACATTTCCAGTGATTTGAGGAATTCCAGCTCTGTGTTTCGCAGCTGGAGGAAAATCAATGACACTCTCATGTCCTAGACGATCAACAAGCCCGGCCCACAGGGCATCAATTGTAAAATCACCTCCGACTCTGGCGTCTATGAGAAGTGTTTTCTTCATTGGAGCACTTCCCTTATCAAGTTTAAAAATTGATCTAGACTCTTAAGTCCTATATTTGTTTCCCACGTCCAGTGCAAAGTAAGAACGTGATCAACGTTGTGATCTGAATTTAAAATTTTCTCAACTGCGTTATCTCTATTCATCAATTCGTCAGATCTTCCGTACCAAATTGGATGCTCGCTGTAGTATGTTTTAAGGCCTACATCTTCTGCATAAATCTGAACTCTTCTGTCCGTTCCCGGTCCACAATAAATTGTAGAAAATCCGCACGCTTTCAATGCGTTAACTGTTCTTCTGTCAATTACGTTGTGAGGCGGAATGTAGTGTTGTGTTAATCCAAGCAACAAATTTATGTCATATATTTCGCGAGTTATGTCAGCTTCTGTTTTAAAACTATGAAATTCATTTAAGAATCTCTCATCATGCTGAATTCCGTGCATGGCAATCTGAATCTTAGGATTGCTTTGAAGATAATAAAGTTGATCATCTGAAGTTAGTTTGGGAATAACGCCCAACACATATCTGCTGACACCATTCTTTTTCAAGATTGCATCGAACTTCTTGAAATTTTCTAAATTATGTCGCCACTGTTCATCTGGCTTTGTATATGGAAAATCATCGACTCTTAATATTACGCTCATAGTTTTCTAAATAGCTTTTCCATTCACTATGAAATCTCCCTATAGAGAAGTGAGAAGCTGCTTTCCTTGGCTCATATGGAGTTCTATCTCTTAGAACTGACTCCAGAATAAACTTTCCGACCTTCGCTGTTTCTTCTGGAGATCTAAATTTCCTATCGATGATAGAACCAATACAACAACATTCATCTCCATCACATTTACAGATCTTAGAAATAGAATATAAAAGTCCAACATTGTATGCTACAATTGGAACATCACAAGCAAGAGTCTCTAAAACAAAGTATGAATTGCCTTCATATGCAGAAGGTTGAACTACAAGAGATGCATGACCAAGAATATCATACTTGTCCATCTTGTACTTCTTGGCTGCGTCATCAAGCAACATCACATCAGCAATACCATCTACAGCATGCTGGAAGGCCGCTATGTGATCAAAGCCTTTGTTATGAGTGGTTACGCCATGTATTACCAAAGGCCTCTCTAGAGGTGTTCGGCTGAGTGGTGGCTTAAATCTTTCTAGATCTATTGCATTGTTAATTACTGTAGAATCAAATCCCCACTGCTCCTTCATTTGATCTGCAATGAAATCTGAAACGGCTACAATCTTTCCGCCTCTAGTGAGATGATCTTTTCTATGTTTCTTTTGAACTGCATGGTGAGCAGGAAACTCTGGTTGCTTTCCGGCTAAAACATCTTCTTTCGTTAAATGACTCCAAATTCCATGAGCGACAGAAATTACATTGTAGCCGGCTGAACTTAACCATTCTCCCCAGAAACCGTCTGTGATAATGATATCTTCCTTGTTAACCAATCTTCTTCCATGAAGCCAAGCACCGAGACAACTTGCACGATCCCACTCTGAAACATTCGGATCTTGCCACGATCCTTTCCATTGAACGTCGTCCCATGAGTAGTGTCTTGTTCCAGTAAAACCTTGTACGAAATCTCTATTCCATCGAGGAACTCCACCCGATGCGTCAAGAGTAGTGTATGAAATAAGAACAATGTCTCTCATTTGTTTGTCTTACAAAGATTAGAGTGGCGTGTCATTTCTTCACTTTCATCGTAACTACATGTGCAACCATGTGTCATAAGAGCTTTATCAATTTCAGATTCTGGAAGTTCTCTCTTAAGCCAAGTTGATTCTCTATAACCGACGTGTTGAAGAAGACCAGGAATAACAAGATTAGTTCTACCTGATCGACAAACTGACTTTGGATGATTTCGAATGAACCACCAATCTACAGAACTTCCCATACCGTCATTTGGCTTCCCGCGTTCTCTACCAGTCTCAGGATCAATTCTAGAAATAGGCCACATGCTCATCCAGTAATCATGTCGAGCAAGCATGCATGTTGCGCGAATCCAGTCTTTAAGAACAAGTCCATTACCAAGATCTTTCTTGATTGGATGTTCGACACACTCAACACCAGAAGCGAAACCAAGATTGAGAGGTTTCTCTAATTGAAGAAACTTTTGTGAAAGTTTTTCTAACCATCCGGGAGAAAACTGAACATCATCTTGAACATAAAGAGTGAGTGGAGAAGGATTGTTATCCCAAGATTTCAGAGCTGAAATATGAGATAGAGCTTGATTAATTGACGGACCAAGACCTTCATTTTCAGAGTGAGCTATTACGTGGTCCCATCTTCCGTAAAATGTTTCATGGATTACGTCATGAGTTGTCTGATCTGACGTGTCATGGACTAGTGTTAGTCTGAACAGATTCCTCGGCGTGCACTCCAGCAGAGAGTTGAGTGACCTCCTCAGTAGAGTTGGTCTGTCCTTCGTTGTCATGAAGATATCTATCGGCATTTTTTACCCTCTCGAACCACTCAGACATTATTGAAGGACCTGCGCCTTCAAGTTTAAATGTCTCAGCTTCTGAGTGTTCTCCACCTCTGACTCTCAGAATTTCAGCATATTTTAATACATCTTCCTCTGAGAGTACATTGGGAAATCTATCAGTTGGAGTTTCTTCATTGTACAAATTGGCCCAACACTTATTCCAGAATGACTTGAAGTTTCTGATCTTTCTTGGAAGATCTGCCCACGAGTAATGAAATACACTTGGAAGTTCAGAGAAGATCTTGTTCATCGTCTGACCATAATTCTTAGGATTGTTACGTCTAACTGTCTCAAGCTCCTGAGTGTAGAATCCCTTGTGAGGAAGATGTTCACCGGTCATAATGTCTACATACTCGCAACCATCAGACATTCCCTTCTTGGCAAATGTTCTTCCGGTCTTTTCGTCGAACAATCTTGCATCCTTATTAATTCCATGAGTAACTCTAAAGTTGTTTCTAGACATTCTCCACTTCCATGAGTGTCTGTCTGTTCTAACTCTGTCCGGAGCTCCCCACAACTCTACAACTGGAAGGTGAATCAAATCAACTCCACTCGGGAACTTTTCTGCAAGGTCCTTAATCTTCTGATAATCTCTCTCGTGAACAACTTCATCTGCATCTTGCTGCCACAAGAAATCATCAGGACCAACAGAGACCATTGCGCGGCCGTAAGCTTTCTGCATTCCGTCCATTCCGGGTTCAGTCCAATCCCACTTTCTATCAAAGATCTTTATTCTATCATCTCCAATTGCCTTAATCTTTTCAAGAGACCCGTCAGTTGAACCACCATCAACGACAATTACTTCATCACAGAATCCTAACATTGACTTAATAGATTCGATGTACGGAAATCCATGAAGTTCAGGATCAAGTACGTGAGTGTAACCAGCGATCTTCGGAGTACAATCATCCCATTCCTTTGTCATAACTTCAAATGGATTTGCGATATCACCCTTGTTAACTGTAGTGAAAGATAGAACGCTTGCTACAACTTGTCTTGGGCTAATTTCATTGATACAAGGATTATCTCTATCTACAGAACATTGATACTTGTAGCAAGCTTTTCCACCGTTACACCTATTCTTTGCGTCTAGAAGAACTCTAAACGAACTGTTGTATCCCATTGTCCACGCTGGACCTGTCGATGAAGAATACGAGCTCCCAAACAATGACACATGACGAACATGTAGAGCTGCGGCCATGTGCATGGTTACAGAATCGATTCCGACAAGGCACAACGCCTTCGAGATCACATAAGCAAGTTGGTTGTAATTGGTACGGCCCCTAAGATCGACGCATCCCTCGATCAAAGGATCTTCATCGAGTCCAACTTGGACAATTTGAATATCTACGTCTTGGAAATTCTTCTTTAGATTGTGGACGACCTTCTTCCAGTGTCTGTAGTTTCTTGCTTCCCACTGTCCCTTACCAGAACCAGTGTGGAGAACAATAAACTTTTCTGGAAGTCCTTGGAGTTCTTCAAGCTTGATAAAGTATTCACCGAACTCTACACCACATTGAGCAGCGAATTCATGACCAAGTAGTCTACCCTTTCCACCATGAACCCAATTTGAAGTGTTCAACTGCACAGCTAGATTTGGAGTGTATACTTCATCAAAGATTCCTTCACAGAAAGGAACGTTCATCATCCACTGTTCGAACTGAATTGTTCTGAAGATGTTTGGATTATCCTTTAGAATACTTGAATACTTCTGATCTGTTCCGAAAAGAATAAGATGTTCTGGGAACTTCTTCTTGAGAGAATCTATGATGGCAGTTGAGATGAACACATCACCTGCAGACATCGGCATTGTATATAGAAGAATCTTGGAATCTTCTGGCACACCAAGTTGTTCCCTGAGCTTGATCTTGGCTTCAGCTGGCGACACCTGTTGATTTGCGTGAGGTGGTAACGCTTCAGACACTTCTGCCAAGAAATGTTTCAGAGACTCTACGAATTTAGTTCCCAGAGTTTTTTCGCTGTATTCTTCGGCTAGATAAACAGCAAGTTCTCTTGCCCATTCAGTTGGCTTCTCTGGACTTAGTTGAACCTTCTTCAACTTCATCTTGAGATCGTCTGGCTTTACATAAGCCCACCTTGTTCCCTTCTCAATTACACCGGGCCAAACAGAACTATCTGGAATTTCCTTGAGATCAAATTCAAGAGGAATGAATCTTCTCTTGCCTTCCTTGTTACTAAGAAAATCTACATGCCCTGACCAATTTGTAGCAATAACAGGAAGACCACAAGCAGCTGCTTCGATGATAGGGAGACCGTAACCTTCACCGTGAGTAGTTGTAACATAAGCTTTGATCTTTGGGTGCTTATAAAGAGAAGCAAGCTCCTTCTTTGAAAGTCTTCCATGAACAAGATGAATCTTGGGAAATTCACCGCACTCAGTCATCTTCTTAATCTGATCTATTCTAGTCTTGATCGTCTCAAAATCCATCAAAGAATGATTGACAAGATTTGCTTTAAGAACAAGACCAACATTCTTATTACCAGCAAACGTCTCACAAAAATTCTTTACAAGACCGCTGAGATCTTTTCTATCTTCACCTGGAGCCTTGTCAAATCCAAGACCAACTGAGAGGAAGTTGAAGTCAGTATCAAGTTCGATGATTGGCTTCTCTTCTGTCCTTTCTAAATTAAACACAGTTGAATCAAAAGATTCTGGAACTATGAACACTGGCTTCTCTAATACGAGTTCTGATCCGCCATCCTTGTCCTTGTATACGACATTGGCATATGAAGTTGCAGAATGCTTTGAGGGGACAATTATCAGATCGACATTTTCGTTTGCCTTCTTAATCCACTCAGGAGATACTCTGTCAACTTCAATACCTGCAGTTACACCGATGTTTACTGCAGCGAGTTTCTGGAACTCATTTGGTATAGAAACCTGTATTGACACATCATATCTTGTTCCTTCATTCTTCTCTGCTTCAAATTTAGAAATTAGACGATGGATCCTTGAGATGAATTCATCATTGCTATTAATAAAAGGTGTTTGACCCCATTTTATAGAGCAAACACTGACATCGAATTCTCCTGAATTAAGAACGGCTGCCAATAACTGACGAGCGTGTTCACCATATCCGGATGCAGTTAATACAGGACCCCAGAAAAGAAGCTTTTTCATTATCTCTCCAATTAAATGCTTATGATAAGTCCCTTGGTGTTTCTCTTCTCGTACTCATCTAGAACCTTAAGACCTTGATCTAGAGATACAAGTGGAGTCCATCCAAGAACTTCTCTTGCCTTACCTGCATCTGCTAATGTAACTCTTGCTTCAGCTGGTCTAGCTGGAACAAATTCGAATTCACCACCGAGTTTAGAAGCAAGTTCATTCATACTGTAGTTATTGCCCGTACCGATGTTGTATATACCGGTTGCTTCTCTATTCATAGCTGCAAGCATGTTTGCTCTAACTACGTCTCCAACAAATGTGAAGTCACGTCGCTGCTCTCCGTCACCGACAATCGTCATCTTCTTTCCTTCTTTCTTCTGCCTTCTGAAGATGGCAATTACAGTTGCATACGAACCCTCTTCTTGGTGTCTCGGACCGTACACATTGAAGTATCGAAGAGCAATTGTGGAAACGCCATAAAGTTTGTTGTACATTTCACAAAGTTCTTCTCCGCCCTTCTTTGATAGAGAATACGCATTGAGACAATCTGTTGGCATGTCTTCCCTGTTTGGGATAGGGTTCTTCAACCCATACGCAGATGAAGATGCAGAGTAAACGACTCTCTTAACTCCACCTTGTCTTGCTGCCTCTAATACATTCGCAGTACCGATGTAGTTCTGGTTAAATGCAAGTAGAGGATCTGTGATTGACGGCTGAATCCTACTCATCGCAGCGAGATGGAAGCACCATTCCTTATTTGCTAGGACTCTCTTAACAGTGTTGAAGTCTCTAATATCTCCTCTTACAACCTCGAGTCTATTAGACCCCTTCCATCTAGCAAGATTCTCCACCTTGCCCTCGGAGAAATTATCAAGAACTGTAACCTCATGCCCTTGCGTCAATAGCTCGTCAACAAGATTTGAACCGATAAAACCTGCTCCACCCATCACTGCAATGCCTGGCATATTTCCTCACAATCCAACTACGCGTAAATTCTTACCTGTGTTATTCTTTGATATAAGTATCTGTTCCGTAAGCGTGGCATCCCAGTCAGCTATCATTTTATTGAGATTAAACTTTTCTCTGGCCCACATACTTGCTTCAGATCCGATAGTCCGTCTTCCTTCTCTACCAAGATCATATAGTTCAACGAGAGACCTAACTACATCATCGTGATTAACCCGATCATCATAAATGTATGGGATGGGTTGAGATCCAGTGCATGATCTAGATGATGAAAATACAGGCTTACCCCACCACTTACTCGTTCCCTTCTTCAACTTTCTCTTAGCAAGTTCAGTCATCTTTTCCTGATCTGAGAAGTCTGTCAGTTCCTCCCACCAATCGCCGATTTGGAACTGAAGCCCGCCTGTCATATGGACAAGTATCGGAGTACCTGACATTAAAGATTCTAGAGTACCCAAGCCGAATCCTTCATTACTAGCAATGTTGATAGTGACATCACAAGCATTGTAGAATTGATTTAGAACTTCTGGATTAACTCTCTGTTCTGAGATAATCAAGTTCTTTTCGAAATCAAATTCTCTAGCGACTTCTACGACATTCTGTCCTTCTGGATCTGAAACTGAAGTGTGCATTGCGAGGGCGACATTCTCCCTACCAACCTTGTCAGCAAACTTTGCCATACATGCAACTACGTCACCAGTCATCTTCCTTCTAGCATTTCTGTTATTCCAGAATGCAATAAACTTCTTATCTGAATGAGGACCGAAATGTCCCATCTTAAACTTCTGACATTCAAGCTCTGGCAGTGGTTTAAATGTTTCTGGTGAAACAGCGTGAGGAATATAGTTACAGGTCTTGTACTTTAGGCTCTGAAGTAGGCCATATGTCTTTAGAGACAGAGCTGAGATAAAATCAGTAGAATTATAGAACACGCTATTGAATCTCGGAGCAGGATCGTTATCCCATACGTGCCAATAGAAGATTGGACATACTGATCTGATCTCGTCTTCCATCTCCCACACCCAAACAAAGAATCTGGGATCAGTAAAAAGAAGAACAGCATCTGGCTTTTCCTTCTGAAGGATCGCTCTCATCTTATCCTTGTCGCCATATCCGTCAACGGGATAGATCATCCAATTTCCATCACCGAACTTCTCTGGAGCAATCATCTGTGGTTTATAATCTGGATGTTTAACAGCTCCTCCAAAAACTACAAACTTAAACTTATTAGTGTTAAGAAGTCCCTCTATCAAATACTTTGCCTGAGTTCCTACTCCACTTGGCACTAGTGGATGATCGCAAAGCACCAAGATCTTCATTCTCTCTGACATCACTTATCTCCTTCTTTTAAATAGTCAATCGCTCTCGACAGATTCGAGAGGTCGTCTTTAAAGAGTCCCAAACCTCTATTACATCTAGAACAAAGAAGACCTCTTATCTTTCCTGTCTTATGGTTGTGATCAATTGACCAATGAGCTTTTCTAAGATAGTGATCGTGAAAACATTTCTTATTACAAAATTTTGCATTATGTGATTTTGCCTCAAACTCATTTCTACAGTTTGTACAAATTACAAGCACAGTATACATTTTACTCATTGGTACACTTTGTTGTCCCAAAGTACGGACAAACATCTCCGTACTCATTCTTGCACATGTTTCTGTTTTTCTTGAGTGTATCAGTTTTAGTACGCTGATCCATATCAGTTATATCTGAATTCAATTCGTCTAAAGCTCTTTGCACACTGATTGGTCCGGCACTTATTGGAAAGAACTCGACGGCATCTCCGCCCTTTGGTGGAGTTCTCTTAAGAAGAATAAACGCTGTCTTTATGTTCTTTGGATCAAGGTTAAACTTTTTTGAAAGGAAGTGCTTATAAAGAAAAAGTTGCGAATGAAGATCTCTATCCTGTCTCTTGTCTTTTCCCCATCCCCAAGAACACGTCTTAAAGTCAATGATATACAGAATCGTCTTGTCACGCTTATCAGTAGTCTTAATGATCATGTCGATAAATCCTTTGAAGTTTATCTTCACTTCATCAGATCTATCAATTGGTAGAATCAACTCATGTTCATTATAGACAACTTCAGCAGTTTTTAATTCTTCACACTTATCAAGATGATCAATAATCTTGTGACCAGCTTTAACAAAATCATCTACGTTAAGAGTTCGTTCTCTTTCCTTGTACTTATCTTTATTCTTAGTGAAGAGATCCCTAAAAGACTTCTCAAAATGAATCTTTGTATCTTCAACTGAAAGAGGATCTTTTCTTGTCTTATGTTTTTCAATGGCACCGTGAGCGCAGGTGCCAAAGTCCATGTAGATACCATACGCCGGTGTGCGAACACCATCGACGTAATCGATCTTCCACCGCCATTGACAACCTTTACGATAAGATTGCCATTCGGAAAAAGAAATTCTGTCTCTCACCAATCCTCCAAGTTAGGAGGGTTTAACAACAAGAACTAGATCATCATCTTCAACAAAGTGTTTTCTGTGAAGATCGACTAGATCCTTTACCCTCTCAGCATGGATTATATCATGATTCTTCCCGGAGAGTATAACACATTTGTCAACTGCTGGAGTAATAGATGAAGCACAAAGCTTCGTAAGCTCATCATTCTTTGCAGAAAGAGAATCGACAGTTTGAGAAAGCTTCGTACTAAGAACATTCAAAACTTCATTCTCTTCGAGAAGCTTTGTTACCTTCTCTTTAAGCATGTCACATTGCTCAGCAGAAGCTAAAGCATTAGCAGTCCTTCCAGCAAGTTCATCTCTAAGTTGAGTAACCAATTCAGACTCTGGAACAGCAACTTCAGCTAGCTTAGCTTCAAGTTCTACGACTCTTGCTTCAAGTTCTTGTTTGGTAGCCATATAGATATCTCCTTAATAATATTAGACTATTACTAGAATAGTATATATAATTAGTATATCATAGCTTATATAAGCTTATTAGTAGAAGCTTTATAAGTTTATTAGATAACTTATAGTCTGGGTTTGCTCACAGCGTGTAAGATAACTAGGTGTTTCATTAAACCTTAAAGCATATTTTGTTTTTAAAAAGACCCTACTCAGAATCGAACTGAGGATTAGAAGTTTTGCAGACTAGTGCCTTTCCACTTGGCTATAGGGTCATTCGGAAATCCGAATGAATAGTTGACGGGGGTTTGCTTTCTCTGAGAATCGAACTCAGGTAACTAGTTTACGAAACTAGCGTATTGCCACTATACGAAGAAAGCGTAAGGAGTATCAGGGAATCGAACCCTGCTGACCTTTCGGTCATGGATTAGCAAACCACTCGTGACCCAGTTCACGGCTTATACTCCATGTTGCAACGAAGGGACTCGAACCCTTGAGCACAACCTTATGAGAGTCGGCTTACTCCTAGCTCGCTGCAGTGCTTCCAAAGAGAATCGAACTCTTGACTCTTCCGTACCAAGGAAGTGCTTGACCTTCAAGCTATAGAAGCTTATCCTACCCATGAAGCTCTGTAAAGCCAATTTTTCAAGAATACCTTCAGGGTTGGATTTGATGTTGAAATTGCGATATAATACTTTTTCATTTCTTCACACATTGCTTGAAGAAACTTATCAGGATCACAAACGTTTATACTTGACATAGAATGAGGACCAAGAATGCCATCTACAACCAGTCCTTGTCCCAAGACATTTGCAGCCTTCTGAGCCATGATGTGAGCTCTCTTAGGTCCGCAATTAATTCCACAGTCAAAGATCTTTGTAGCAACTCTTTGATCAAGAATATTCTCGTAATGAAACTTATCCCAGAAAAGCTTCTTATAGATTGCTTTAGCTCCATCTACGGAAAGTTTCTTTAACCAACCAGGTTGTCTATTATCAACGACTGGATCAACTCCGGCAGTGAAACCAAGTTCTTCATTGGTAATCTTAGATTGATTGATTATCAGAGTCGAAATGCCCCACGCTGTTTCGCCACCTGGATCCTTTGGGTTATCCACCCAACCACCTTCATTCCTTAATACAACCACTATAGCCTGTGTGAAATCTGACATACTCTTGATCTCCTCGGTGAGCTTCTGTACTCACTTTGGCTTAAGTATGCCAGGTTATAGGTATTTTATTTTAAATCACTCCGACACCTTCGAGTGCCCTTAAAAAGTTGAGCTTCTTCTAAAGCTCCCTGTCGGATTCGAACCGACGTTTGGGTTTCCCCGCTGGTTTACAAAACCAGTCCACTAGACCACTATGGGAAAGGAGCGTTACTTTGAAATAAACTGCAATAATGCTTCTGCGCCAGAATTGAAACTTTTTTCTTCTACCTTTAAACCTTGTTCTTCTAGAAAAATTTTTTGAAGTCTTACTGCTTCTTTTATATCACTTTCTCTAAGATCATCCCAAACGACGTAGTGAGGATTCGTCAAATGTTTTAAGTAAAGTTTATAATCCTTAACAACTTCTGAAGCTGGATGATGGCACCCATCAATTAACAATATTTCAAAAGATTCATTTAGAACATTTGACTCATGGGAAATATACGAATTTCCAGTGATCAATTCTATGTGATTTCCACACTCGAGTGCGTTTTGATGCCAGACGGCAATTTTTCTTTGATCAACTTTTTGTGAATCGAATCCATCATTCTCTGTGATGTCAGGAACCCAATCATACATTGGATCTATACAAACGATTCTACTGGCAAGATGACCATACGTTTTTAAGTGATTACCATACGCAGTTCCTATCTCTATTACTTTTAACTTGCCCAACTTTGTAAGAAGAGCTGCAGCTAACCTTGACGGCCAACTCGGTCCTTCTGGAACCTGCAATTCTTCTAAAACATTCTTCATGAGCGGGTAATCGGGATCGAACCGATGATTTCAACGTGGAAGGATGACGTATTGCCTCTATACTATACCCGCAATCACTTTACTAATATATAACAACAACTTCTATTTGTACATCTCTCAGCCCCATCAGGACTCGAACCCGAACGAAAACATTCAGAATGTTTCATGCTACCATTACATTATGGGGCAACAAATCTTCTTACTTATACTTACCTTTCTTAACATCTTTTTCTACAGATTCAACTCTTTCATTCAAAACGTCCATCTGCTGCTTTCTATTCTCTGGTGTACTAAAGAAACAAAGTTCACCAGCGATTCCCTCAAAAAATTCGCCTACTGAAAGAGTGTAGTTAAATTCTCTAGTAACCCTCTTGTCGATATCTCTCGGAGGAATATTCATCTTCCACTTCTTAAATAGCTTTCCGAGACCATCATCGCTTTCTTTTGTCTTCTTACCTTTCTTCCAAACGATCTCTCCGAACTGCATCTTTGGAGCGATACGAAGAGGAATGGCTCTCAACTCTTTCCACTGAAGAAATTCTATAGCATATGTATTACATCGTTTTCTATCTTCTTCAGAAACACCATTCATTGACTCACCTTCCCACGGTTTACCAATTCCGTGACAAGAAGGATAGATTTCAAAATCTGGATTATCAAGATCGTGGTGGTTTGATATATCGACATACTTGTAAACTTCTACGAAATCAAGAGGATCTTTAACTTCGACAGGATCCTTCCAACCAACAAGATTTTTCTTCCAGTTCGAATCAGTCAACATCTCAATCGTTGTAAGAAGAGCAGAATCCATGTCTTCGAGAATGTGAAAGAAATCACCAGTTAAAACGCCATTACCAATTTTGATCTCATGTTTCCAGTATGTCAAAAGTTCAATGCTAGATTTTGTATTAATCTTCTTTGAGAAAGATTCCCATTCTTTTGTCTTCTTGTTCTTCTTGCTTGAATTTAGAAAAAATCCAGTCTTGTTCAAAATTACAGTCATTTTGTTTTCCTTTGATTAAATTTTAACAATATTCAAGCCGAAAGTACATACACTTTCTACTTATTGTCGGTGAGACTCGAACTCACATGAATCCAATTAACCTTTCACCAGTTTAGGAAACTGAGGGTATACGACAACATGAATTGTACATTATGCAATGCTGAAACAAAGAACAAGAAGTTCTGTTCAATATCTTGCGCAAATTCATTTAACAATAGTATAAATCCAAAGAGAAAAGCAAATAAAAGAGCATGTAGAATTTGCAAGAAAAAGCTTCATCCAAAAGAGATAATAAAGGAAAGATGTCCACAATGTTTAGACCAATTCTTTAAAGATAAGGATAAGTTTTTAAATTTGACCCTTGATGAGTTGAAAGAAAAATATAGAGAGTCAGGTATTCACAGATCATGGTGGTATTCTGAAATCAGACAATTGGCAAGAAATTCGAAACGAAATAAACAGCAAATATGTGGAATATGTGGTTATTCAAAGCATGTAGAATGTGCTCATATAATAGCAATATCAAAAACAACTGGTTCAACTACTGTAAGAGAAATAAATGATGACAAGAATGTTATTCTACTTTGTCCAAATTGTCACTGGGAATTTGATAACGGTTCTTTACAAATAAGAAATCCGTGATGTCCAGTTTCACCATGAGGGCTTATGAACTCTGATACCTATGAATGTTTTTACGTGCTTTCCAATCAAACCTTCAAATGTTTGTTCTGAGATAAGATATAACCCATCGACTGGATCAAATACAAGAATCTTATCGTTTATCGTTCCGACAGCAGTAACCCAATGAGAATCATTTTGAACACAAATTATAACAGGTTCTGATTTGACAGAAAAAAGAACTTGATTGAAACACGCTCTCAGTTTTTCTTTTCTGGAGTGCTTCCAAGTCTTCTTAAACAGAAGAGTATGATTACCTTTGAATTTCTCACATTGAAGTCCAGCAGCCTTAACTGCTCTTTCGATTCCCTTTGAAGATGTTCCTTTGCTGTTACTAGACTTGGCAGCTGAGATTGCTCTCTTCAAAGCAAGCTTCCTACCAAGAATTTCAGCGGCGTTTATAACAGCGCAGGGTCCACATGTCCAGTTATCGTATTGGTATCTCATTTGTGTATTATAACACAACATGCTCTCAGAGGGACTCGAACCCCCAACTTAAGTTTAGAAGACTAACGTGATATCCAGTTTCACCATGAGAGCAAATGGTCCATTAGGCAATCTCTTCATCTCGTTCTAGACCGATTGGGAGTTCAACTCCGGATTCAGAGTCCGTTGTTTTTGTTAATTTTAAACTACTAATGGAGTACACTCAAAAGGAATCGAACCTTTGTATTCTGCGAGTCAAGCAGATGTTCTACCATTGAACAATGAGTGTATGAAACTTGGACTAGCGGAGAATCGAACTCCGGTCCAAAAGAAATGATTAACAAAATACTACGAGTGTTTCCTCTATTACCCTCGAGGCTAGGTCAAACTCCGTCTCTTACCAAACTCTCTCCGGGTGACGGCCCGCCTTTGAAAGTTTTTGTCTGAAAGTTTGTGCCTTCTGGTTATTCAGACATTCACCAGAAAACATTCCCTGCAACTTTTTAGGCTGCAGCCTGGAGTGCCGCGGCGTTAGCCGAGATCATCCAAGCGGGGACTTCAACGTTATCGTTGACTGTTATTTTTGATCTGCTTTTTACGTGGCAAGCTGATCAACCACGACTCGCATTCTATTCTTCACTGTCCTCTGTCGAAACCAGGTCTAGCCCTTATGTTTTGAAACAACAGCAAGATACAAACCACACCACCAATCAGCTCTGTTAAAATCAACAGACCTACAATGATTCTCCCAAAGAATATCATACTTCATATCCTTAAGACCAAACAGTGTACCACGAACAACTTCAAGTTGCATCCAATCATCTACAACAAGAACAAATGAATCTGCCATAACTTCATCAAAATAAGTGATGGCCTTATATTGTTCGATTTCAGAATGACCACCATCATAGAAATAAACATTATAAGGACCATCGAGTGAACTCTTATCTACTGTGAAACAATCTTGATCAATGATCTTAACTTGAGAAGATCCCTTGCACTTTTCTACGTTACTCTTGCATTCACCCATTGGTCCGCCAAATTCTGACCAATTATCAATGCCTGTAGCAATAACTGAATTTCCCTTGATTGCAGAGCAAAGTGTAGAACCTCTCCACATACCAACTTCAAGATATCTTGTCTGAGGAATGGAACAGAGATTATTAAGAAGATGACGACCCTTATTTCCAGACATACCCTCAATGTTCAATTCAAAAGGAGAAAGCTTTGACTGATTATTGCTAGCCTTGTGGAAAGCATCCTTTGTAAATGAAACAAGATCAGAGTTAGAGATCTTCATCTTTTCCTTTCTGCAACTTTCTTCTTACACTTGGTTTTTCGGTGTTCTTAGAACCTTTTGTTCTTTCATCTTTGTAAGGTTTACACATCAAACAACCAGCTCTCTGGTGTTTTGGTTTCTTTCTTTTATGATGTGCCATTTGCCTTTAGATTATCCTTAGGATTGAAGACCCAGCGAATCGCATTGAATCCGGCATCCTTAAGCATTTTCATCATCTCTTGTGCTCCAGATGGATTCCAACTATGAACAATAACTTGACCAGGTCTTTTCTCCGCGGGGAGAAATTGAACCATATCTTCTACGACATCTCTTCCATCCAATTCATATGGTCGACTAAACTGCGTCATTGATCTTTGAATGTAACCATCTTTATCACTAGCCAGTGACTTATAGCCGTGATCATTCAAATCA